GATATCATAAGTATCTCCTACAAGATCCATTGTCTCTAAAGCATCTTCGTTAATTGCGCAGAAAAGACCAGTTCTTCTTGTTTCTATGTTTACCAAAGACTCGATATACATCTGTCTTCCTTCAAGGTCAATAAAGTCAGGGATCAAAGAACCAGTATAAGTTGCAAGAACTGTAACTTCTCTTCTAGCCGCAAAATCGTTAATTTTGTCTTTCTTAAGACCGTCTTCATCGAAGAACTCACCGTAAATAGGATCGTTACTTAATGTCTCGGCCTCAAACTTTCCCTTAAACACAATGACATCAACCATGTACTCAGAAATAAAGTCCATTGGGTTTATACCCTCAGGAACATTATCTGCACCGTACCATTCTCTAGCAACAACATCAAATCCTCTTACATCTCTAGCCTGTCTTACTATAACAGTAATAGGGTCTTGCTTGATATTAACAAAGTTTAGTACTCTGTTAGCCATTTCGGTCTCTACTTCAGAAGTACTGAAACCTAATCCTTCGTAATTATCGCTAACAACCTTTAGTAATTTAGCGTCGGTTGGCTTCCAGAATCTTTCGGTATCAAAAAAGTCTGAAAAATCACTGAAACCGGCAACTGAATTTATACCTTCGACAGATCCATTAGTTACTAATGATACGAATGGAGCATCGTCTGGGTGAATAGCTACTTCTTCTTTTTTATACAGGTTTACCGCTAAAATAGGGCCTCTTGAAAGCGCTTCTAGTGCAGATCTGTGGAAATAGATGCCTCTTCTTTCAAGGCTTCTATCTATGTTTCCAAAAGCATCGATAAACTGCTCTGTATTCTCAATAAAAACTGGCGTGTTGTATGGTCCTTTTGTTGAGTGGCCAACAACAAGTCTTATGGTCTCCTGAGGAACATTTACTGTCTGTGATTTGTCAAACTCTAGTCTGTAAACACCAGAGCTCTTAAACTGTTGTAGTTCGGGACTTATTGCCATATCTTCAAATTTATTTTTTTCTCTTTTTCTATATATCTATTCCACTAAGATTTTTTTACTTTAGCAGGTCGTAAATATCATATTGAAGGTCTCCTTGATCAGTTGTGTCCTTATAAAGAACAGATTCCATCTTGCTATGTATCTGTGGATCTATGAAATCTAGTAGTTCTTCTATAAAATCAGCGTAATCTGTTGTATTAAAAAATTCAGTTGCAGTTATAACTGTCATTATAATATCATCATTGCCCATTTGTGCGCCGTAGCTCCCATTATTAAGGGTTCCAAATAGACTTGCCTCTCTTACAGTTTCTTCATCTGTTATGTTTACCTTATTATTTTTGTATAGTTTAGCAAAGTTCTGACAGAAAATAGCCTTATTATCAGCCTTTAGCTTGATACCTGGCTTTAGGGATCTAGCATCATGTCTGTGCTTGAATCTTACAACCATTTCGTCATCAAAATCATTTCTTTGAGGGAAAATAGTTCTAAGATAGTTTAGCAGAACTGTACCATATGTATTATACTCTATAACCATCTTTACATTTTCTGCATAAAATACATCAACTGCTAACACATATAATATTTTTGCAAAATCTTCTATAACATGTTCGTTAGATCTAAATCTAGCAATTTGTTCAAGTTTAAAAAAGTCGTACATCGCACCTGGATTGGCCACTAGTTCAATTTCTTTTTCGTCCATAGGGTCTACCGAAAAAACATTGATAACTGAATAGTCACCTCCATTACCTTCTGCAATATCTACTGAAAACAGCCAGAACTTTTCATCATTTCTAGTTGTATCTAAATCGAAGCCAGGGTGCCATTCCAGGAATCCCTTGGTCTCCATCTTAACATAGTCAAATTCATCTAGGTCATGCCAGACGTATTTAGTCATCCTCTTTCTCATAACCTTCATATCAGCAGGATCTAGAAGTAGATTAGAAGAACTTACAAACTCATTACCATATTGTCTATTAAAAGCCTCTATAGAACCAAGATTACTTAATTCCTGCTGGTACCAAGCTTCATCTCTATCTGGATGCTGCCACCAGTCAATTCGCTGCGCATTATATTCATTGTCGCCTCTTTCTGCTGCTGAGTATATCTGATAGAACTTATTAAATCCATTAGGAGTAGAAGTAATATTAATCCTTGAAACTTTAGAAGCCGAAAGCGTTGGATAAACGTTTTCGTAGAATGAATCAACGATAGTAGGATGAATGTGTGCAAACTCGTCTAGATATAGGTTATGAATTGTAAAACCAATACCTGATTTTGCAGTAGTTGACTGTCCAACTAGTCGGCAGCCATTATCTGCCTTAACATTCATGACATCATATTTAATAATGCCGGGTTTCATAAAGAAAGGTAAGTTCTCAATAACGACCTTTGCCTTATCAATGATTTCCTTTGTTGATTCTGATTTGTTTGCAAGCAATAACGTTGTCTTATCGTAGTTAAACGTTAAATACCATGCGTTAAAGATAGATGCTGTAACCGTCTTACCCATCTGTCTTGAAGCTAAGACTATATTAAACCTCTCTTCCTGGAAGTTTTTAAGCATTTCCTTCTGGTATTCACGAAGTTTTACTTTTCTAATACCTTCATCGGTCATAACTACCGCATACTTTTCTGCAAAATAGTTTATGTCCTTAGCACATCTGGCCAATTCCATAATCTCTTCATCCGTATATTCGAATACTATATTGCCCTTACGGAGAAATTGCTTTCCCTCGTAAAAAGGCAATTTAATTTTAGGTCTATATCCCTGATCTAGCGCAAGAATAAGGTCATTGACGTTTTTTGTCGACCATATAATTCTTTCCGCTTCAGTATCTGACTCGCCTTTCGGAATCCATTTATTATCACCAATGTATTCGCTCATTCGTCAACTTCTATGTCTTCTATCTCGTCTGATATATTTATGCCCTGTTGTATCTTAGCCATAAGGTCTTTTGTACCTCTAACTACATTTCCTTCTGCTGAATTACCTCCAGCCTCCTCAATCTCTTTCGTATCCCTTCTCTTATTGTATATTTCTTGGTCTCTAGCTATTCTCTTGTTTGACTCTTCGGCAGCCATAAGATACATGGTCTGTGATTTGATGATGTCAAGCATTGATTTTTGTAAAGTTGCCAAGACTTCAAACATTCTAGGAGCCAATTCACCACCATCTATTGTTTCTAATAGTGTAGTTAATGCGCGTTCGCCAGCCTTAAGCTGATAGATTAGTGACGCCATAGTCATTTCATCCATCTTCTTTTTAGCCTGAATGTACTCGTCATTCTCTATGATATCTGCATCCAAATAGAACTTCATAAGTGAAGATATAGTCTTCTTCGCCTGCTTCATAGACTTATCTTTTAACTCAGTATAAGACACGCTAGGTTGTGTGCTCTGCCTGAGAACAGGTAAATCCGGATCAGTGTCAACTTGAATCTGATCTTCATCTCCAATAAGTTTATCAAGCTCCCGTCTTATGTCATTCGTTTGTTCAGAAATACTTTTCTTTTCCTCGCTCATGATATAGTTGTTTTACAATCTATATATCGTCATCTCGAAGTACCGTACTTTCTCAACATTAGGCTTGGAATAGCGTTATCAATCAAAATGCTAAGATCCGAGTCCCTTACAACATACTGCTGAAGCACATTTGCATGTTGCTCTTCTTCAATAGTTTTAGTAAAGACTCTTATGTTGGTCATGTGCATGTATCCAGATCTTAATGAGTATTGCGTATTAGTATTCCACTCGGTTTCAGCTGCTATAGTATCTACACTAGAAAAAACTTTGTCCAGTCTATTCGATGCGGCCTGCGGTAATCCTGTGTTAGAACTTCCATCTAGCTTATAGATGTAGACTCCAATTTCACTGAATGTGTTACTAACGTTAATAACATATGCGAACCAATCTTCGTCAGTAGCCTCAAAGAATGGATTGTCTGTATTATCAATAGCTAAAAGATCTAGGTTAAAGACTTGTGAATTAATAGTCAAGACCATCTCAGTTCTAGAGGTAGAAAGAGATATGCCAGATCCATTATTATAGCCATGGAACAAATCTTGTTGTGTGGAAGCAAAAGTTGTATTTAAAGTAGGTCTAAACCATCCGACGTAAGATGCGTTAGCATCTGCATTTAGGCTAGACTTAAGATTGTAAATTACAGCATCTTCTCCTGGGTTAGAAATACTTGTAAAGTCATAATAGTTTCTAGATATAACCGTCCATCTATTTCTTAGGTCAACATCTTTTATAGTAAGTTCTTGGTGAATAGCCTCTCTGATCCCGTCTTGTACTATATGAAATACTGTCTGATACTGATCTGGCTTTGTAACCTTATCGTATTCTTGCTGAATCTCCTCTCCGAAGATTTCATCAACTCCAGTTACGAGATCGTCAACTGACTGTTCGATAGCAGTATCAGTATGCACGCTAGATGTTCTATCTTCATATTTACGAAGCTTAACTCTCCAGTAAGTCATAGTTAAATTAAACTCGTCAGCAAAAGATACAGAGCTTACCTCATACATCTTATTGTTAAGCGGGAAATACAGATAGTCCCTCATGCTAGGTTGAGTGCCTATACCAAATGTATTATTGAACTCCGTTCCGGTAATATGAACTTCAAACTCTTCAAAACCCATTCCAAATATGTCAAAGTTAAACTCTTGGGTCGGGAATTGATTATCTGGAACCATAATCTTTAGAGTACCTTCCTCTACTACATTGTAGAGCGAGTATTCCATAAGGATTACATCTTTAGATCTTTCATCAGGCTCAACTCTAAAATACTGAACTTCATGGCCCCAGATAGAAGTAGATACGTCTGTTATCTGTTTGTATAGATTTATAGGTCTCTTTAAAGCATAAGGATCAAATGTATTATCCTCTTCACATGTAACTAATACGTTTTCACATCCTACAAATGCCCATGGGTCATCACATTCTCCACAGAACTGAGGGCATGCCTCAATAACTCCAGATTCTGTTTCGATTTCATAGGTAATACTGATTATACTTAAAGAGTTACCAATTCCTAAAAGATCTACTGTTGCCCTAACATCAACCCAAAGCTTTAGACTTGGATTAAATGTAAGCGCAAGCAGATCACCAGGGTCTGAGTTTAGGGTTAAAGGCTTAAACTCGGACATTTCACCTGAAGTAGCTCCGTTACCCTGAGACCATCTATACTCGTAAACAAACGCGTTATTTTGATTTACTGGCTTATAAAAAGATAGGCCATCAAGGGTAAACGTAGCAGGAGAAGTAATAGTAAACGTATTTCCGTCTACGATTTGGTCAACCGTATATGTAAGGTTACCTACGATAAAGGTATCGCCAGGCTGTAGATCCAAGTTTGTACCAGTTCCTACAACTGTGGTAGAATCCTGGGTAAACGCTAGAGTTCCTATAGTATTAGGAGTACTAAGCCCTGCTAGTATTTCCCAGTTTGTAATCCTAAGTGCTTCTAAATAGGGATCCTTAAGCTTCGCCAGCAAGACATCGCCAATCTCATTAGCTGTAAAGGCAGTTACCATTATCGTTTAGTGATATTTTTCTTAACATCGTCCTCAGGCTTATAGTACTCGCCTAAAATCCACCCAGTAACAAAACCTGTAAGTGAAACGAAGTAGACCGTAAGGTCGGTAAGTTCTATCTCATACCATATTCCAAATGCACCTGAGATTGCCCATAGGCAAGTGACTATATAAATCATAGCCTCTCTTCTAGAGGTAGGACCACTTCTAAAAATGCCTGTCTTTATAGATGGCTTCTTAGTCTCAGACCATACATAGGTTCCTACGTATGTAATTAGAGATCCGAAGTAGGCGGCCATTGCCTTAAGGTCTATACCCTTTGACGCACCGAAAGCTCCCATTATCACCCAAAAGGCAACAACAAGGTAGACTAGTCCCTCTCTTTTTCCCATAAGCTTAGTTTTTCTTTATATATCCGACTAATAGTCAGTGACTAATAGTATCTCCGGATTATCGCTCTCATACTCACCAATATGCTGGAGCATGGCACCTACAATAGAATTAACCTCCATTGCATTGTTCTCTGTAAGAACCCTTTCTAGCTTAAATACAAGCTCAGACGTCTTTATTACTACGAAGTGTCTATCAGGTGGCATAATCTTTGCATCTTCTAGAACCGCATTTACTGCGTATAAATGAGGAAACTCAAATATCTCAAACAACCTAAGCGTACCTCTAATTGTTTTAATACTATACTTGATCGTCTTGATATCATCGACCTCAATAACTCTATTGTACGCTATATTCTTGTTTAGTGTAAACTTAACCCATCTAAGGTTAAGCATCTCCTCAAGCATATTCCATAGAAAGTAAATAGATGTTGCCTCTTTATGGACAACAGAGCTTCCCATAGATTCTACTCTATTAAGATCCTTTTTAAAGTTATTGATTAACTGCTGCCTTAAATTAGCAGTACTAATCAAGACTGAATCGTCAGAAAGCTTTTTATGAGAGCTATCTCGCTTTATAATCCCCCAGATTTTATTGTCTATAGAATTGTATCTATAGAGCGTTATATCAACCACCTCAGAAAATGTGTCCTTATCAGTCATAGACGTTAATTTGCTTCTCTATTTTTTGTAGGTCGCTGTATAGATCCTTTTTATAGAACTCTTTCAGCTCGTTAAACTCCCGCATTCCTATCTCGTTCTTTTCTAGAAATAGATCAATTGCCGCTTGGCTTGGATTATATTTATCCTTCGGAGCAGACTTAGCCTTCTTGGTCTTTGTGTAAATCCATCCTGGAACCGATTTAAACCTATCAGCAACGAGAGACCAGCAGTCAACCACAGAAGCGCCGTCTATTCCATTAACGTTGAACATATGCGCATTTGCTGGATATTTAATAGAAAAGAATCTATTAACCATAAAGTGATGTCGCTTCTTACTATGTTGCTTTATGTTTGAATAGAGGTCTTTCTTCGTAAACATAATTTTTACGAAGTCAAAAAGCTTAGTTTCGTCTAGCATTTAGAATAGGTTATTAATCTTCTTAGTCTTAGGTTGCTCAGGAGTATCAGTCTTTTTAGAAGAACCTCGCTTATCTACCAGTTTCATTTTACCTGGCTTTTCTTTAGGTACATCCATTCCTTCAAAAGGATCAAACCCTGTTGGTGCTTCTGACTTCAACCACTTAGTTCCCTTAAGGATTATATCCTTATCCAAGATAGAGTTTATATCATCGATAGCACCTTCCCAATCAACATCGATCTTTTCATAGATTGCTTTCTGAATAGAATCAGGGATAATCTTAGTATGTAGGAGCATGAGAGAGATATTGCTCGACAAATTAACCTTGATAAGATTAGGTGTACTGTGGCCGACAACTCTGTAAATAATGTCTGCAATAGTGTCCTTAGATGCTGAACTAAAGAGATAATCAATCCTAAAGGTGTCATTCTCTCTAAGAAACTGATCCATAATCTTATCCGCCTGCTTATCAGTAATAGAATAGTTGCGAATCTTTCCGTTACGCATCTCCTTCTGCCAAGTAACAACAGACGGAATGTTATCTGAGCGATCGCCGGTAAGAATCTTCTTAAGGATAAACTGATCGCAATCAACCTCACTTACTTGAATATTATTGTGATTGATCCAAGCCTTGATCTCATCTTGATACTGATCGCGCATAGATGATTTGCTGCTCATATTAAACAAAATATCATCATTACTCATATCAGCAGTGTGAGACTGTTCTAGATCCTTAAGGAAACCTTCATACGCGTAAAGACTTTTCTTAGTATTGTAGTACCAGAGTGTATGTGCGTCGTTAGCGTCTGAGTAGTTTACTAGCTGAATAAGGTCACGATCGCCTGTCCAGACGATGCACGACTTGCCGCGGCCATTAAGCATTGTCGACCACGCGAAAAGGACATCGTCAGCCTCAGCTCCCTGGATTTGATGAACAGTTACACCTTTTGTGGCTAGAATGTCCTGAAACTCGCCATATAAAGAATAGAGGGCATCCCAGTCTACAGACTCGTCGTGCTTTCTAGTTCCCTTATAGTCAGCCTCTGGGTAGAGGTCCTTTCTCCATGACTTGGAGTCTACTGCAACTACAACATCATCAATAACACCCTTAAGCTTACGCATCTCAGATGCAAAGTCAATAGCCAATTTACGCATAAACTGACCACGAGACTTGTCATCACCTAAGAGCTTACCGCTTTTAGGCTTAGGCATAACAAATAGGCGACTGAAAACGAAATAGTTCCCGTCAATAAGTAGTGTATGTTTTCCCAATCTCATAATCTTTGTTTATGACCTAACGATTGTTTGAATCTCATAGACACAGCTAAGCATAGTGATAACTGGATCTATAACGTGAACTCGTTGTGCCTGGTGTTTAGCTACTGAAATAATAATCTGTGGTATATGTTTTACGCTCGAAGTCTGCTCTTGTTTTATGTATTCTACAAATTCTTCACCTAGCGATTGCAGGATATCGTCGACTCTGTTAGAATAGTTGCTTACGAGCATTTGATAGTTCTTAGCTGGATCTGTCTCTGTAAATATAAGCAAAAAAACGTCTTTAAATACAGAATTAAATCTTTTAACATCTCCAACTGTGATATTTGTCGTTCCCTGAGTCTTAAAGCCTTGAAGTTTGTTAAGAGTACTCCTAAGATCTGGAAAGTTTCTACGTACAAACTCAACAAGTGCATCCTTTTCAATGGTAAGGTCTTCTGCCTTACAGATTTCATACACTCGCTTAATATACTTTTTAGTCAACTCAGACTCTTCTTCCTTATCAAAGTCAAAGTTGATAACTTCAAAACGACTCAAGACCGGATCTGGAATCTTATTGATATAGTTACATGTTGCAATAAAGCGACTGTTAGATGCAAACTGTTCCATAGTAGCACGAAGTGCCTTAAAGAACTGATCAGAAACACCATCAACCTCATCGAGAATAACAACCTTAAATGCACCTGGAGCATCCATAATAGAAACAGTAGAACAGAAGTCAATGATTCTAGTTCTAATAACATCAACTGACGTATCTGTAGACGCGTTAATGTACAGATAAGGAAGATTAAACTGATTTACGACTGCCTTTGCAGTTGAGGTTTTACCCGTACCAGGTGAACCTGCAAACAACATATTTTGCACAAGTCCGTCACTAAACTTAGACATAACCCTATCCGGAAGGATAAGCTCGTCTAGATTCTTTGGTCTGTACTTTTCGGTAAATAGTTGATTAACGGACTTCATATTGATGGCTTTGTACTTTATACTAAGATGTTGTGTTTTGTTTAACGATAAATAATTTATGGCCAAGATAATTATAGAACGGACAGGTGGACCATACCCGGCTAACAGATACGGAATAATACTAAGAAATCTTAAACGAAGAGACAGGCAGTTTTTAGTAGAACACCGGCATATGAAAAAGTGGGCTAATAGCGATCAGTTTGTTGGCTGCGTCTTAAGAATGAAAGAGAATGGAAGGCAAATAGCTGCACGAAAACTCTACTGGGACTTTGAAAGCTCTTCTGCTGTAAATGGAGATGAACTTGTAAAGCGATATAATACTATAGACTGGGTTTGTGCTATTTCCCTAAAGCCAATCAAGGCCAAGTTTATGAACTTTGACCTTGATAACTTCGTGCATCCAGAATACAGAGACGTATTAAATGCTCCTATGGTTGACTCTAGAATACTAAAGTCATCAATAGAATTTAGAAAGGCATGTGAAAAGCTTCTTATAAAGCAACGCGACAAGTTCCTTAAACTAGCTAAAAAAGGATCTAGAAATACGGATAACCTAGATAAGCTTAAAGAAGATTAAGCTTCCATAGACTGAAGCTTCTTTTTAGCGTCAGCTTCTTTTTTCTTTAGTTCCGCAATATCCTCCTTTCTATCTTCTATGTCCTTTTCAATCTTTTGAATAACATCATCAGATCCTTTTCCTGTACCTTTATCTCTTTTAGCTTGTTCTAAATCAGACTCTAACTTCTTAAGCTCCTTTCTTTCAGTTTCAATATTATCGTTATATGCCTTAATATCAGACTCTAACTCAGCTACAGGATCAGACTCTTCCTTAGGTTCTTCCTTAGGTTCTTCCTTAGGCTCGTCTTTTGGTGCATCTTCTCCTTTTAGATTAGATATCTTAGAGTCTAATCCGTCTATTTGTTTTTGTATAACTTCTTTTTCTTCATCGTCAGCGTCTTTTAGATCTTTCTCTAACTTAGACTTACTTTCTTCTGCGTTCTTTATCTGCTCTTCCTTTGGTGTATTTTTAAGAGCTTCAGCAGCTTCGGCCTCTTTTTCTTTAGCCTCTTGCTCTTCTTTAGAAAGCATCTCCTGATATTTTTTTACGCTATTTTCTAACTCTTCAGCCTCTTTTTCAGATAGCTTTCCTTCTAGCTTTATTTTAGCAACCTTAACTCTGGTTTCTGCTTTTAAAATAGACAATATCTTTTGTTGTCCTTCATCTGTAAACGCTTCGTCAAGGGTAGATTCTACTTCTTCAGCGTCTTTTATAAGTTGTTCTTTCTTTTTCTCATATGCTGCTATCTTTGACTTCATAGCATCTCTCTTCTCCTTTTCAACGTCGTATAGAGATATCTCAGAAAGAGCTTTATCTATTTTAGCAGCCGTTATTCTGCTTTTTTCAGCAGGGGCATACATCTTCTTTAGCTTTTTCTTCTTTAAAAACTTTTTAAGTAGATAAACCATTCCTCCGGCTGCTGCAATAGTTCCACCAAGTGCTAACATAGGAAGAGCTGAAAGATCAGCTGCCAAAACCGTAGCTACTACAGACTCGTTAAGGTCTTCAGATTCGTTAGTAGAATCATCTGACTCTAGATTATCAACAAGGTCATTTAAGTTTGCTATTATAGCATCAATATCAGTTGAAATATCTTTAGATATAGATGCTACGTCACCAGTAGACGCTGGAGTAGCCTCCGGAGCTTGTGCTTGTGCACTCTCAGTAGAAGCGGCTCTTGAATCATTAAAAGATTCAAACATCATTAGTTTCTTATTTAATCTAATCATAACTATGTCTATGTTTCTTTATATATCTGTGGGTTTAAAATAAGATTGATTTTCTGGCATGTGACATATTACGTAACCTCCCATTTTACAGAACATGTTACTTTCCCTTCTTATTCTTGTTAGATAGCTTTTATATGCCTCTGCATGAGAATTCCATGGTTTAGATTTATTTGGAATTAATGCCATTGCTGATTTTACAAAACGAGTATCTTCTCCTCTCTCTAAACTATCCTCCCATTTGACTTTTCCACAGATAGATTTTTTATGACTTATTTGCCATGTTGCCACCCCACCGTCTTGTATTTCATTTAAAATACCATCCTCGTATCTAATCATTCTTAAATAATCTATAATAACATCGCTATTTTTTATAAACTTATTGATTAAAGAAAGTCTATAATCAAGCAGATAGTCATCACTATCTAGATATGTTATAGTATCATGTAATGATGCATCTATCCCCATTTGTCTAGCCTCGCCAGGATATCCATTAGACCTTGATTCTTTCTCTATAAGTCTTATATTATCTACGTCCTTAAAATGCTCATTATAAGCTTCAATAGTAAGCTGACATGCATCCGAAATTATAATAAGCTCGCAAAGTTCTTTAGGATAATCTTGATCTATAAATGATTTAACAGCCCTTATAAACTTAGGTACTGGATTAGATCTAGACATTTCATAATTGCCTAGATAGCTTGGCATGATAACTGATATTCCTTCTTGCACCATATCTCTATATATCAAAAAAGGGACCCCTGAAGGGTCCCTTTCTATAATGTTTCTAATCTAATTAGATTATAGCTCTAGTCCGTAAACATTGAACTTCTCGTACTGAGTCTGTGGGTGGAAACCAGCCTCAACTAGTGCGTAGCGAGACTTAACAGCTACCTTAGGAGCCATTGTTCCCTCAGCAATAGTCTGTACAGATTCAGCCATTAGGTATGGCATGAATACTAGACCTGGACCGTTACCGTCACCCTTACGACCAACTAGAACCTCGTGAGTTTCAATAGCAGCTGTAGCAGTTGAAGAGTCGTGGTCAGTTAGAGTACCGTTGAATGGCATTAGAGGATCAGTGTAAACATTGATACCAGCAACAGATCCAACTGGGTAGATTGCACCTGCAACCTGGTTGAATGTGTTAGCCATTGGGTTTGGTACGAAACCAGCAACACCCTGTAGAGCTGAAGCAACCTTAGCGTCAACGACTGCGAAGTTACCAGCACCTCTTCTACCTCTGTTAGCGATTAGGTTAGCAGCGGCTAAGATGTTAGTCAAGATTCTTCTGTGCTCGTCACCTCTAGTGTTACCACCAGAACCTCCGTCTAGAGTGATAGCAGCAATACCGCTTCCTGCTAGGCTTCTCATAGAAGAAAGGATATGAGCGTTGATAGACTGAGTCAACTCGTTAGTTAATACAGCTTCAACCTGAGCAACAGCGTCAACGCCGAATTGCTTTAGGTCCTGAACCTGCTCACGAGTAACAGCAGCTGCAACCTGGAAAGTTTCAGCAGCAACAGACTTGCTGAATAGGCTCATGCCCATTACTTTGTCTGCAGTTCTTTCACCAGCTTCTCTGCTGAATGGAGTACCATTAGCATTACCAGAGAAACCTGGGATATGGTCCTCAAGAGCCTTAACTAGCTCAACTGAACCAGCATCAGCACCTGCATCCTCTAAGTCAGCAGCAACAGTAGCGTTAGAATCGTCAATAGTACCAACCTTGTAGATCTGCTTACCGTCGATTCTAGAATTACCAACGTAAGTGTAGTCGCCGTGAGTACCATTATTTGCAGAGATATTACCTGCAGTAGCGCCTGAAGCCTTAACGTAAGTTGGGGTTTCAGAACGAGTGTCAGGTGATAGAGCACCTACAGTACCACCTTCGTAAGTGAAGTCTAGGTAAGAAAGTAGACCCATTGGACCAGCCATAGGAACTACAGGAACTAGGTCTAGACCGATAGTTTGAGCTGCAACCTGCATAGCCAATGGCAATAGGGTTGGAGCCTTGTCACCAGAACCTAGTGCACCACTACCGTCGCCAGTTGCAAGTGCAGACTGAGCTGGGAAAGATACAGCACCCATACCGGTTAGGTTCATAGGACCTGGGTTGTCAGACAAGGACATGATATTCGCGTCCTCGTAAAGCTTGTGATTGTGGCAGTATTCGCTCATCCAAGCCAATTTGTTAGAATCAGTGATACCAGTAGCCTCCTCAATGATTGGGCTCCAAGTGTTTCTGATTTCCGCTTCGTTAATTCTGTTCATTTTGAATTTTTTATTTTTTTTAGCGGGGTTTAATTTCGACATTGTCTGGGCTTTCTGCTTCTTTCGCCCTATCGTCGATGTATATTACTTTTTAAATCTCTTTTTAAACTGTTCAGCGTAGCTAGAGACATCGTACATTGGCTTCTCTTCCTGAGTCTTAGACTCATTAACCATTGCAAGTTTCTCCATGTTCTTAGACTCCTCTCTCATGTCTCTAGTCTGCCAGAAGTTTCTCACCTGATATTCAGTGTTTAACTTATGGTACTTAGACTGAGCTAAGATCTGGTTTTGCTTAGCTTCAGAAAGTGCTTCCCACTTCTCCTTGTACTCTTCTGGCATTGCCTCTAGTACGAATGGTTGTGCATTTCTGTTTTCAACGATTAGCTGAGAAGACTCGATTAGAGAAACGATCTGTGCCTCTGTCATGAATCCTCTAGCAGAAACGTGCTTTCTAACTTCAGTCTTAGCGTCCTCGTTAAGCTCGTTGTACTTAGACTGAGTGTCTTTAGAAACAACTCTGAAGAAAGATGGGCTCTCGTTTTCTCTTGCCTGAGCCTTTTCGGTTAGCGCACCAAGCTTAGCGCTAATATCGTTCTTGTAAGACTCTAGTGGATCGTGAGCAGCATCTTTACCGTCAGTAGTTGGTGCAGTTGCAGTTCCAGACTTAGTCTCGTCCTCAACTTCAGCATCGTCCTTCTTCAATTCAGAATCTAGGTCTTCAGCCTCTTCACCTGCATCTTCACCTTCAACGCTTCCCTCTTTAGAGTTGTCACCAACTGCTTCTGGGTTTGCGTCTTCTTTTTCCTGTGATGCGCCTTCATCTTCAACCTCTTCAACTACCAAGCTTTCGTTGATAGATTCAGCGATGTATTCAGCATATTCTGCAACAGACTCTAGGCTTTCCTTTAGATATGCAGTATACTCTACTATATTGCTAACTTCTTCTAGACCTTCGTTCTGCGACTCAGCAAGGTAGTTTGAGTACTCCTTAACCTTGTTAACAGACTCTGCCAAGTGCTCAGCATATTGAATAGACTGGTCTAGCTTCTCAGCCAAGTGCTCAGAGTACTGGATAGACTGATCTGTTTTTTCTGCGATATGCTCTGCATATTGAATCGCGTTATCTGTACCCTCAGCAACATACTCAGTGTACTGGATGTTTTGGTCTAACTTCTCTGCTAAATAGCTTGAGTAGCTTGCCAGATTATTTACGTTCTCTACGATGTGGTCGTTATGAGCAACTACGTTGCTTACCATTTCTTCTAGAGACGCAAGTTTTTCTGAAGCCTCAGAATCAGACTTCATCCCTTCAACGCTGTCTTTAATAGACTTGATTTGCTCAGCTAGATACTGAGTGTACTTGTTGAAGTCATTTGTATTAACAAATTCTTCCATATTTTCGCTTGGTTTTATTTCGTTTGATTTTGTTTCATTACTATTTATCTCATAGATAAAAAGGTTATCATCGTTAGAGAATCCGTAAGACTCATTAACTCTTGATAGTTCCGCATTTTCAAATCCAGGATCTGCGACTAGATCGTATGTAAACAGTTGCTTAATCTTAACTTTACCGTTAGACTCAACTGTACCAGCAGCTCTTGAAGAGATCTGCAATGGAACTCCAGCGTCAACTAGGGCCTTAGCCTGTCTTCCAGCATCTGTATCTAATAATCTGATTCTTCCTCTAACCTGCTTACTGTCCTTATCGTAGTATAATTCTTCTACGATATGAGAAACATTTTTTAAAGAAACATCAAACTGCTGAGGGTGATCTAGCTCACCAAGAAGCTTAGAAGACTTAATCTTCTTTTGGAGCGACTCGATCTGAGGAAGATACTCTGCCTCAGTGTAGATACGATTATTTTTATTCTTGGAATCAATCTCTCCAAAAATACCCTCTAAAACGTAGTCTTTAGTCTCACCAGAAATGGCAAGGCTACCAGACGAACGTTCTACGATTAGTAAATCCTTTTGATTTATCATTATTTGGGTCTATATTTTTACTATATATCTTGCTTAAACTATCAAATGTTCTAGAAATTAGACATCTTAAATGCCTAGGCCTCCGGCGTCATCACCACCCTCTTCTTCCTTCTCTACTTCTTTCTCCTTCTCGGCCGCTTCTGCTCTATAATCATTATATGCTTTCTTGATAGCTGACATTGATTCTATAGAGAAAGAACCCTCTCCATACTTGTCATAGAAGTACTGTTCAATTTCTTTTTCAGTTTCAGAAGAAATAATAGCTCCAAGTATTTCTTGAGCCGATATCTTTTTGCCCTTAACAGTAATTACCGAATCTACTTCAACTTTAGACTCCTCTCCTGCAAGAACTGAATCCCTTGCTTCACTTAGAAACTGTTCAAATAACCTTAAGTACTTCATTTTACTCTGTATTCTTTTTTCAACCAATTGGTCCACTCTCTAGTGTCCCAATCTGTTTGATCCATTGGATGCACCTCCCAATAGCCATTATAGATTTCTTTCATAACTTCTGGATCTAATTCCATTTCATCGGCTAGATCCATAAAGCTATCCTCGTCATAATACTCCATGCTATTAACTAGGATATCGATAAGGCGAATTACAGTTGGAGACGCCTTTTCATTTAAAAAGTTTTCGAATTGCTTAATGTGTTTCATATCTTAATTTATAATTTAGACTGAGTGCCATGGTTTAATCCAATACTCCCATATTATTTGTTTTACCTTTTTCATTTTACATTGCCATAGGATCTTCTGGCTCCGGAGCTTCAGCATCATCCTTATTAGACTTAGCCTTAGCAGCGTCGTTAGCCGCAATATCATCTGGTGTAAGATTTAGATATCTCTTCACCAAGAAGTCCATATCGAAGTAGTATTCTTCTTCCATTGTCTCCTGGTTTGTTGTCATCAAGCTGTCTCTCATAGATCCGATAAACTCAAGTCTACGCTCCATAATCTCCATGTTCTTCAATTCAGCAAACGCATTCTCCTCATTGAATCGAAGAGCAACCTGTGTTTTAAACTGCGGATCATCTGCAAACTCAGGGTACTTCAAGCACATCTGAATGTATAATGGCTTAACAAGAATCTCCTGGAAGACACTTCTAATTCTATTGATAAACTTACTGAACTTGATTTCATCACGAATCATACCATCAGCAGCCAAGTTAAAGTCGCCACCACCATCTTCATACAAGAATCTATTGTAAGGAATCTTTGAAACGTGCTTTAACTTATCAGAGAAATACTTTAGTGCTTCAACGTCAGATAGATCTGGTCCGTCACCTCCTAGAGTTTCAATTTCTGGAGTTTCACCGTCCTTAGATGGCAACCAGTACTCCTTGTTAAACTGAAGCATAGGACGTCCATCTGTTGATAGGTTTCCAGATTCCCAATCGAAATCAACAGTCTCTTTATATGAGTTCATAAGTTGAGCCAATGACTGCTTAGCACGAGTCTTTGACTTACCACCAACTGGAATAATAAACTTCATTCTGAATGAGGAGTTAGTCACAGCCCAGATAACTCTAGTGTGCTCCATAATTCTTAGAAGGTTAAACGCTCTTATAAGTCTTTCAACATAAGATACTCTAGAAGCAGTAGTAACCGAAGAATACGATAGGTAGATTATTTGTGAGTCATATAGTTTTCTCTCCTTTACAGGATCGTCCTTAAATTGAACCCATACCTTTTTACCATCATCGTGGTTATATCCTGGAATAAGTGTAACTGGATCTAGCTCCTTAAAACCTATAATCTCCTTTTGGTCTGGGCTATAGATAATCTCAAACGCTAGATATCCATCAATCAAAAACTTTCTATAAAAGAACCAAGCTGATTGATCTGAATTAAATCCAAAATAGTGATAGATTTGGTTAAAATATCTTACAAGGTCCTTCTCGACCTTTTCAGAAACATCCATACCTAAAATTTCAGGTCTACAAAAGAAGTTCTTTTCATCATATGAAATACTTTCATCACATAGAATATCTAGAATGTCTTCAATCTCATCATGTAGTGAAAATGATCTTAGATCTTCTCTCTTTGCCTGATAATCCATATCGAAGAACGGGATGTTCTTCCTCATTTGAGTGTCTGTCATAGACAAAGCGGCAAACGCCGAATAGATGTCATCGTTATCGACACCAAACGGATTCATCTGACCATATCCAATATGATCCTCCATCGGACCGATGGCCTGAGACTGCCTTAGTATTAAGTCGTCATATCTCATACCAAAAGAAGACAACGTCTTTAAAGCATCACTTAGCCTAAATGGTCGTCTTCCGGTACTTAGTGGACCGTTTCTTTCTGTAAATCCTGCCATTTTTGTTTTATACTATTCAGGTTTATATATCTTACTTACGTAGATGGTTTCTAAACTGCGCTCTAATAGCTCCAACTGATGTTCCATTCAGATCTATAAAGTCACATAATGCGATTCTTGGCCAGTTCTCATATGAAACCACGGCTTGATCTTTTTTCCTAGTAGGAATATATTGTCTTAACGCAAAATCAAATCCAAATCTTTCTAAAAATGATTTAGCTCCTTCGTATGTTAAAGAAATATGTCCCTGTATCTTTGCATTATCTGACTTATTGCCAGATGTTTGATTTTTAATTCTTCCCTCTAATCGGTCATAAACAAAATCAAGTAACTCTTCTTTAACGTTTGTTGGTAAAAGATTTAGATTTATGCCAAAGTCATTACTATCTACTGGATCTAATGCTAATACAACTGGATTTTGATCCCACCATGGAAGAGTCTTAATTCCAACTGGGGTTTCGTATCTAAAAACATAAATCTTACCTGGTAAAAATCTAGAACTTGTCTTAGCAACTGCACTCTCCCGTAGATTTCTTTTAGAGATTACAAACCAATCCTCTGCCTCCTTTCTGGCAAGCTTTTTTCCCCTTGCTGACTTACTTAGCTCTGATATTTGCTTTTTAACATAACCCATCACTTAAGACTATTTTCAGTAAGTACGATGAATCTCCATCCTCTCTCCTCGGCCCACTGTTTGGCATAAGCGTACTTGTTTCTGTTCTTTATGTATTGCTCTGCAAGAAACTTATATGACTTAAGAGCCTTCTTAGAATTCTTTTTTGGAGGTTCTGGCTTTCTAATCTGAGCCTCTGGCTTTATCTCTACAAGATATTCTTCAAAGACTTCACCCTTTTTAACCTTCATATAAAAGTCTGGATAATACTTATGCTCCTTATTGTCAAGAGAGGACCAGTACTTTATCTCAACTGGTTCGCTTGACCATATTACAACCTCTTCCTTTGTATCGCACATTATCATAAACTTCCTCTCCCATGATGATCTATAGATTATAGGAGTCTTGCCCTTGTACTTATCTGGGTTCTTAGGATTAAAGTAACCCTGTACAAAGCCTGAGTTTTTAGTTGGCTTTACATTCTTTATAGACATTATATGTTAAAGATGCCACCTTCGCCGTGTGCTGAAGAAGACCTATCGATAGAGAGGGTGTCCTTATATTTTTGAGGATGAAGTTTGTTCCAGCCTTTGGCATACCCACGCTTAGCGATTTCTGTAAAATATGCAAATGCATTAGTGTACTGTGGGTTAAAGTTCTTCCAGTACTTCAGTAAATCTAAAATAGCGAATTGAAGACAATCCAATCTGTCGTCTTCATTTACATAGCTAAGCTTTCTAATAGCTCTCTCAGCTAGCATTACAAGCATCTTCTCTGCTTTAGGAGTTAGCTTATCTTGTTCTTTAGACGCTACTATCTCTGCATATAGATCCTTATTGTTTAGGTAGTTCTTCTTTCTTGCCACAATTATGTTCTTTTAATTTATACGAAAAAAAGGCCGATTGTTTATCGACCTTTTTAACAAAGACTTTTTAAGTTCTTAAACGGTTTCAGAACTAGATAGATCTATAAACCTTTTTTCTACTTTAAAGATATCCTCTCCTATAAAAACAGATATCATATCATCAGATCCAGCATTAGTGTAATCTATTGCGTCTACCATAATCTCTGTTCCCTTAGCAAGTCCATCAAGTTCTCTATTAATATTACCAGGAACATAACCGCTATCTCTATCTACTTCTCCAGCTTCTAGAACTCTGATCTCCTCTTCTAGCTTAGCGATTTCACCATTGATTAGGGCATCAGCTTCCTTGATTTCAGGAATGTTCTTGTTAGCATCAGCAAGCATATTTCTCTGATCCTTTAGGAACGCAATCATCTCATGCAACTGCTCGATCTTCTTATCAGCTGCCTCCTTAGCAACTCTAGCGTCTTCTAAAATGTCTTCGAACATGAAAGAAACATCGTTGCCAGTATTTTCGTTCATATACTCAATTGCATCAACTGCGTTTACTTTACTCATTGTAGTAAGATTAGACTCATTCATGTTTCTGAACAAGAATGCAGACTTACCAGATCTTAGTACTGCGTAGTATGCGTTATCGTCCTTGCTTTCAGAAACAAAGTCGAGGTGCTTATAGTTTGCATAGTTATTAGCAACCTTTTCGAAAAGCTTAACCTTTGGCATGTTATCATAAGTAACCATACCTAGGGCAAATACGTGATTTGAAAAGCTCTCGTCAAGAATCTCAGTAGAGTTGATGTAGAACTTATTGCTTTCTGCAACATATCTGAATACAGCAATCATTGGATGTCTTCTGCTTTCATTAAGCTTATTCTCAACGTCTGAAATCTTAGCTGTTAAGCTTAACATCTTATCGTCATATGCCTTTCTAGATTCATCAAGCTGCTTGCTCTGCTCGCTAAGCTGGTCAAATTCAACGCGAGTATCTTTAACCTTAGAAACCTTTCGGTTAAACTTCAGCTTAGTCTGCTCCTCTATAAGTTCTTCTCTCTGTTCTTTTAGGCTTAGGTATTGATCGTAGTTAGATAGGTTTTCGTTTGTTGCACCACTAACTTGTGTGTTATTTACAACGTCATAGTACATTCTGGCTCCTAGCTCGTCTATATAAAAAGTTTTTAGGCCCGAGACTAAAGCAGAAAAATCTGCAGGAACTGCGTTCTCAACAACGAAAGTATCTCCTGTTTTTCTTAGGTTAGTTCTGCCTAAATGGAAGAACATTCCGCCTTCTGTTTCAAAAACTGGAGAGAATACGCTCTTATTAAAGTTACTCATCTTGAATTGTTATTTTGTTCAATTTCTATATATATCACCCAAATAGGTTCTTATTATCAAATGGAAGCCTAGGCGACTTGACCCTGTATTTATCGCCTAAGAATCCTGGTGTGCTTAAGTTATCGTCCTCATGCATTCTCACTCTGTTATTGACACCTAGATCTGTATCTGATCCGATTTCAAACATTCTATTTCCAGCATGCATCTCAGTACTATAGTCAAACGATGGTATAAATGAATGTATTTCTAAAGAGAACGTTACCTTGTGATTTCCCTTATCATCAAAACCATATTCAACTGGCCTTTCCATAGTATAATCATCTGGCATTGCATAATATGCTGCTAGTCTATATAGTCCTTCTTCTAGATGTCCAACCTCTACGTTATAGTAGTTAGACTTATACATCTTCTTAATGATAGACTCTGTAACCTTAAACAGATCTAGTTGGCTTGATAGTAACATCTCAACGTCAAATCCAACAGTAATAGGAATCATATCAAACTCTGCCATATAGCCTGCCATATTTCCATCAGGACCTAGCTTAGCATAATGACCCATATTTCTCTTGTTAACAAGCTTAGATGGATCTACTGCAAGAGACGTTAAGTTTACAATACCCCTTGGAACTTGATCGTAATTACCATCAGCTCTTCCGTCTGGCTCGCAATCCTCTCCGTTAATAGTCGAGAACAAGAAATTATCTCTTAGGAAATTCTCATCTCCAGAGATAGCGTAAAAGAAAGGTACGTCAACGATAACTCTGTCATCATTGTTTACTTGTCTATAGAAGCTCATCTTATCATTAAGATCAGCCAGAAGACCAATAATTAAGTGTCTAACAACCGAGTCGTCCTTATTGAATTTAAGGTTATAACTTGCCATTGATTATATATCAAAGACAGGTCATGTATCTGTCTCCACGGTCACATAGTATCGTTGCAACCACTTGCTTACTATTTGCTTTAGCCCATCTTACAGATGCTAGAACGTTTGCTCCTGCTGAAATTCCCACAAAATAACCCATCTTAGCCAATTTAAGAGCCATATCCTTAGCATCGTCTGTTGAAATAACTTCTATATGGTCAACTTCCTTTAAGTCAACCAAGAACTTAGAACCATCACCAATACCTTGAATGCCATGGAGTCCGGGTTCGCCGCCTGACATAACAGCAGACTCTGCAGGCTCAACAGCAATAACCTTCATGTCATAATACTGATCTCGTAGATATGTACCTGCTCCCATAATAGTTCCGCCAGTTCCAGTACCTGCAACAAATGCATCTGGTGTAACTTCTAGATCTTTAAATGATTCATGAAATTCTGGCCCAGTGGTTTCATAATGTACATCGATGTTCCATTGCGTATGGAACTGATTACAATTAAACCATCCTTCGTTCTTGCGGGCTAGCTTGTCTCTAAGGGCAATAGCTCCATCAAAATCACCAGCAGGAACTTCGATAAGCTCAGCCCCATAATAGCTAAACATCTTCTTTCTTTCTTCGCTCATATTTGATGGCATAACAATTACCATTCTATAGCCGAGTAGAGCTGCGAACATGGCAAGTGCAATTCCAGTGTTTCCGCTAGTTGCTTCGACTAGAGTATCGCCTTTAGAAATAAGTCCTCGTGATTCAGCTTCAGTTATAACCCTAGAAGCTAATCTATCCTTAACAGATCCACTGGGGTTTAAGAACTCTGCTTTACCTAGAACAGTAACTCCGTCTATTTCAAGTTCAATAAGTGGGGTCTTTCCTACGTATTCAATCATCAGTCAATTGATTCTATTGCAAATTTAGAGAAACCATTCTCTCTGTAGATCTGAAGCTTCTTATCGAAGATTTCATGAGGTAATACAGTATGATTAATTACAAACGTATTTATATTGTGCTCCTTGATAACCTGCTTTAGAATCTTAAGAATATTATAAACTCCATCATGGTCAACTGAGCTCAATAGCTCATCTAAGAACAGAAGATTGAGCTGTGGAAAGCGAAGCTTTAGAATCTTAATGATTGCAATAATAATGATAAAGTCTGCCTTCTTTCTTTCACCTGTAGAAAGAGTCATTGGGTTAATTTCTTCGCCTAGGTGATTAATAACACAGTTAAACTTCTCATCAAATCTAATCTGAAATGGCAAGTGCATGGTCTGTGCCATTGCAGCAATGTTCGTATTTAGACCAGGTAAAATAGTCTTAACCGCAAGGTTCTTTACGCCATCATCGCCTAAGATCTGCTCTACAATTTCCATAAAGTTATAGTCTGCTGAAAGGCTATCACGTTCTTGTGACTTAGTCTTTTCCTTTTCTTCGAACTCTTGGATAAGATTCTTAAGATGCTGGAACTCTCCTTCGTCAGCTGTATCTTTTAGCTTTAGCAATTCTTTTTTAAGGTCACCCATCTGATATTTGATATCAGATACCTTTGATCCAATAGTTTGCTTTTCTTGCTTTAAGTTATCTATAGATTCTTTTATAGAATCCATATCTACCTTAATAGACTTAATCTTATTTGTATTGTCTGTAATACAATCACTAAACTCCGCCTTTTGTTGATTATGCCAGTCGCTCGTAAGCTTAGTCTCACATGTTGGACAATGCCCGCTTTCGTATAGTGCTAGCTTTCTTTTAAGAGCATCTATTTCATGCTTTAGTTTTCCAGCAGAAGCACGTTGTACGTCATATTCATCCGTCTTTTCCTTAATACCTGAATCAACACCTAATCCCTGCTTAGATAGTTCTTTAGCCTCTTCATTTAAGGTAATAAGAGACTCTTTAAGCTCTTCAATTCTTTCCTTATTTTTCTGTGATGACTCTTCTAGCAGCGTGTTTAAATTGTAACGAACCGAAGCTATAGAATCTATAATTTGAGATAGCTCAGATTCATAACTATCTATGTCGACCTTTATAGACTTTCTACTATCTTTAACGGCACGTTGCATATCATTAAGAATAGAAAAGCCAAACATTCGATCAATAATCTGCTTCTTATCAGAAGGACTCATAGTCAAAAAAGACTTAAAGTCATTAATAGAAAGTATAATGATATTCTTAAATACGTGATATGGAATACCGTAAACCTCTTCTTCTAAATAGTCTTGTACTGACTTCTTGCCTGCCTTATCAAATTCAACACCGTTAATTAGAACCTCAAACTTTGTAGGTGCCAGACCACGCTCAATCTCTACATTAATATCTCCACATTGTAAGTTAATCTTAACCCAAAGCTCTTTATTAATACGGTTAGGTAGGTCTGCAAGCTTTACACCTTCAACCTTACCATACAGCGCAAAAATAATAGCATTAGCCACAGTAGTTTTACCATGGCCATTTTTACCCAATGTCAAGAAAAGCTCAGACTTATCCTTATCAAACTTTAGGACTTGCTTCTGATTTCCGTACGACGCAAAATTCTTAAACTCAATAGAAGATATCCTCATGTAGTTACATCATAGTTATACGCGCATTGCGTATATAGATCTTTTAACCTAGCCTTTAGTCTTTGTTTCATTTCATCATCGTAACCCATTCCTTCAACATACGAATTACAAAGGGTCATGATGTTATAATTTTTATACATTTCTTCTATCTCATCTATATCGTACATATCTTTATCGATATAGTTATCTTCATTATAAATCGTAGGCTCAAGCTTACGTCCTATATTTTGAATCTTATTTACTAAATGAGAAAGTGAATTAGTTGTAGCAATTTTAGATGGTACATATAGATCTACAAAGTTATTCTCAATATGCTTCTTAAAATGACCTAAAGGCATATCATAGATCTGTGTGATATTGTACTTAAGAAACTTAGGAGAAACATGATTCTCAAAAAACGTTTCTTCCATAGTTGATAGATCTGAAAGATAAAATCCTTTGACGTTACCACTATCAGAACGAGTAAGCTCATAAGGCGTTCCTACAAGTAGAAGTTTGCCCTGCTCTTGGCGATAGTGAATATGCCCAGAATACACTCGGTCATAACGATCATATGAGTTAGGGGGAGTACCATGTTCATTCTTAACCTTAGAGTTAAGCTTGACTCCAGAAACTTCAGAGTGGCAAAATACAATGTTTGCATCTAGATATTCTGCAAGAGTCTCTGCTTCGTGATCCGGATCCTTTCTCCAAGGCATTAAGAGCACCTTTCTTCCGCTCCAATTAAATGTTTTACAATCTGTGTAGACTTGAACGTTAGGAATCCATTTAAGAGTGTCAATTGAGGTAATCTCATTTGACTTCTTTGCCCAGATATCATGGTTTCCACAAATAACATAAGTGGGTAAGATTTCACCCAAGCGCTCAAATAGGTTTACTGCATAGTTAAGAACTTTAATATTAATAGACTGTCGATTATCAAATGTGTCTCCAACCTGTACTAAAACATCTCCGGGCTGAACATGCTTCTTTAGGGTTGGCAAAAATAGGTTCTCGAAGAAATCCTTTTGAATATTCAGCCATTCTACTGAATTAGCACGAACTCCAAAGTGAACATCACCGAGAACCCATACTCTTTTTACCTCGCTATCTAAAATTTCTGGGGTTATCATTAAAATAGCTTTTTAATGTTTTTCTTTCCTAAAATTCCAGTCTTATTGTCTAATTCCTCGATAAGCTCTTCTTTATATACATTTGAAAGTGACCCATAAAATTTAGTTGGATTGATATCAAAATAAACGCACAGCTCGCTAAAAATATCAATACGGGTATACTCTCTAAGTAGCTCATCAACAATAAACCCATAGACTTCATTGATGTCTACCTTTTTAAGCTTATTGTATTTACCAAGCTCATCAATTTCATTAAACTGCTTGAACCTAGACTTAGTTATAAGTTCATGTATATCTCGGTTCAGCATTTCCTGCTGGATCTTTTCTTCCTCATGTCTGTGGTCTCTAAAGACCGGATCTAAATCAAACTTAAAGTTTGAGATAGACTCAAATTCAGTAGAAGTAAAATTATTATCAAATATTTTATCCTTTCTCATATCAAATGCTGTGTATATTACTGTTCGACATTTCGTCGGTTTCAATTAGTCTCATGTAGTTATAGTTCACGTTTAGTTTGCACTTAACGCCTTTACCCTCACCGTCTCTCATCTTAAGAATCTTAAGCCAGTATTCCTCGCTTGCTCTCATGAGATCGTCTTGAATAATACCTAACATAACATCAGCAGTATGAGAAAGACCTGCAGATTCAGCAATGTCGCTCATAGTGATATCCGATGCATTATAGCCAGATCTTGTAATCTGTGTTGCTGTAACGATCAGCCAATTATTTCTGATACCCATAGCTCTTAGATCCTCAGCAATCTGCTTAATCTTCATATAGGTATTCTCAGTGTTTTGGTTTCTGTAGTTAGCTAGGATGTTTATATAGTCAATAACAACCGCGCCTAATTTAATCTGCTTCTCTTCCTCAACTTGAGTTAGATATGCTTCAATATCTAGGACCGTTGCCTGTGATGTTGGGAACTGTTTAATGAAAAGTTGACCTGGAGGTGTAAATCCATCGCCAACTGTTTCTAGGCGTCTTTTTATGTATTCTGAATTCTGTGCCTTGTCTCCATATTCATTAATAGGAATACTCAACAAGTTTGCACCAATACGCTTTACAAACTTATGTGCTGCCATCTCTGCTGTGATAACTGCAGTATTAGTTCCCATCTTAACGAAGTTAGCAGCGTCATTAGCAAGGTAGATTGACTTACCAATGTTTTGTTCGCCTGCATAAACTACAAGGTTACCGCCCTTATCATAACCACCTCCGAGAACTCTATCTAAGAAGTTATAGCCTGTTGAAACCTTATCGGCTTCTTTCTGATTGTGTGAATCAACGTCAAAGAAGTCTAGACCAAGATCTGAATTAAAGTTAAGGTTATTACGGTCATTAATAAGACCCTTAACCTTTGTGATAATAGACTCTGCATTCTCAGGAGTTACCTTAGTAGTCTTGATAAACTCAATAGTATCAATAAGAGAAGTATCGAAGTTTCTCCACTTAATCCATGACTCAGCAGTAGACGTTAACCATTCTTCGTCATACTGATCTAGATCTACATCAAATATAATGCTAAGTACATCATCCGAAACCTTTTCTTTAGCTCTCTTTGAATTCTCAATAAGTAGCTTTAGCTGGTCCCTAGTAGGCGTCTCATTAAACTTGCCATAAAACTTATTGGCCAAAATACTGAGGATGTCTATTTCTTCAGACGTATAGAAATTAGTCTTAATAGACTGCAAGTATTTAGGCTTCTCTAACGAGAGTCTAAAAAATACCTTCTCAAAATCTTGACCGAACTGCATTATTCAAATGGATTTACTAAAATTCTATAAGCCTCCTTTCCCTTTTCGGAATTTGTTTGTTCTACTAGACCTTCGACAACTAATTCATCGACAGATCTTTTAAGATGCTGTCTTGTTGTATCTGGGAAATGATATTTGTTTAGGGCATGAAGCGTGAAAGTCCCCTTGTTTCTATCAGGAGACTTTACGCAAAGTGATACCTCATGGTGAAGAACATCTAGGGATGTTGGATAACCCTCAAGGCTAGCCTCAATCCCTAGAATGTACTTTATAGGTAACTTGTCTTCATTAATCCTCATCACCCTCCATTATTATATCTACGTCAAATTCAACGTTTGTATTGTAGTTAAATAGATCGTAGATCTTCTTGTCAATTTTCTCTAGAACCTCTTTTGTAAACACTTTCTCGGTAAAGAATTCTCTATTAGGAACGGTAGTATCAAGGTGCTTACATATCCAGTTTCTAGCTGTCTTCTTAGGGATCTTCTCTCCTTTTTCAATAACACCTCGAGTAATGCCAATATCTTCCCAGTCAATATACTGCTCAAGTCCAACGTAACGGTTCATGCCCTCTGTGTAATGGAGGTGGAACTTAATGTTCTGTGGTTTTGCAAAGCGGTTTTTATTAGGCTTAGCCGTTACAACAATGCCTGCCTTTTGGTCTCCCTCTTTAAGCTGAGCCTTGTTTAAAAACAAGACAATAGATGCTGCGTATTCTGGTCCAGTTCCACCACCTGCAACCTGACGGCTAATAAAGTCCTGCGTCTGGTATGTGTGGTTCGTGAACAAGAAAGGAATCTTAAGGTCTGCAAGTGGAGTCATAATGATTCTAAAGATAGACTTAAGAATCTTAGATCTAGTCATATCTGACTTCTCGTTACCTGAGACTGCATCATCAATCTCTTTCTGTGTAGCCAAATTACCTGCTGAGTCTAGGATAATCATCATCTTAGGAAGCTCTGATCCTGCTCGTTTCGCCTCCTGCATCTTCTTTGTAATGGTTGTAACCGACTGTCTAAACTCCTGAACCGTATTTACAGGCTGATAGTTAACCTTAGCAGTATCAATACCAAACTTTTCCATAGTAGTCTTATCTACTGCCGCTTCTGAATCATAGAAGATAACATGGTAACCCATATCGATTGCTCCTTTTACAGAGTTAAGGATAAGGTAGGTCTTTCCTGTACCAGAAGGTCCTGCGATAGAGCAAGATCTGTTATTTGGCCAGCCCCCAAATAGAGAACCGGAAATACATGCGTTTAGGTGATAGTTACCTGAGTCAACCCACTCTGTAACTTCACTAAAGTTTGACTGATCCATAACTGAACCGAGTGGGTTCAGATTGGCTAGCTCTGCATTGATATCATCAAAGCTAAATTCCTTTGTCTTTTTAGCCATTGCTATTGTTGTTAAGTATTTGTTTTTCTTTTATTCTCAACTCCTCTAATTGATTCATTAAATCATGAGCTTTATTTCTCAGATTTACCATATCACGTTCAATTTCGTTAAGTTCGTTATGGATAGTTTTATACTTCTCCAAAATATTGATTTCTTCAGGACTCATATTAGAATAGTGCTGTAGCATAAATTAGATTCGTGTCAAGAGTCTGAAGACCGATAGCCTTCAAAACACGGTTAAGAGGATCAATCATACACTTTTCGAACTGTGTGTCATAGTCCACATTAGGAGCTAACTCATAAGGATGGTCTCCTGGTAGATATGCAAACATCTCACTCAAAGTAGTATCAAGGCTATGATAGATCTTTAGCTTTTCTCCGTTTCCTATCAATCTATACTTGTTCTTATATTTCTTGTTTTGATTTAGCAAATAGTTATAGTATCCTGCTGCTTTTACGTTAGGTGGACACTTAAGACCAAACTGCAGTTCAATCTGATCGTCTACGATATACTTATCGATGTTATTCGTTCTCTTGTTAAACGAAATGTCATCAATATCACACAGCTTAAATTGCTTTTTGGTTTCCTTCATAAACTGTACAAGCTCCTGTAGATCTTCAGCAGATGGCTTACTCGTGCTCTTAAATAGAATCTTAAGAGCTTCAACAAGTTTTTCTCTAGCAAACTTAGGCGTAGAAGACTGGATCGTATCAAAACCGATGGTCTTAATCTTCTTTAGAGATGGGTGACGGTCCGTAGTCTCTAGCTTATCATCCCATGCAATATTCTGAATATACTTCTTCTTGCTCATCCATATGCCATTATATGCAATAGTCTCCAATTCGAAGACAAGGAAGTTATCAGTGTTTCTTACCTTAGCATATTTCTCCATGCACTTGACAATATAGTCTCTAAGTCTAAACGCGTAAATCTCAAGGATAAACTGGTCAATTGTAAGCTCATCACCGAGCCATTCGATAGAATTATACATGTCCTCAAACTGAACATAGCATGAGTCTGTATCGATATAGATTACAGACGGACGTTCTAGCTTGTGCTTTACCTTGATATTGAAGTGGTCGTGTACTACTTTATCCTTATAGAAGAACTCGTTAAAGTACTTGTTCAATATCGTTTCAGAATACATGATAGCATTCTGACCCTGTAGTGTAATAGATTCTGCAATATCGATATTAAAGAAGTGAAACCACTTATTACCGAATGCACCGTAAATAGAGTTAAGTGTTACCTTAACCGCCTGCTCGTATGCTGTATACTTAGCCGCCTGTTGCTCATAGTGAGCTATGAGAGCCTTCCCCTCTTCAGGGGAAAGCTCATCTATTTGTTTAGTCTCTAGCTCTTCAATGTTCATTACGCTGTTTGACAGGTTGAGATAGTCAATACAGTTTCAGACTCGCTAGATGAGAAAACAACTTTAGAATCCGAAACAAATACGTTCTGCTCTTCCTTATCAAGCAACGCAAGATACTTTTTATATACGGTAACACCACCGTCTCCTGTAGACTTCTGGTTAATAACCGCACTGAAAGTCTTACCTTTAACGTTTACTCCCTTACCATTCGCGTTGATAGAGAATGTCTCCTCTTTATCCAATGTGAACAAGTTCTTAACCTTACCTAGGGTATGTGTGTCCATGTCAAAGTTAAACTTACTTCCTTCAGTTGAGAAGATAGCTTTGATCTGGTCTTGTGTAAGGTCCTTAAAGCCAATAGAAGGCTCTGAACATGATAGGGTAATCTCCAACTCATCATTATAGATTCGGAACGTAGATGCTACGTAATCCTCATCGTTTTCAATAAACTCAATCTCTCCCTTGATTGCATCATGTTCAAAGTGCTTGATTGCATCAATAACCTTAGATCCATCAAAGAAAGCGATCTTCAACTCCTTATCGGAATCAAATCCCCACTTACCCTTGGTATTAAACACTTTATCCGTCTCTACTGAGTGGAACTTAACAGCATCCCTCTGTGGTAAATAAACTGCTGAGGTAATCTTATCCTGATCCATCTTCATGTAGATGAATGAATCGATAAGCTTAACACGATTAATAAAAGATACCAGCTGGTGCTGGTCAATTCGATTGATTTTAAGTTTCATGCTTACTATTATTTATAAGTTCTATATGAAATGCCAAAAAAGTTTCAAAGAAAAAGGGCCCGCTATCGCGAGCCCCTTTATTCCCTGGTATTGAGGATTATCCTTCAGCTTCAGTGCCTTCTGCGTTCTTCTTAGCAACGTAAGACCATACGAAACCAACGATGGACATTACGATACCAACACCTTCAAGCATCATGCCTTCATCAAGAACTCCCTTAGCAACTAGAGCACCTCCAGCTGTAGTTAGTACGTGGCGAATAATACCATAAATTTGATCTTGTGTCAACATAGCAATTAATTTTTTTTAGTTAGACTTTATATATATATCAGACATTGCTTTAGAATCTAAAGCCGAATCCAATTCCTAGGTTAGTAGTTCCGTTGTTTGTGTTATAAACAACTTTTGGGTCGACATAAAGGCCATTTACGCCAGTGCCGAGTAGCATACCTACACCAACATTCAAACCGAAGTCAGTTGTTAGGTTTTCAGTTCCCGCGTAGACGAAATAGTTATCTACGAAGTAACGAGCGTGTACGTCTAGGTTCAAATCACCTGCTACAACTTCTCCGTCCTCATTGAGAGTTGTGCCTTGGTTAACTGAAACGCCAGCCATAACATCGTCTGTGAAAGCATATCCAACGGTAGGTGTTAGTGCCCATTGGGTCCATGCTGTGTTTGAAAGATCTCCAGTACCAATGTACCAATCTCCCTGTTGTTGTGCGTTAATTGAGAGCAGCGCACCTGCTACAAGTCCGAAAGTCAAAAATAACTTCTTCATGTTTATTTAGGTTTGTGGCCCGAAGGCCGGTTAAACTCTTGTTTATATATCAGCCATCGCAACTTAGGCAATCAGGATCTGTAGCTGATGACGCGATATCGCCCCTTAATACCGATTCTGTTCGCATATAATAAAGTGTCTTGATTCCCTGGTTGTAAGCTTCTAAGTGTACCTGATTGATAAACTTAGGAGCTGCCTCTTTAGGGAAGGCAAGATTTAACGATACGGATTGATCCACATACTGTTGCCTCACTCCAGCCTGCTTCACAAGATCCAACTGATTTATCTCTTTAAAAGTCTTAAATACGTCTGCTAGTGGAATATACTTTTCTCTATCCACGTCAGACATCTTATCTAGCTTATCTTTTTTAATAGGCTTACTAAATTCACCGTCAAATGATTCACCGATATGAACATAGTAGTCTCCTATCCAATCCAAGCCCTGTACTGAACCGCCATCTACAAGAATCTGATCCCATGTCTTCTTAGTATTCTTATTGATAAGATCTAAGACTTTCTCTAGTGATTTGTTTTTTCTAATAAACGTTCCCTTTGCAGTTTGTTCTGTAAATACGTTTGCAGCCCATGGCTCAATGCCTGGTGATACATTACCGCTAAGCTTAGAATTAGATACAGTAGGTGCAACTGCTCTTAGGTGAGTGTTGCGCATTCCAGTACCAGAGCACCATAGAGGTTCACCGTATTCATGTGCCATATCACGGCTTGCCTTTTCACTTTCCGTCTTAATCTGACTAAAGATCTTACGAGTTTCAAACTGAGCAGTAAGCCCTTCAAAAGGAATGTTACGGTCTTGTAGGTATGTGTGCCATCCAAGAACACCAAGACCCAATGCTCTACCCTTTTCAGCAGATCTTACAGAGTTTTCAAACCCACGCATATACTTTGCCTTAGCAATAAACTCTTCAAGAACACCGTCAAGGAACCAAGTTGCAGTATAGATGAGATCTGTGTCTTTCCACTCATCATATCTTGCAAGGTTAACTGAACTCAAGCAGCACACAAAAGAATGGGACTCATCTGTATGGAGTGTAATCTCAGAGCAGATGTTGGTCATATAGACCTTTAGCCCATTCTTTTTATACGCGTCTGGGTTGACGTTATTAACGTTTCCTTTAAACATAATGTATGGTTCTCCAGTTGCTCTGCGCTTTCTTAGAACAGCAGCCCAGCGCTTTCTGGATTCCTTATCACCCGCCTCAACTCTTTGCATGAAGCTATCAGAGACAACAACACATTGGTGCATATTTAGACATTGGCGGTTTACATCACCCTTAGGCTCTCTAATCTCAAGCCATTCCCAAAAGTCACCGTGCTCAATATCAATATTGACCGATGCTGCGCCACGACGAACCGCACCTTGGTTAGTAGCCAAGATAGATGAATCATAGATTTTACAGAATGGGACAATACCATCTGAGGTTCCATTCTGTGAGATATTAGATCCAGCAGGTCTGATTTGGTTCACCCCAATACCTACGCCGCCGCCATGCTTAGCAAGTAGCATCATCTCTAGGTTCTTGTTACCGATATCATGAATAGAATCAGCGACGTCGATACCAAAGCAAGAGATAGGTAGACCTCGTTCTGTACCTGTATTAGAAAGAACAGGAGAAGCTAGGTTTAACCAACCTTTCCAAATGTAGTCGAAAAACTTTGACGCAAGTTCTGGCTTTTGGAGTCTTTTAGCGATAGCAGTTGCCACGCGCCAATAAGCATCCTTTGGTGTCTCTCCTTCTAAGAGATAGCCACGGCTAATTGTCTTTACGTAGATCTCGGTGTTACCCCAAGTAGGAAAGTCTACTCCAAGCTCCCAGCCCAATTCTTCGCCATAGTTCATTTCTTCTTCCATTTAATAACTGTCTTATTATACTATGCTAAATAGTTTTGTTTAAAAAATATCGTCCTCGTCCCAGTTCTCGTCTTCTCCAGCCTTAGAATAGTCTGTTGGTCTTACCGCAAAGAAATCTGTATGTGTATGTCCACCAGTAAGATGGTAGAACCAATCTAGCTGAGAAGCTGATTCATCATCATACTTCATTTTTGGCTCATAGCCAAGCTCTACAAGCTTCTCATTTGCTCTCTTGATAATAAAGTTCTTTAGGTCTATTGCCTTAAGATTCTCCAGATCTCCCATCTCAAACATCTTCTCAATAAACTTATGTTCCATCTGAACCATAAGCTCTGCTGCATGTTCAACTTCTGGTCTCACAAGCTCCTTAAGCTCTGGGTATTCCTCACACATATGACAGAATAGCTGACATCCCATCTTAGAATGTAGTGACTCGTCTCTAACTGACCACTTCATTTGCTGTCCAATTCCTTTAAGCATGTTTCTCATCTGAAATGAGTACAATACTGCAAATGAAGAGTATAGTGAAACTCCTTCGGCAAACGCTGAGAAAATAGCTAGAGACCTTGCCACATCCTTACGTGCTCTTGCATCTTTAGATAAATCGTCGTGTGTATAGTCTGCTTCGGTTGAAGTTAGCATTTCAAACTTCTCTGCAACCGCAGGCTCATGTAAGAATGCTGAGAAATCTTCAAGTCCTAGTGTTTCGTTTAAATATGAGTATGCTGTGGCGTGAATAGTCTCTTGAGAGCCAAACATCATAGCCATCTGCTTAATTTCGTGTTTTGGGAACCAGCGAGTAACCATAGTTGTCCAATAATCGGAAACTGCACATTCGGTCTGTGCAAAACCCAATAGGATATTACCCACGATGTTCTTTTCATGTGGTAATAACGCCTCGTTCCAATCTTTTACATCACCCTGCATTGAGATTTCGGTATGTAACCAAAATGCTTGGGCCTGTTTTAACCATCCTTCTAAGTAATATACGGGGTACTCAAAAGGCTTATATTCAATTCTTTCTTTAAAAAGTGACATTTTGCTATTATTTTTTACATAAGTCGAAAAACGGCCTATCTCTAGGCCGACATCCAACTCATAATCTAAAAATACTAGCAGCGCTGCAAGTGATTTATATATTTGAAATGCTGCTTGTAATTTCCAAATTAAGAGTTAAACTTTTTCTTCAATTCCCTAGCTTTTTCGTAAAAATCATACGAAGTTTTCTTGTATTGTTTACGCTGGGCATATAGATCTGTTAGAATCTTTCTAAGGATAGAATCCTCTTTTTGATAAACGACACCGTTTTCGCATACTATGACATCTTCATCTTTACGACGCGTATTTATCTGGTCCTGAGTTACCATTTCGACGTATGAGTCAGGTGAGATATTAAACTGACGCATGATAGAAGGGTATAGGGATGCAAAGTCAAATGCGCTAACTCCGCTATAATATCCTGAGATGGGTTCCTTGACAAATGCACCGGCGTACTTGCCGTCTTTCTTACCATCTTCTTTATCATACTCAATGCCAACTCGCTTATTCTGTTCAACAAGCTTACGTGCAATGAGTGCTTCAGTAACCGCCACTGGAGATGCTGCCTTATACAATGGCATCTTCGTAATAGTGGCTAGCGTAAGAAGAACCTCCATGCTTCTAAGCTTCTCGTCAATATAGTATACAAGAATAGAGTCAACTACGTTATAGAATACGTATTTCTTAAAGTCATTCTCATAAAGATCTTGAAGCGATCCTTGATACTTAATCTTCTTTACATTAAGAACCTGACCAGAAACATAGTCGAGTGTATTAGATTCCTTTACCTTAACAGAACGATCATACTTATCGTAAAGCTGCATGTAGTCCAAGATTCCCATATGCAATGGACGGCTATCATTACGGTCTAATTCACCGGTAATTGCCACTTCGCTAAGGTCGATCTGAAGTCTCTTACATCGGTTTACAATATATTGCCAGTCATAGTTAATAAAGTTCCATCCTGTCATCATAGGAAACTTAGGAAGGAACTTATGCAAGAAAGTGTACAGCATATTGTACTCGTCCTTAAACTTGTAATAGCTAAACTCCCAGTCTTGATCGTATCCCTCGAAATGTGCGTTGGTATCTTCCTCGATCTTTTTGATTTGATCAGAAGAAAGATCGTCTAGACCAAGAACAATTGCCTTACGTTCTGGTGTAATAATAGAGAACGTAAGAATACGGGACTTAGCTTCCTCTGGTTTAGGAAAGCCATCTACGATCTCGGTCTCGATATCGACAAAATATGTTCTAGGGATATTGAACTCAAAGATCTCGTTACGGTCCTTTTCAGGAAGGCTGTCCATAAAATAGATCAATGAGAACTTATTAAATGCTCTTGATCGATTCTTCTTTACACAACGTCCATCCCAATTTAGAATTCCCTCTTGGCGATCTCGGTCTTCGTTATTAGTGACAACCCAGTTCTCAAATTGTGAGACTGGATATCTTTTAAAGCTTACCTTACCCTCCCTGTTATAGTAACTTACAATTACCTCGGAATCTCTCTGCTCAATATCAAGTAGCATTAGTATCCGCGGTTTTGGCGATCGTGATTCTCTTCGTTTTTAGCCATATATAGATTGACTACATCTTTTGCAGTCATTCCAATTGAAATGGCAAAGTTCATATAGAAATGAAGACCATCAATCCACTCGTAGTAAAGCTCGAGGCGATCATCATCGGAAAGGTCTTCGATACGCATATCTTTTGCCTTAACGTTATCCTTTTTCCAGTATTTCCAAGCCGCTGATGCAATACCATCATTAACTCCTCCAAGTGCATCAAACATTTCATTAAGCTCATCACTCATTGCATGTTTGTTAACACACCAAAAGTCTGCGATTTCTTTAAGAGTCCATCCATCAAAGTTAAATCCTAGGCGCTCTTGCAATTCTTTTTGCTTGTTGTAAACCATGCCTAGAGTATCATTTGACTCAGTATAGTAGTCCTTAACTTCTAGATCTGCACATTTATTGTCTGCGTTAGCCATGTGTTTTTGTTTTTTCTATTCGTATTTGTAATATTGTTTCACTTATCAGTATCTCTAATCTCTCCCCATTCTCTTTGCGAGTCTATTGTCTTTTTAGTCTTTTCAAAATCTGGTTTAGGATCGCCGCCTACATTCCAAAACCAAGCACCTGGAGATCCATGCTTTACCATAAATTCCCATGCCTTGGCGTCATAGTTAAGCGCAGATGGGAAAGGGGGGAAGAATTCTGAACTTACATTTTGGTTAAACGCTTTTGGGTGGCTCCACATAGTAGCGCGGCCTCTTTCTCCTTTCTGTATATTACGAGCAACCGCAACCGCATTAAACTTAGTATCTGGCCATGCAATCTGCAATGAGCGTTGCAAGACGCCTGTTGAAATAGCCGACCATGCCTCTTCAGGATATCCATGATTCTCTGCTAAGTCATAAGCAACCTTTACAGCAGCCGCAGTAACCCACTCGTGCTTAAGGCCGAGGGGGATAAAAAATGCATTGTTATCTTCTGCCCAATCTTTTGCTATCTTATTTAGGTTAGGCATAGCAGCGATTCTACGGAACTTCATTTCAGCACCACGCTCTACACAGATTGCCTGGTGATCTGAAATCTCTTTCTGGCTTGGGCTAAAGAGAACAAGCCTCTTATTATACTTCTTGGCTAAATATGCAAGAGAGATACCTGCGAATCCATACCTAGGCTGAACATATACCAATGTATCTGACTCTGCCTTTTGTACTAGGATATCTCCGAATCTACACTTTGATCCAAAGCCCATCATATCTTCGCGCACTACTTTAAATCCATCATGCTCAACGATTTCAGGAGCATCGAATGGATCTTTCCAGTCCCCTGCTAGTTCTAGCCACGCGTCTCTATTAGGGTACATAAGGTTTAAGTCCTGATTATACTCGCTTTCTGTATGTTTGTTATGAGCCATATAGTTCTGATACTTTTTGTTTGTATGATTCTACTGTGAGACCCGCTTCAGCAATAATCTTGTCATCGCTAGGGTGATGGGTCATACCGTTAAAGGTTTCTACTAGACCGAGATCTAGCATAGCCTTCTGTCTACCAAATGGATGGTCTTTGATAGTCGATGAGTTCCATAGGCTATCCATATCAATATGCTTATAGTCAGCGCCGGGTCTCATATAGTTTTCAATCCAACGGATAAAGTCACACGCAACATCCTCTGCGTTATATGGAAGTGAACCAGTCTCTTCATATATCTTTGTCATCACGGCATCAAGGAATGGTTCTGACTTTTTGCCCTTTCCGCTAACCGGATCAGCAAGATATCCAATACATTCCACTGCGTTTGTCCCATAGTAGAACATAGACTCGCGGTTCACATATTCAGGGAACCAATCAGCAATATCAGCTAAGACAGCAGCATACTGGAACTTATAAGCTCTAAGGCCATTTTCTTTATTCCAATCAAACATCCATTGTCCGATGTCTCTGAGATTCTTTTTATCTCCCTCTTCAAGGTAGTTAGCCAAGTCACGAGCTAATCTAGGTGCAAATTCACAAAGGAAATAATCACCGCCTCTCTTATAACGATACTTAGGGCCTTCAAACCCTGCCATACCAACAAATAAATCTCCCTCTTCAACCGCCGGCGGCTTAGGGAACGCAGGGAACTGATATCCAACAGAAGTATAGAAAGACTTTGTAGCGCCTTTCACCTGTTCACACATCTGTTCAATAGTATCGGATTGCCACAAGTCAAATAGGAGTGTGTTATGATATCCGCTAGGCTTAGTAGCATAGTTGATTGCCGATCCACAAACCCTGTGCAAGATAAACACATATAGCCATTCAGGAAGGCCAAATACATCCTGCTTTCCAGTCCAGTTTGTAGCTACATCTTTTCTTTGTGGCGTGATAAGACCCTCTTGCATGCGAGACCAATACGGATGGTCTTCTGTCCATCCGTAAAAACAGTCGTTTACAATCTGGCTAAATCCAGCAAACTTACGTTCAACCACATCGTAGAGTTCGATATGTTCCATAAGAGGATCGTTCATATCAGATTCCTGATGCGGTATATGTCCTAGATTAGACTTCTTCTGCTGATCTAGAGCTAAGTTGTAATAACGGATAAACTCGTCATAGTATTTTGTAGTAGTAATATCCATTAAAAAAGAGCTGCTTGAATTTTTGTCTCGCCAAATTTTTTGTTTTCTTCGTCTTTAATTAAATCCCATCGATAGAACTCACGCGCAATATGTACCGACTTAGGCTTTTCCATAACATCAAATGTAAGTTCGCCTAGACTGTTTTTGTAACATGCTGGATGTTGCCATGTTTTCCATTCATTCCTAGCGCACATCGATACAACAAGTTCATTAAATTCTTTTACGAGATTAGTTCTTTCTTCCCAAGTTCCAAAGTAAGGCGTATCTTTATAGTAACCTGTCTTTGGTAGTTTTCTAGATACGTCTTCAATAGGCAAAGCTTGTACTACCTCAATGTCATTAATTCCTAAGTCTTGTAGCTGTAGCTCATATTCTAGCATCATGCTTTTAAGTGATGAATGTGGATCCTTCTGTCTCATTAGGTGGTGTCTTATATCTATATTACCTAAATACACTCGAAGTGAATTAATTCCACTTGGAACATAAGTAGAAATACCACGCTTTAAGGTACCGAAGAGTGTCAATCCATCATTTCTATCACACATAAAACCAGGAGTATACTGACTGAATGAATGAGAATCGCCAAAGCAAAGCTTATCTGTCTTTTCAATAAGGTCTACTCGCTTGATTTCTTTACAGATTTTCTTTGCTTCATCAATAGATGACTCAAGCGTCTTAAACAGATCCGAACCCGTCTTAAGCCTCTTTTCAATAAGAGTACCAACACATGGCATATCATGATGCAATGAGTACATGCGAACCTTCTTAAAAAGCCGGTTGACCTGTCGGTACAAGTCATCATTGGCACCTCCAAAGATATTAAAGTTGCCCTTGAATTCCATACCATGTTCTAGAAGGATAACGTCATAGTCTTCCCAATTTGTAGTATTATCATTGATAACACTCACACTAGGATAACCAGCATGCCACAATTGATTGCAAAGCATATAAGCCCATCCCGCTTTATGCGAAGTGGGCTTAGAACTAAGCTTACCAACAATTGGGCATATACCAATCTTGATTCTAGTGTCAGGCTCGAGATCCGTAAAGTATACTTTATTGTTCGTATCCGGCATCTGCGTCTGATAGATCTATTGGAGCTTCGTTATCCTTGTAACCGTACTTTTTGATATAGTTATCAAGGCCACCGATATATGCGACTGCGTCAAGCAAGTTATCTTGTTTGTAGTTATATGAATGTCGGCTAAGCTTAAGGGCAACAAGAGCTGCATACATGTCAGATCCTGTCCACTCTTTACCTGTCATACCTGAACAAATCATAGCTGCACGGCGCATACCTTCTTCAAAGGGGCCATACATTCTTTCTTTTTCTTCAGATCGATGATTAATAATCTGATCAGCGTCTTTAAGAATGTTATTACTCATGAGATACTTTTCTTTTTTATACTAAAAAGCCGCGAAATGTTTCACGGCTTTTCTATTAAACCAACTCTTCTTTGTATAGCTTGGCAATATATTGTTCAAGCATAGCGGCATTGAATCCATCAAGGCTCGCATAGAAGCGCGTCATCGCGCCGTATGGACCGGCTAGTTGATATGATTCCGACCACTTTTTAGATAGATGTTCGACCATCATAGGACCCAACTCGCCGTAACAATCCTCGATGAAGTTAGGGGGATAGTTCATAGCGAACATCACGAAGTCTTTGTATTTCTTCATGCCTCCATTTCGATTCGTTCGAGTTCAGCTTCGATTTCAAGGGCCAAATTACGACGTTGGCTCTCTGTCATTGCCATGATTTCAACCATGGAATATCCTGCATCTTTCAGCAGTTCAATAGCGTAGTTATTCATTTTCTTTTTAGATTAGTAGCGAAGACCTCCGATAACAGAAGCAGGGAATTTATAGACCTTTCCAGTGTTGACATTTTCAGCCAAGAGTGGGTACTTTCGAGATCGTGGCTTCAAACCAGTAATCTTGTAAGTTTCATAACGGAACTCAAAGGTATCGCCGAGCTTATAGCCGTTAATGCCAAAGCTAGACGCATAGCGGTTAAAGTCAGTTGCTTCTTTGGTCATCACAGTGCCATTCTTTGCAACCGTGGAGATGTTGATCTTAGTAGTGCAGTTTGTTGGTGAGAAACTAGAGTTTCCAACTTCAATCTTAACGCCGTAGCGCTTTGCGACTTTGGCCAACGCAATTTCGATGTCGTCGGCAATCTGGCGGACCGATGCACGGTCAAGGGAAGAAATAGCTTTACTCATGAGAGAATTGATTTGTTTAACTGATTAACTTTACATATGCAATATACAACAAAAAACCCAGACATAAAAATGCCTGGGCTATTAATTTTGTTAAAAATCGTTAAAATTACTTTTCTAGCCTTTCATTAAGAAACGACTTAAAACTGTAAATGTATTTCATTTCAGAAGTCTCTTCTTCCTCTTCGTCTTCTTTTCTGCCAGCTGGAACATCTCCAGAACCGACTTCGCCAGTGTCTGGATTTGGAAAGGCTACTGGACCCATGCCGCTTATCTGTGCTGGAGTTATACCTTCTCCGACCTTATCAGGGAGACCTTCGTGTTTAGTCTCGGCAAAATCTTTAAGCTGCTTTAAAGTCATATTATCTACAAGATCCTCTACATCATCCCTATAAGATGAATCGACGTCAGAAAGTTGCATATCACCGTTTTTGACGGCGTATGCAACTCCCATTAGTCTCTGTTGTGATTTACTTGTACTAGGCATTACTTATGCTGGCATGTAATTTCCTTTTACGTACTTATGAATATCATTTATTTTCTTAGCAGCGGCATCGGCCTCGTCCTTATAGTATGAGGTACCGTTAGCTGCTTTACCTCCGGTTTCAGCTTCCCACTCTGCGACTCTTCTATTGTAATCAATATATTTTCCATATAGATCCAACGCTCTTGACATAGAGTGTGATGCATCTCCAACACTGTGCTTAGTGCCAGGGATCGCAATACTTCCCCATTGGCCAGATTCTCCTGCTGCAATACCAGCTGAAACTGCATTACTTATTAATTCAACAATTTCTTTAACTAATGCATCAATATCTGTTTCTGATGCTCTCTGCTTAAGAATAGCATAGTATCTTTGCTGATTTTCTTTTCTAAACTCTTTATCACTAGTAAATGCAAGTGCACCTTTCTTAGCATCTTGTCTTGCTGAAATCTTATCAGATGTACTATATTTGTCACGTAGAGCTTGAACGTTAAATACAAGGGCCCTATCAGCCATTTCAGCAATTCTCTTTACATTGTATAGTCCAGTAGCACCGTATCCTTTGTACTTTTTATCAATACCATAAGAACCTACACCACGGTAACCTTTACTTGATTTTGTCAGACTACTGCCGCGTTTCCAGCCGCCAATTCCCATAAAATCACCATTACCATTAGAAACAGCTAAGATAAATCCACCGCCCGGAATAGTGCCATATGCACCTCGATCGGTATACGGGTTTTCTTTTTCATTATCTGAGATATAGATGATATACGTATTGTAATTATATCCCTTTTTACCCTGTTCAAGCTTATATGCATCTTGTGGGTCCATAACAGAAATATCTTCATCCTGTACTTTGTCTAGTGCGATCTTTGTAGACTGATAAAAAGCATTAGATAGTCTAGCGTCAACCTTCTTTTCATTAGAATGTCTACTAGTATTACTAAAGGCGTCTCTTAATAGATTAGAAGAGAACGCTTCATTTAGAATAGAATACTTATCTAATTGCTTTTCTTCTTTTAGTAGAGCAGAAAAGCTTTCAAAAGATTCAGAAACGATTTTTTCTTCAGATTCAAAGAAGCTATTAAATACGTCAACAACGCGCTGTGCTTCATTACCAAATCCAATAGACTCTAGGTAAAGAGCAGCTCCTTCAACTACACCAATACCAGCAAAACCTGCAGCAGAAGATGCTAGGCTGTAGTGCGATTCGATAAACTGCTTGACTTGTGCGTTTGTTAGAACAATCTCATGTCCACCTAGTTCAGCTAGTCTAATAGCCAATGGTCTGTATGCTCTTGGGGTTGCTTTAGGAAAAGCTTTTCCAACCGCTTCCATTTCTCTGTGGAAGTTTGCGTCTTCCATACCGTTCATTGTAACTTGCTTTAGAGCTAGAAGTAGGTTAGCCTTATCCTTTGCAAGACCCGATGCGGTAACTTCAAAGAACTTCTTAAGAGCTGCAAATACTTTTTTAGCCTCTCTAGACTCAACTTTAATTGCTTCGTTCATTGTATTGTTTGTATTTTGTGTTTCTTCTTGTATTGATTCATCAGAATCTTCTTCCTCACTTACATCTTTAACAGTAACTGGGAAAGTTTTACCTTGGAACTCAAACTCCTTTAAGCCCTCGGCCTTTGCAGCTCTAGCCGCAGTAATAAATGCGTTTCTACCTTCATCGATCTCCTCTTCTTCGTTGACCGCTAGGGCTGAAAGTGCCCTTTGTCCAAACTTAGAAAGCTTAACACCATCTTCTGAAACGCTAAAGTACTTTGCGTTTCTTCTTAACCATCTTTTAGAATCGCCGCTAAGCTCAGAAACAAGAGCATTAAACTCTTCTTGTGTAATCTGGCCGTCTGCAATTTCAGATAGAACTTTATTTCTTATTTTAGCAGTAAAACCCGCCTCTAAAGCAGGGTGGTTTTCTGTGTATCTTCTCTTGAGAGTAATCTTCTTTCTCTCATTTAAATAATCATTAAAATTCATGATAGAATCCTTGTTTTTGTATATATTAGTCTGACATCTTTATAAATTCAGAAAAGGTTAGTAGATTTGACTCATAAACCTTAGATTCTGCAGCTGCCATAGACATTTCTAAAGTATCTTTAAGCTCTTTATACATTCCATGAATCTCCTTAGGAGTAAGCTTCTTAAATAAGCGCTCGTCTCCATCTAACATCGCGTTTCTAACTTGAGTAGCTGAAATGTTTTTACCTGTTCTAGGAATCTCAAATAGACCAAAATCATCTCTAACACCCAGATCTTCTCTGTATTCTTCTTTATCTACCTGGTAACTATAAACCTTAAGTCTATCGCTACCAGTTCCCCATAATACTGGTTCATATTTAGGTCTCATCATATTGAACATCTTATCAATAGCAGCGGATGGAACAATAAACACCTCTTGAATAGGGTATTTTCTTTTTAGCATATTAAGCATCTTAACCTGCATCTCTTCAGAGTAAGGTCTCTTAAATGCATCCTCAGCCTTTCTCGTTTTTGACTTAACTAGAAAAATAACTACAGGATATCCATTCTCTTTATGAATTGCATTTATAACTTTAGCGTGGCCTAGTGTAAACGGCTGGAATCTACCAACAAACATGTTTACTGGCATTTTACCTTGTTCTTTATACTTTACATCAAGTGCCTCCATAACCGGTGAATCCTGAGACTGTATCTTTTCAGCTTTTAAGAAAGTGTTATATGTCATAATGCTAGACTCTTCCTGCTTCATCATGATTCTATCTTCTATTTTTTCGACAATATCATTCATCTGACTCATAAGATCTGCATTTATAATCTTTGTTTCCTTGGTTCTCTTTTTTCTAAATGAACCTAGCATAATCTTAAATAGCTCTGAAAGATCCTCGTTAGAAACAAGTTCTATAGTTTTTTCGTTTGTTATAAACTCCCTATTTAGTTCAAATCCGGGCTTACTAGCAAATCCAGCCGAATCAAAGTCAGCTCCGATATACTTAACCGCATTCTTAGAAATGTAATCATTGAATATGGTAGACATAATCTCAAGATATCTAAGATCTGTATCTTCTTCTAAAAGATCTAAGGAACCTATGTTGTAGTCCGAAAGGTATTCTACTAAGTCTAGTATTGAAATCTGATACATGTCAGACGCCTCTCTTTCCTCATCGACCTTTCTATCAAATCTAGAAAGCTTAAAGTTCTTTATCTTTTTGCCATCAGCAAATGAGACTATTAATGAATCTATATCAGCATCTAATCCCTCATGTAATGCTGTCTTAGAAAGCTGCTTATTAAATATACCATAAACGCTTCTGGTAAAAGAGTCATCCTTAAATCTGTTTTCAAAGGCTTCATCGCTTAACTCTAAAAGAGAAATAAGGTCATCCTTTTGGTGTGATGCAAGTACACCCTCGAATATAACAGGAATGCTATTTACATCAAGAGTATTAGCCCACTTTTCTAAGATTTTAGGGTCTCTGATAACCTTTTTAATCTGTGTTGGATCTGTTGGATTTAAAACCTGAATGTGCGTTAGTATAAGGTGGTTCTTAGGAAGATTATCATACTCAATGTCGACTGTTTTTCTATTAGTCATATAGTCAAAACCAAACTTCCAGTCAGATGGCATCTCAGCCTTAATCTCGTCCGAAATAGAATGAAAATGCCCTATTGCGTTTTCGTAGTATTTAACAATTGTTCTATCGACCCTTGTCATAGGATATTTAGATCCACTCTTGTAGAACTCATATCCTTCAGATGTTCTTCTAGCATGAAACGAAGATGCTTGTACCTTTTCTGTAACTATGCACTTGTTTTTCAACATGTCCATAAATTCATTTCTATTACAAGAATTAAAATATGTTCTTAAGTTTTCAAGTGCCATTATCTTCCGTATTTAATGATTCCCATTAGCTGGTTTATAGCAGCAAATGTACCTGTTAGTTTGTAAGTATGTCCCTTATATCTAAAAACAAGACCTTCGGTAGGTACAATTGATTCTATACCTCCAATTCTATCTAGTCTCTTTAGTTCGTCCTCTACCTTTTTAATTTGCTTTTCATCGCCTCCCTTTTTAATCTTATCTGCCTCCGTTCTTATTTCGTTATGCAATCTCTGCATTTCTTTATCAGGCGATACTGCCAAAAAGTTAGATGCATTCTTTAATATGATAGAGCCTAACTCTAAGAAAAGATCTTCAAATGGCTCTATGTTTTCTTTATACTTTTTCTTTACATCCTCTTTATCAAACTTCTTAATAGATGCAAGTTGATTCTTGTCGACTGCCTTTGCTACAGCTCTCATATCAAGTGTCTTCTTATCACCATATGCCCATCTTAAAAGAAGACCCTCTTTAACTTCCTGAGGTAGGTCTGAGAAATTAGATTCTATCTGCTCTCTCCACCACATCTCGTGATATCTTGATACTTCATCTGAATCAGATAAACTGTATCTTTTCTTTAGAGATTCAACCTTAGCTAAAAATTTAGACTTATTTTTTTCAAAGTCTACATCCTTTCTAAGTTGTATAATTCTAGGTGGTATAATTTCAAAAGTATCACCTACCCTTGCGTTTACTTTATCTAATAATGATGTTATTTCTTTTGCTCCCTTTGGATTTTGTCCTATAATATTACCTTCGCCATCTGTTTCTACGATACCGTGAAATTGTATAGCATCGACATCATAGTGTATTACATTAGGATTCTTAGAGTAGATAAGCTCCATGTTCATAAATGACTTTCCGTCATTAAAGTACTTATCTAAAACATCTTGCTTTATCTTAGGAAGATTAGTCGATAAATCCTTAGCTGCTAGTGTAAATGTATCTCTAACTAACTCGCTAGGATGATCGGCAAACATTGCCGTTATACCATCTAGATCCAGAGGAGCCATAAGTTGTGTCTTGTTTCTAGCAAATAGAACAACACCGCCTTTGACAGTAGCAAATACATTCTGGCCGTCTGTTTTTTCTGTAGGATCCTCTTCAAAGTTTAACTCGCCGCTAAGACCTGATTCTATAAGGTTTTTAAAGTCACCAAACGTAAGTGATTTGTTATCAAACGGGTGTGACATATGGCCGGCTGCACCGCCCTCCATAATAAGAGAATGGCCCGCTACTGCGGGCTTCTCCTTCTCAAATAAGAATTGCTTATATGTAAAAAATCTATTCATTATCCTAGAGAGCTCTGTAGCATGCCTACTGCAGCGCCATAGTCTCCTTCTGCTTTTGAAAGTATTCCGTCAATTGTCTCTTGTGCCTTTGCTTCGTCAAAGTCATCACCGAATGCCTTTTGAAGAACTGCTTTAGCATACTCAGAAAACTCTTCGTCAGAATTAACTTCTGCTTCACTTACTTCAGCTTCTTCAACCTCTTCGGTTTCAGTAACTTCTTCAGTTGCTTCTTCAGTTGCTTCTTCGTTAGCAGCGGCTTCCATTTCCTCAGCATTTTCTTTATCGTCGGCATCGACGTCTTCTACTGGGTATGTTTCACCGTCAACTGTAAACTCTTTTTCGCCGTCTGCTATAGCCTTAGCTCTTGCAGCACCAAACGCATTACCTTCTGAAACATAAGCCTCTTCTAATCTATCGATCATATAAGTTACGTCTTCAGAACTTGCGTTTTCTTTTAATCTATCAAAGAAAGATGCCTTGTCATCATCGTTTAACTCTGAAATTTCAGAAACGCCGTATTCAGACAACAGATCTTTAAAGCTCTGTGCACTAGACGCTCTTTTTGCTTCTCTTTCTTCTTCAAGTTTTGCAGTTTGTTGTTCCTTTCTAAACTGAGAGAAAGAGTTAAAGTCGTGTAGTTTTTCCATATCTATATTATATTTTTTGGAATATCATATTCTTATATATCCCCATCAAATTTGATCTTTTTAATAACGTATTCAAACTTTTGTTCTTTGTAGATTCTGCGGCGTTCTATAGCATGTCGCATTAGATAGTTTGTCCACTCATCAGAAGATAGGTCATCTACAAAATCAATGATAGTTACGCTATCTTTTGATTCATGTTGTCTTAGACCACGGCCTATAGACTGTCTAATGATAACCTCTGATTTAAACGACTCTGTAAAGAATATATTGTGGATCTTCTTGATCGAAATACCAGTTGAAAATGTACCGTATGATGCCACAATCACTACTTCTTCACCAGCCTCCATCTTTTTTTTATACTCCTCTCTTATGTCTTTATCGGTTCCACCATCTACATAATAGACTATCTTATCACTATCAGATCTAAGCTTATCATATAGCTTTTTACCATGTTCTATTCTATGGAACAAGACAAGTGAGTTGCCAGGAATCTTAGCTACAACAGAGTTTATAAAGCTAAGTCTTCCAGGGGAATTTATAACATAATTCTGTTCGAACTTAAATACATCCTTACTCTCATACCTATTTATTGCCATCTCACTAAACGCCTTCTTAGTAGAGTCTGATGCATAGTCCATCTCTATAATCTTTACTTTACATCCTGCAATATGGCCTTCTTTCTGCAAGTAGTTCGCGCTAACCTCTGTAATAACAGGGCCAGTATATGCCATCAAGGTAAGCCTATCTAGCTTTCCTTTTTTAGGTATAGTTCCTGATAGACCGTATCTGTATTTTGCATTGATACACTTCTGTAAGATCGCCTTGATAGAAGTGGACTTTGCCTTGTGCGTTTCGTCAATAATTACCGCATCAAATTGTTGGAAGTAATCCTTTGGCTTTTTAACAAGTGACTGATATGTACCTATAACCACATTTCTGCCTTGGCGTATCTTCTGTCCTGAATAGATCTGCTGAACCTTTATACTTACCCTATTCTCATAATTGTAATCAAGGAAATCCTCGCTTGCCTGAACTACAAGAGATACGTTAGGTACTATAAATAGAATCTTATTAGCCTTCTTTTTTTCTAGCATGTATGCAACCGTAAGAAACGATATAAGAGTCTTACCTGCCGAAGTGGCAAGTTCAGCAAGGCACCTCCTAAACTTCAATATATTATAAGCTGCCTCTATCTGATAGTCCCTAGGAGTTATCTCGCTGTCCTTAAAGAACTCTAATGCCCATGCTTCGAATTCATCTTGCTTTATAGACTTATCAAATATCTCTGTAATACCATTAAGCTTAAGGTCAAACTTATAGTCCTTACATAAATCCATGATGTCTTTCCACAGACCTGATGGAATCCATTTATTATCCTTTATGTACGAGACATAACCATCCCACACACCTCGTTTAACCAAGGGGTTGAATCTCCAAGAATCAATCCTCTTAGTTAACGAGATGTTGAGCTGCTCTATCTCCAGCTCTGTCGCAGAATCTACTCTAAGAAACTGCTTATTTTCGGTTAAGCTAAGTTCCAATACATAGAAATCTTTTTATTCTCCTTACAGATCTTTTAGTGCGAGTCTGTTTCGGATGGCAAATCCCATGTTGTCTAGGGTCTTCACCGACTCCTTTAGAAAGTCAAGCTGATTCTCTAAGTGAGCCAAAATTGTATAGTCGTCGGCGAGGTCTGCTTCCATAAACCTCTCCTTTTGTTTTTCTCCTAACTTATAGTCATACTCATAATATCGTATATACGCTTCTCTGTGACGCACTGATAGTCTAGCCTTCTGGTCACGAATCTTCGTATTCATATATGCTATCTGATCTATAAGCGATTGTCTAGACGAAAGCACCTTTGCAATCGTCTCTTCCATTCCATTAATATACTTTAAGCTATGTGCAAGTTCTTTAATCTTTGTAGACCACTCACTTCTTTGCTTTCCGAGCTTTTCATCTAACTCTATTATCTTCTCTTTACTCATCTAGTTTCTTTAAAAGAGGCTTTTGCGATCTCCTCTTGGTTTAACAAACTTACTAGCCTTTTGTTTCTTCTTAAACTTTGGTTTTATCTTTTCAGATTCAGGTTGGTCTACTTTATAATTAGATGCGTCGAAGTCAATGAACATCTTCATGCCCTTGAATCTTTCACGATCCTTGTAGAATCCATCTAAATCGTCTTCGACCATCCGTGTTATTTTATTTATACATACCATAGATCTAGCTGACTTGTAGTGAAGTAATCATCTAACCGCTTATAAGCATCGAGCTTATTGTTATAGCAGACCTTAATCAAGTCATTTAGATCCTTTATATTGTATTTATCTAGCTTCATTTCGTCTATGAATTTAGACCACATAAATACAGGTCGACCCTTCTTAAGCTTTTCTGCCATCTTCTTTTTACCTGTCTCGTCGTTATCAAACATGTAACGCACCGTCTCCATTTCATCGAACTCATCAGTAGATCTGCCAGCCGTTGCAAGCGCTATAGAATTCTGCATGAACTTGGCATCGAGTGGCCCTTCAAATAGGGTAACTGTTCTTTGAAAGTTAACTTGCATAATTCCAAATAGAGTAGATAGCTTGCTTATCTTTAGCTTCTCATCCGGATCGATCTCTAATTCCTTTTCTAGTTCTTCATAAAGCTTAGGCAGGTCGTATGTGAGATACCTTGATCCTTTGCCTTTCATTCTACGACTTTGTACTGCAAGGATATTACCACTAGGAGTCCTATTGAGGATCCATAACTTATTATCCCTTTCAGAATATAAGAACTCATCGTACTTAGAATGTAAAAGTCTCTCCTTAAGCTTTAGCCATATCCATTCACCAGGCTCTATCTCTCTAGCACCAAATCCATTCTTAAACTCTTGTAATGGAATCGCGAGTTCATCTGCTCTTGTAAATATGGCAGGCCTGACCGTATCGACTCGTTTAACCTCACGCTCTTTGCTTTTAATATAGTCGATAACATCAAATGTATCTCCTGTATTTCGCATTCTAACATCAAAGTCCTTAAGCATAAGGTGGACGTTAGTATGCTTTGAGCAGTTATAGCAATGATACTGCAAAGTGTCCCAGTACAGATTACCTCTTTTCTTAGAGTCATCTGAGTGAGAATCACCACAATAAGGACATGCCAGAACCAAACGGCCCGACATGTCCCTTACTTCTTGCTTTCTAGGAGAGTTATGCTCTTGGGCTGTAATCTCCTCTAATGCGATCCGTATATTGTGCTTAAGATCGTTAGATATCGAGGTCATTCAAGAAAGAATCTAGGTCGTCATCAGTGCTAACTGAACTCTCAGCGGCAACTGCCTCTTTAACTTCCTCTTTCTTGGCCTCAGTCTTAGTCTTAGTAGGAGCGTCGTTGTTAACGACCTCTGCAATAGAGTCTCCTGGATTCAAGTACATGCGAAGAACTGAGTTAACGAATTCACGAGTTTCCTCGTCCCATACTTGGTAGTCGTAGTTAGAGAGGTCAGGTGCATTATTCAACTCCTCTTTAAGAGATTCCATAGTCTCCTTGCTACGCTCTGCTGGACTTCCATCCATAATGATAGCTGAGCGAGAGCTAGAGAACTTAGACTTGTCGTAGTTGTTGTAGTCACCCTGGCGGTTAATAATCAACTCAAAGTTCTTACCTTCGAACAAGTCAAAAACCTGTGTTGGTTCACCAAAGTCTGGCTTCAACTCTGCATCGATCTTCTCCTTGATCTTGTAACCAAACTTAAATACTTTATACTGTCCCTCAAACTCTGGGTTCTGTGGGTCCTTAATCACCTTAATCAAAGCGTAGTATTGTTGGCGACGCTTCAACTTGTCAGATGACTTACGGTCAACTGCTGAGTCAGACTTGCGAAGCTTCCAGAATACGTCTGCGATTGGGCAATGCTCACCAATTGTTGATGGTGAATCGACGATCTTACCGTCGCCGTTTGAGTTTACCAGCCAGTGAACGTACTTCTGAATAAGAGACTTACGTGGGTTAGCTGGATTTGGAACGAAGCGAATAAGTGCTTTATAAGTTCCGTCCTTACCGTCGTCTGCGGTAGGCTTGTAGACCTCATTAGCTGAGGTTGTTTGTTGTGGTGCGTGCGTTTCAACGTCTTCTACACCGAGATTGAAAATATCAAAATCTGCCATAATTAAACCTTTTAATTTGTTAATCCTTAAAAATCCTTTAAGTTACCTTTAATATACTATGATACGTAAAAGTTTCAGTTGAATGTCAAAATAGATCCATCTTCTTCAATCCACTCGGTCTCACTAAGCTTAAGCAGCCCTGCCTTGTTGAGTATGCGTTCTCTTTCCTCTTCGGAAATGCATTTTAACTCTACCATTTTGGTGAGTACCCTGTTTAAGTGGATAAAGTCAGCTGTGACTATTTCCATACATTTATCTGTAAAATTCACGTTCACAATTTATATATCTACATTGCTATTTTGTTTATATGAAAAAAGTTCATCGATTCTGAAACAAAATCTTTGAACTAGCATACAACAATTGTCTTTAAGTCTGAGAGACAGATTAGGTGGCCTGGTTTCTACTGGCTATAAGGCTTACGAGGAAGTAAGCGTCGATAAGGTCATCAAGGGGCTTCGGAATCTTTTTCCCCCTTGGGTCAATCTCAGCCTCCGAGCAATGATGAAATAATTCCCCTTTAAGCAAAGGAAGATCTCCATTAACATTATTAAGGAAAGCCAAGCAGAGATCTTGTTTACTCATATTACCTTTACCTGCATGTTTCTTAATTGTAGTAGGTGCGATAGTCTCGATATATTCTGGCTTCATAGTATTAAGCATCTTAAGTTTTAGAACTGCAGCACCAGCCGCCATATCAATAATGTTATTTGTACCCATCTTAGATCCGTATGAGGATCCTTCAAATGCTATATGATAACCATCGTTTTCGTATGAGTGTTGGTGTATAATGTTAATTATATCACTAGCCATCTTATCATATCTTTTAATCTTGGCTAACTCTTGGCTAGAGTACTCGTTATCTTGTGTAAAATCCGGTTGATAGACGACGGTAACGTCTTTAAGTTGTGATATCTCCTCTTGGAATCTTTGCTCAGCTTTAGTGCCAGTCTTTGGCTTAATATACGATATGAAATGATACTTTTTGCCCTTGTCATTGTAGATACAAATGCCAGGTGAGTTAAGCGAAAAGTCTATAGCTACGTAATTCAAATCAGAACTTTTTACCGATAGCAGCTCCTAGTGCAGCGCCAACGAGTCTAGAAGTTAAAAGATCGTAAAAGATACCCTTCTCAATACCTAGGACTCTTGCAATAATCTTACCGACAGACTTACCTAATGCAAAGCCAGTTAGTCCACCTAAGATACTTCCCAATAGGCCTTCATTTGTGATTTCAGAGTTAAAGCGATCCAGATCGTATGAACCATCCTCCAGCTTATACTCGCTCACGAATTCATCGATAGCCATATCTACTTTCTCTTCGAGCTCGTCAGACCACTCGGACTCTAAGCCCTCAACGATAATAGCCATATCATAATCTGATATGTTCTGTTCTTCTAGGTATTCAAAAAAAGTTTTCATAGCATATATATCAATCTATTTCTAGTTTAAGATTAAACTTGTTGTAGTAGAAGTTAACCTCAAACGTACTGAAGTCGGCAACATTCTCAGAGAAGTTTAGGTTCAGCTCATTTATTGAGTTCATGATAGGCTTCTCAAATGCAACGGAGGCCATACCAATTCCATCGGCATCCATAATTCTAAGTACTAGATCTTCTGTAAAAGGCTGCTTTGTGGTTCTCGCATAATAGTAAAGCAAAGTATCGAGCATTATCCAGTAGTTTACATATCCATCTAACAACTGAAACGTTAAAGTAAACTGACGTTCAACTGTATTCTGTATAGGAATAGCTCCTCTATGGTACCTAGTTGTCCCATCATTATCAGCTTGGGTAACTGGATCAAAAGAAAGACCAGGTAGATTAATACCCTGGATAGAATAGTTAACGTAATCTATTGGATCCTGCATAAGAGTGCCAGGAATCCTGTTAAGATACTTAACGTATTTTTGAGATACCTCTTCCGGAATGAAGTTCCTAGGAAGCTTAAATGAAAATAAGTTATTTCTAGAGTTTAGAATCATTACTCAATAGTGAAATTTCCGTATGTAATTACAGTGTTATCCGATCCGCTTTTAGAAGTTATGTAGAACTGCTTATTAGCCATACCTCTAATAGCACTAGCATTAGCTTCATCTATTCTAAATAGAACCTCACCTTTACTAGGATCTATATCCCTGTTAGCCTGGTTATTAAATATCCTCTTGTTCTGTCCGTCACCAAATGTTAAGACTATGTTATCAGCGCCTATCAAAGACACGTCAATAAGGTCATCGTTTTCCTGCTTAGCTATCTTAAACTTATAGTAAGCTGTAAACGGTGGAACATATATGTCAACCTCTCCGTTCTTTTTAAACTCAGGATTTTCTAAGTCAGTTATCTCACTAGGAAGTTCATCAGCGTTTGAACTAGAGCCGACATTTACAGATATAGCACCTGTTACGATATTATTAGCTTCTACAAATGTAGGAACATATCTAGTACTTGCAGGTAAAGAATTCTCTATAAGACCTCTTACCGATCTATTAGCTGAAAGATTAGGTAGAGTATTAAAAACTTCTGTTAGCTTATTAGTAGAAGATATGTTTAGTCTTCTCATTTCTTTAGCATACTTAGCAGGTATATCATATGTTAAGCTAGCGGTTTTTACGATTGAAGTATTATCAGTCTCATTTACGATACGCATAGTTACGTCTATCGAGAAACTAACGGCTACATTTCCATTAATGACAACTGGTCTATAAGTTATAGGACGATTAAAATCTTGAACTTGTGTAAACGTCATATCATATGTCTTTATGAAAGATGTTCCAATCTGTTCATACATCTCAACATCATACATGATGACTATATCATCACTTGAAGTGTTTATTCTATTAAAGACATATTCTTCTAATGCGTCTATACTTCCACTTCTTTCTCCATATATCTTAAAGTAATCTCCATCCTCGGCTTCTTCTACTACAACACTAAAATCAGAAAACTCATCTTCTTTACTTATAGTAAACGTATTTTCTTCAGTTGCGTAGAAGTAATCAAAGCCCCCTATGTTTTCTAATCTGTCAATAAGCTTAAAAGAAACTTCATAGTTAGAGCTTGGATCTAGATTTGAAGTTCCAGGCTGACCTAAGTTACCATAAAAGTTATTGTCAAACTGTGGGTTCTGTGAAACAAGGGTAGGTATCTTTACTTCGACAAATTTAGTGAATAGAGTTTCACCTATTACAAAGGGTTTTGGATTAGACCATTCGTAATTTGATTGATTTAGATAAACTAACTGTGTAAGAAAGTTTTTAACTCCGTTGTCTCTAGATGTTTTTACTTCAAACAGAAACCCTTCGTAATTTCTATTCGCAAATGAGTAACCACTTCTAAAGTGAAGCCTAACTTCATCATATCTTATGTAGTTAATAGTGCTCGTTAAAAGAGACTGAGATGCATTTAACTGCGCCTCATTTGTTCCAGACCAACCAGGATAATTATCAATATAGTTAAAAGGTTGATCGTATATTCCGGTGGAATCATAACCTATTAGGGCATATTTTACTGGATCGTCCTCGTGCTTTACTGCATGGAACCTTCCTAAAATTTGATTTATATCGTTACCTGCATCCTCATCTGGTTTAGAGAATATAGGATTAGTCTTATTAGCTATGACTATTTTTCCGCCGATAAGACCTTCATATGAGTAATCCACTGTACCAGTAACTGTAGGAATAAACGTACCTATTCCACCTGTGCTTAAAGAATAAGTACCTGCGTTACCATCAATTGTAAATAAGCTAGGAATAGGTAAAGCATTAAGGTTAAACTTGTAGGTTTTACCTGCCTCAAGAAGTAGAGTTCTTCCAGCAAAGTTTTCAACTGACAAATAAGCTCCTGAAATAGTGACATCAAAATTAACGACAGCACTTCCAAGTTCACCTATTAAGTGTATCTCTCGGTCAGTATAGGCATCCCCTGGATTTACCGTAAGAAATTTAACCTCATAACCATTATCATCAACATCAATATCATGTTGTGTTGGATTACTTTGGTCATGATAAATGAACTCTAAGAGAACATCTTCATCTATTCTAAAATACCTAGAAGACTTTGCCATTTCTTAATCTTATTATTAGAACCTTAGCCATTTTGGAGACCAGAATAAACCAACTCCCATAGATGGGCCGTAGCTTATAACCTGGTTGTTATTAAGATTCACCCCGTAAGTGACTCCTAATCCAATAGACCAACCTGCTCTTTTTTCAATTTTTTTGTTTAACTCTCTATTGACTAAACTTATGTTTTCAATCTTATCGATCTTAACTCCAGGATATGAAGTAGCAACCTCTAAGTATTTAACGCCATTATTTTCTTTGATAGCCGCCAATAAACTAATTCTACTTAGAGAAACAATCTCTATAGGAGAAGACTCTATCTTACCGTCTTTAATAGAAACCGAAAGTTTACCAGATATGGACCTCATATTGCCATCACCGTAATCATTTTCTTGTTCAAAAGTTAATTCACTATCGTCAATGTTTACAGGTAAAACGCTTGTATTTGCTATGATATCGTCTCTTATTTCTATTTCAGCAGTAAGTAGATTATTAACGTTCTTTAATTTTTTGTTTTCAGACAAAACAAAATTATACTTAGAAACTAGCTGTCGGTTATCTTTAGTTAGATTGGTTATGTCAAACTCATAACTTCTAACTTTAGAAATTAAGACACCGTTATCGTTTCTAAGAGTTTCCATAGTTTGATTTGCCGCTATATAGTTAGAAAGATTTCTATCTGACTCAGCTTGCTGTATCCTTAGTTCCTCTTTAAACTTTGAGGTACGGTTGCATTGTTGCAAGAATAGCATAAGAGATATTATCATTCCTGCAAAGATCCAACCTGATAAAGATATGTTTTGTTTTTGAGCCATATTTAACTATTAGGGTTTGATCGTAATTTTATCCAGGACCTGAACCAGTACTACTGCCAACTGTTCCCGTGCTGTATACAGATCTATTAGTATACGCATTTGTGTCTGTAAAGTAAGTGAAATTCATTTGCATTGCCTGCGGTCTACCTGGAAGCTCACCTACAATTTCAAATAGTGGACTTTGAAGTTGTCCTATAGTCACAAACTCTTCAGGAACTCCTGAGATGCCCCCAAGTGCTTTTCTTGCAAGAAATCTTATATATGACTCTGTAGGATTCCATGATCCAGTAAATCCAACATACGATTGACCTGATAAAGGCTGGACTCCCATATCATAAATACGTATTTCAAATGAAACTACATTTTCAGTTGGAAATACATCTGTTAAACCAGGTAATTTAAATTCAAATAAATCACTACTTGATGCAGCCCAAGTTGCATCGTTTCCTGTAACAGTACCAGTATTAAAGCCCTGAGTCCTAGTAGAAAAAATTATTGTAGCATGTGCATGTACAATATTACCTATTTTAGTATATTGTATTCTACTATCAGTTCCTACCGTTGAAACAATATTAGTTGGATTAAGATTACTACTATCTCTTCCCCTAAACACGCCATTAGTTATAATACAATTTTCTTTTGTATAACCATGGTTCCCGTAAAATTCAGTACTATTTCCAGTTGCATTAACTCCTGGAACATAAGAACTAGTTGCAAGATCTTGTTCAAAAAATCCAGGTGGTCTTTCAAAATAGTCACTAAGCGTTCTTCGCTGAAGTGAAGAACCTGCATTAGGTGCTGCAAGAACAAAATTACTTTCTTCATTTCCTACTGAAAATGATATTCCCTTATTTTTATTAAAGTGAACATTTTCCTGGCTAAATACATTATAGTTTGTAATAATAGGCTTTCTAAAGTCACCATTTCCTATGTCTTGTGTAGTACCGCCTAGTCTCATAGCAACATCATCTTTAGTGACTAGATCAATGGTGTCGTTATCATTAGTTAATGAAATATCAACCCTAGTATCTTTATCAGCGTCCGTAAGCTCTCTTAAAGGTAACCATATAGAACCGGACGAAGTACCTTCAAAATATGCTTCTAACTTATTAGTGCTCGTATTGTATCTAATAACACCGCCTTCAAGTTCGTTTGTGGCAATATCGTTTCTTTGTGAAGTAGTACCGCTTGAAACTTTAGTGAATCCATTTCCGGTTACAATAAGGTCTCCTGTAACGAATACTCTATCGTTAAACGTAGAAATTGTTCCTTGACTTACATTAAATCCAGAAACAGCGCTTAACTCAACTGTGTTACTAGAGCTTATTGAAAGTATTCCCAACAAACCATTTCCAGTAGTGTTAATAGAAACGTCATCAAACGCAATATCTAACTTTACTGGATTTGAACCAGAAATTCCAAATCCCTTTTTAATAGAAAAGACATCTAATACTGTACCACCTGAATTAAAAAACTCACCCTTAATAGTCAAGCTATTATATAATCCCTTAAGCTCTAAATGATTATTGTAGATTTGTGGTCTATCTATAACAAGAACTGAATCTGTTGAAGTATTACCTAAACTAGACGCACTTTGTGTAGAATCCCCAAGGTATACACTATTCTGGTTATTTGTATTAAAAATCGGCTTTAAAATGTTTGCGTCTAGCGTAGTACCGGGGACACTTAACCAGTAAGTAAAACCGTCAGCCCCGTTTTCACCAGCAACACCAGTAGGGCCTATTTCACCTTTTTGCCCCTTTTCTCCTTCAGGGCCTATTGGACCAAAATCACCCTTCAATCCTTTAGGTCCAAGCTGACCACCCACACCGAGCATTTGGTCAAAGTTATAGTTAATCTTTTCTATTCTAATCTGATTAGTATCATAGATGAAAAGTTCCTTTAAGTTGATAGGCATGTTACTTCTTTATTTTTATCAACGGTCTTATAATATAGGAATATCCTAGACTCTTATTATATATCAATCTAAAGTTGATTGCGCTATTTGCATGTTTTGTAATTGAGAATTCATCATCCTTTATAAACCCTCCGTTATCTATTAAGTCAATGCTATCCACAGACTCTATAGAAGATGCTTGATTCTTTCTTTTAGAAACAAACAGTTCAATATCATCTATGCTAAATACGGAAATTAAATTATTGTTTACGTATCTTTCAACATCATCTTCAATTGTCGTCTTATCGTTTTCAGAGAACTCAGGTAAAACATACTTAGATATTTCATTAAGCACTCCTGTTTTAGAGAACTTATCTACAATAGAATCAGAAACATAAAAGTCTATCATAATTCTATCTTCAGTCTCAAGAAATACTACTGGACTTTCATTATTTCTATTCCTCAATATAGACTCAAGTTCACCCTGATCGCCTGCAGTTTGATACTCAAAGTCAAAAATAGAGTATGAGTCACTAAGCTTCATAATAGTGCTAGAAAGATAAGATCTTGTCTCTTTAGTAGATAAAGTACCTGGAACGCTAGTAGAATCACCTCCAGCTGCAGATCTAACATAGTAGTCATTTTCCCATGAAGATCTTAAAACATTAACGTCCTTCTTATCAATTGCGATTTCTCCAATCAAAGGATATACTGGTAAGAACTCACTAGACTCACTCAGTTTAGTTACACCAGTTGGGTTATCTTCATTTACCTTATGGTAAAAATGATTTTTAATTATAGCCCAGTTTAAATCATGCTCTCCTGAGATAAAGCCTACATTAAATGCAATTCCAGCCCTATTATACTTTTTGTAATATGCGATCGCTCTATCAATTTCAGCTTGATCTGATATAGAATGCTTATACAGTCTATTTTTTAGGTCATTTTCAAACAAAAGAGCAAGTTGATTTAGATAGTTTCTTTCAATTTTATGATGATTGTAAACATCAGTAAAAGTCAAAACTGGGTTCATAGAAACAGTATAGTTACCAGAATGCCTAATAAGGAAAGGATAGTACGGATTTCTTTCAGAAATATTATATCCAATAGTTCCATTAAATAGGCTGTACGTACTTGGCTTATTAGTATCTTGTACTGAAATTATAGAAGATTCTTTTACAATTTCTTTACCATCTTCAAACGCGATAACAAACCCACTTTCAATCTGGTTTCCATTCTTGTCAATTGTAGTATAGTTTATAAGAGGGCTTTTATTATTTATAAGATCTGCGACTCTACCAGCGCTAAGAGCTTTTAAGAAATTAGAGTGAGCATTCTTACCACCTTGCTTATATGTGTACTTAGCAGAAAGCTGTGTTGAATATGGGATATACGTTGGATCTAATGCAACTCCATCTGCTGTTTTTGGTGCACCATCTATTACTAGAGTATCAAAAGTCTTTATGTTTTTTACAGTAACATAGTACGGTATAGGATTACCATCTTCGTCCTCAAACCCATAGTCTATTTCAATATCTCCATATAAATTATCATTTAAAACTGCTAGCTGTAAATCTAATGAAGGAACGCTTCCGTTAACATGCGTTACCGCTGGAATTTCGTAAGGACCTGGAGCATTAAAGTTAATTCCACTAAAAATAAGAGCCCCGGATATCTCAATATCATCATATCCAAATGAATCTCCATCTATGGCTAACTTATTTGTCAAAGTGTAAAGTAACCTTCTATTAATCTTACCGTCAACATATCTTTCATTCAAGTCAACTTCAATGAAAAGGATTACAAATTTAAATACGTCATTCTTTATGACGTCATACCGAATAGTATTAGATTCTGCATTAGTATTAAACTTGACAACAGTAGAAAACCTGTACCCATTAGCAGAAGAGTCTTGTATAAACTCGGTAGGTATTTCGTTTATAGATTCTTTTCTATGTTTTAACACGACTTTAATTCCATTAAAGAACGTACTTGCAAACGCAGAGTCACTACCTTTCTTGAAAATAGAGTATTTCTTATCTAGTTGTGTCTTGGCAAACAACTTAAAGTCATCAAAGTCCTCTTCTAACTCACCAACGGAATTTAAGTTGTATCCTTCTCCAACTAGATATATGTTAAAATAGTCATGTTCAGTTGACATGAACAAATTCTTTTCTAGCTTAGTATCACCAATAAAGTTTACATAGCTGAAAGATTTATTTACATTAAGATATGTAAAGTAATCTGGTAAGTCGGAAATGTAGAACCATTCATGTGAAAATCCCTTTGGATCTCTTTCGCGTACTTCGAGATCAGGTGCAAAATTAGTTCTACCAAACGCTTCGTTTACATTTAAGTAATATGGATTATTTCTAACCGTCTTCGCTCCTTCTAAAACAAACTTATTAATAGAAGGTACGACCCTAGAATTAGTAGTTAATTCATTTACAAAGTTTTCATTTAGCCTATCAAACTCTGATTTTATCATAGTAGCCTCTTGTGAATCGGGCGTTTCTTGATTTAATACAGGTAGCAGATTAGCAAATAATGCACTAGAGTCTTTGAAGTAATCTTCGTTTAACAACTCTGTTCCCAGTAAAGTTTCATCTCCAGCTGGGGCATATGCTGTGTTTTCAATAGTTTCTAAACTTAGTTCTTTTAAATCTGAATTTGATTCATCGTAAAAATCAAAGTCCATATCATAAAAGTCGTAGCATGAGAAAAGTCCCATTTCACATCTAAAGTTAGAGTACACCTTGTATACTCCTTCAGATATTTCTATGTTTCTATCGAAGATAACAATTTTATAGTCTCCGGTAAGGTCATTAATATCATCCACAATGTCTAAAACAGCAGCATATGTTTTACCTCCTTTAGCCTGTATTAAGTCACCGACGCCAATAGCACCTAAAGAGTCAATGCTAATTTTAGCAGATCTCATATTCCTATATCCACCCCTTAGCGTAAATACACCGTTTTCATATGCCTGTAAAGCTAAATCAGAAAGTTCAAGTTCGTTACTTGAATCTATACTAGAGTCTTCAATCGTAACAAAGCTAGCTGTATTATCTGACCTTAACAACACAGCTGAGTTCATAAGCTTATAACCAGGGAACTTTGAAATAACATATACTTCATTTCCATTCGTTATAGCTCTAAACTTATCAATGTTATTAATGCACGCAGCAATAGCTCCGGCGATTTGACCATTAGTTCCATTAGAAGAGAAATACGTACCGCTTATTCTACCAGCAGAGAGACTAGATGTTGCAACTAAAGTATCTTCTAAAATATTTACAGAACTGTAGATGTTTTCTACTTTAACAACACTAGAAGGATTGTTATTAGTAATAGTTACTAGTATATCAGATAAGCCTGCTTTCTTTTCTTTGATAACACATGTAGTAATAAACTCTCCTTGCTCGTTTTTAATAATATCGATTTCAGCTTCTAAGAAATCACTAAATTGTTGATTTTGATTTAGACTATTAACTAGCTCTTCTAAACCAGATTCTACATCTGATGAAGAATCCCAAGATTGAGAAAATGGAGATTCAAGACCTACAAAATTTATAGTGTTTGCATTCTCGTTAGCAATATGGTTTATATAGCTTACCCTATGTGCAACTTTTTTAACTTCAGTAATTATAACCTGATCTGAGTCTCCTGGAGTTTCTTCAACTGTAAGTTTTAAGAAATCAAAGCCGTCTCCTACATTAGTAGACAGCGCAACGCTTCTTCCTGTATCAGTAATACCCCTTAGGTCTTCAATCTGTATATGCGGATTGGCAATTTTAACATCAAATGCATTAGTATCATAGTATGCTCCGTTAGGTATGTTAATATAACCTTGTTTAGTAGTTACATATCCTAGTGCAGGTGCATTCTTAAACAACTTGTAGTCTGGTATTGCAAAGGTTTCATCGCTAGAATCCATGTATGACTCTAATTTAGAAAACTTAATTATACCTCTATTTACATTATCGACTTCACCCATACCAGAAGGTATAGCATCTGCATAAATACCAATATAACGATTAACTGTAAACTCTTCAGCGCTAGAATCGTCAAACATAAATTCAAGATTCATTAAGTTTGCCGAAACAAGTCCGTTTCTTCTAAACCCGTCAGTAATAAAATCATTTGATTCTATTAGAGTCTTATCAGAATATACAAAGTCCTTATAGATGAACTCCCCCTTTCTAGCAAAGCCACCTCTAGCTATATCGATACCATTGTAAAAAGTCTGTTCGTTTTTTTCAAAAGAAACAGATATACAATCGCTTGGGAAATTTGTATCGTTTACATGGCTTCTTATGTAGGAACCCAAGTTTGAGTTATCAGACAGGTCGAACGTCTTAATAAGGGTTGAATTCTTAAGAAGCAGATCTACTCTAGATAGTTTGTCTTCATTAGAATCGGTAAGTTGAACCGAAGGTACGGGTCCATCTATTCTGTAAACCAGGAATAATTTAGGAACGTTAGTATCTAACCAAATAGGAGCAAACAACCTGAAGCTTTCATTATATCTCTTTGAAGAATTAATCTTAGCGCCATATTGATATTCATCCTCGAATTGCTTTGCATAATCACTTAACGCTGAGAAATCAGATGAATCTCTTTTTACCGAGTAAGTCATCTCATACGGCGTCTTATTATCATTATAGAATCTAGAAATATCGTAAGAATAAGATCCGCTGGGGCTTACAGAAAAAGCTTTATATTTTGAATCTGCTAAATCTTTAGTAGCACTAATTGTTTCTAAGTAAATGTTATCACTAGAATCTACGACTAACTTTATGTTTGAAGATAGTTTAGGATTTGTTCTTAATAGGGGTTTAGATAAGTTTTCTAGTTTATAGTTCTTTTCTAAATCAAGTCTAGGCCTTAAAACATCTTCCTCTACGCCTACTTCTTCAAGAAAGTTAAATTCACGTAGTTCCTTAGGATCTGAATTAATTAACTCATAACATGGAAGAGTTCCCCATAACACAGTAGAAACACCAACTAGTCCTAAATCAGATGCTTCTGCAAATAGAATATCGTTATAATCGTATCCAACCTGAACAAGTAATTCTCTTGCAGAAGAAGGATTTGTCGCAACTAGTGTATGAATATATGTTTTTGCGCTATTAATAATCAGAGGTTCTGGTGACCACGGTTCAGAATCTACTGTATAAAAAGTAGATCCAATTCCTATTTCGGAAGTAAATTCATATAGTTCTCCTCTGTCAGCTACTGGAGTTGAGCTAGTATGGTTTCCATAGACTATGTAAATTCTTTGACTGCCTGATATATCAGCACATGACATAAACGCGTAAAACACTGCATTACCAGTACCATCTGCTAGAACAGGAGCATTGGACGTTGGAAGTTCGAAAACTTCATGAACAATAGGACCGGATACATTTTGATCTGTAATATCTCCATCTGCATTTACGCCAATGTATACTGTTTCTTCTTCGCCGTAAGTTGCTATATAGTGAGTATCGTTATCTACGCCAATTGCTATATTTTCAGTAATAGAAAATAATGCACTAGGAAGTACCGGGTGTGGATAATATATAGTAAGTCCATATTTTGCAATTTCGTCTAGTGTCCAGTTAGGTAAACCCAAATGCTTCTGATATCTAAAAACCTGGACATCTTTATATCTAATTCGGTATTCATTAGCATCATCATATAAATCTTGTGGAAGTGTAGATACTTCAGGAGCAACTACCTTATATTGAACTTCAACAGTTCCATACCAACTTGCAGGAATAATGTAAACGTTTATCTCATAAGGATAGTTAAATTCTAAGCCTGCCTTTCTATCTCCTCTTGCTCTCCATGCTGCACCATCTTCTAAATAATCGGTATTAAACTCCCAGTATATACCTTCTCTATCAGTAAGAAATCCAGAAGCTAAATCACTATTAATAGAGTACTCGGCGCCTACAGATGTAGTGTATATTGGTATTTGTCTTTGCGCAATTTCATAGATGGTAAGATCTTCGTCTACTTCATTTGCATAAAATATAGTATAGCTAGGCGCTGGAGACCCTGGTGTAAAATAGAGCTGTATTTCAACATGATCTAGACCCCTGTAAAGGGTGTTTGACTTAATAAACAAGCCGCTTTGTGAATCACAATTAAACGTGTTGTAAATTCCTTGTGAAAAAGAAGCCGTTTGAATATTTATAAGAAGATCTAAAATATTAGCAGTAGATCCAATAACTAAATCATAATTAGGATTTATACCTTTCCATAAAAAGCCCGGTGAATTTGTAGTAAAATCAAATATAAACTTTTGATATGGATTCGAACCATACGCTGCATACTCAGCTCTAGTAAGCTCCCAATACTCTGGAATAACATTTGAAGGAAGGTCAATCTGACTAACAAATATTTCTTCCTGTGCAACAGCCAATTCCTCAATAGACGTATATTCCCCAGACGATGGTATTATATAGTAAACTCTAATATTAGAATCGATATTTCCACAATACCCCTGTAATGTAGGCCCATCTTCAGAAAAATATACATCAAAAAAACCTACATCACCAGCGGGCGCTTCTATGATTGGACAAACATACTCTGTATTATCCCAACTAGAAGATGACGACAATGGATTAGATAAAAGCCTATAAAAATCCAAAGAAGAAACGTCGCTAATATCGGAATATCTTTGTTCAGAAATATATGTACCGGAATAGGGATCAAACGGATCAAGCGGATTACTTGTTGAAACGGAATATAAAGGAAGCTGTAAGTTTACTATATCTTCTAGCGACGCGAAGGCTGACACTCCGTTTAAAAGTGGATATCTAACACTAGTAAATGGAGCTTGAACCTTAGTAGGGTCACACAGGGTTGACGGATTTACATCGTCATCGTTAAAATACCAAAGAACATTGAATAAACCATACCCTACATTAGTACATGTCTTTTCAGCAGGACCATATATTGGTTCTTGTGTACTTAAACCTCCACCACTTCCCGGCTGAAAACCAATAATATCAAGCTCCCATAAACCAGTGGCATAAATAGGATCAATACCCTCTGCTAGATCAGGCCTATAGCTATAAACAGTAGGAGATGAATTAGGATACGTATAATCAGCACTATTTCCAGGAGCAGGCGGAATAGCATACGGCAGTACTGGAAAACGACCCTCGGAATACCAGCCAGTCTCTAAAAGTGAACTTGAAGATGTAGATCCAGCATAAAGTGCAACATTATTATTTACAAGATATTCTAGTGTTGTAACACCATTAGGATTAGAGAAATCCGGATTATAATATGCAGTAACTTGGCCTGCGAGTGGGAATGTGTTTAGAACCGATAGGCTCAACTCCCCGGGCAAAGTCCTAGGCTTAAACCAAAGCTGTATTGTAGCAACGTAGATTTGTAAATCTGCCATATATTAAGAGGGTATTTTACTATACTTTATCTAAGTATATATCCCTCTTGAATATCACGAAGATAGCTGTGCAGCCCTAACAGAGCTTTGATTTGAACCTTCAGCTTTGTACTTTGCGAACACCTCAATGTCAAACGAGAATTGATCGTCAGAAGAATCAAAAATATCTATACCGATTCTTTTTGCGTATGTTAGGTTCGAAACATTTCTAGACATAATTCCAGCTACTCTTCCAATATCAGATGCCGGAGTATTTCCACTAAAGTCAGTCATTCTATACTGAAATACCACGTCAATTGAAACTGCATTATTCTCTCCGTTATTAATAGACTTAACGCCAAACTTATTGTCTCCATTAACAGATAAGTAATCCGTTCTAGTTGGTGAAAGGAATAAGAATGATCCACATGACTTACCACCTAATAGATATTGGTCATTAGCGTCAAACGACATTTTAATAGATCTTCCACCTAGTGAACTCTCAGATCTATATGCCATTTGCGTCTTTCCTCTATTTTCATTAGATTGTAGATTAGCAGTTACAGGCATGCTATAAATCATCTCATTTACTAGAGTTTGAACCTGTCCGCTCATATTAGATACTAAAACATTATTAGTTCCTAAGTTTGAAACGTAAGAACTGTAAAGAGTACTCACATCCGGGTGATCTTTGTGTATGAACAAAGAAGTATCATATTCTTCAGCAGAAATAGCATTAGTAACATCAACAACTAAATCTGAATATGATTCACTTAAAACGTATTCACCTACAAAACCAGCAGGAAGCTGTCCGGCATCCGAAAGATCTACAAATCTTTGTCTTCCAAACGTACCAGACCATATATATGATGACGTGCCAGCGTCTCCAGAAACAGTAAGCAAATCTGCGCTTGCTCCACCAAACGTAGAATATGATAGAGCGTGTTCGTAATCAGAGAAATCACCCGATGCTGCATCAGTATTAACCGCACTGGCATTGTATAAAGAATCTGTGTTAGATACATCCATGAATCTAGAGTAAATAAACTGACCTCTTTTCTGAGCAGATTGATATGGAGCCTGTTGATTAAATTCTAAACTATCTTCTGAAGAAATAGTCTGATATTGTATAGGCACTAAATCATATTTAGCCTCGGTTGTGTAATACGTGTCGTCTGCTATATTAATAGGAATAATTCCAGATGGATCAGCACCAAACCCATTAGAATTTGAAGTAGACTTGTATGTCGGTAAGGTTCTATCTCCTGATATTCTAGCCTTTAACTCTAGTGTAGTTGCATTAGTATTTTCAAGCATTAGCTTAAACGTTTTAGTTACAATATGTCCCTTTTTAACGCTTAGCTCGGCAACCTCATCAACATAATATCCTGCAAATATTTGGTTATTGGTATTCTTGTTAATAGTGGTAAACGTACCATCTTCATTGACAAGCTTAACCATAAGCTCACCCTTAACATCATTAATCTTTTCTTGAAGAGATGCAATTTGATTTTGAAGGTCTGCTAGTTTATCAAACAATGAAATAGGATTTTGCTCAGGAGATAAGAATCCTGATGCAATAGAAGTTGCATTATGCGTATAGTACTTTTCATTAACCGTAAACGAGTCATCAACATGAGTGTAAACGCCTCTAGAATCAAGTTCTTCTAGAAGCTCAACCTTGGCTAACTGATTTACATTAGCATCTAAAATAGAGCTTATGTCTACGGTATCTAGATCTCCGTCTGGGAAAGAAACTCTAATAACGCTTGACCAATCTGACATTTTAGGGTTTCCAGGCCACCCTGCTTCTGAAATAGATTTAACTCTAATTTCAACCATTTCACCCGACTGAATAGGAATCTCTAGTTGGTTAAAATTAACAACTTGGCCGTCTTCAACTGCAGTATCTGCCCAGAAAAACTTACCGGTACCTTTATCTCTAAGTCTAGATCTAACCGGTGTTTCTATTTGGTTCCAATTAGAAAATATACCAGTTTTTTCAGATCCGTTATCGTTAAAGTTAATCTGTGAAACTTGAGCTGCATCTCCAGCAGTAGACAAGTATCTATACTGAATGATGAACTTAATAACGTTTTGTGGAATAGTCTCCGCAACTAGTTTAGCTTCTGGAATAGACCAGAAACCCCTAATCCTATACTTAGGCGCAACTGCAACCGAGGCAGCATCTGAAGATATAGCAGAAATTTCGTTTACGATAGATGAGTACAATTTAACCTCAGCTGCTCTTTCGTTAGAAAGCGAAGCTAATTCGTTTTTATCTCTATCTCTTTCAATTACAGACTTATACTTTTTACTCGCTAATACAGACCTCTTCTTAGATATAGTATCATCTAATTTCTTAATAGACTCTTGTGCAGATATCTTATCAGAATTCAGCTTCTTAACAGTAGACGTAGTAGAATTCTGTGTTAGATGTGTATTAATCTGAACAACCTGGAAGTTTTCTTCTAATAGAGTAGGTGCATCTGGAGCAACTCCGTAGACTGAAGGTGGAATGTTATCTTCCTTTAAAGACCTTATAAATTGTCCAAAGTCAGCTACGTTCTGCTTATAATAATCAGAAAGTCCTATTTTGTTTCCATCTTCATCAGTGTACGTAAGTTCATTGCTGTAAATAGAAACACCAGGAGACCAGTTTTCTGCTAAAATCTTAGAATTAGGATCGATCGGCTTTAAGAAAACAACAAATCTTTCGTCAAATCCAACATTAATTTCTACAGAAACTGAAGAATCGTTAGACTTGTAAATCGATAATGAATCAACCCCAATTTTTACAGACTCATATCCTTCTATTTTATCAAGTTCAACTTGTCTAGTTTCAGGATAGATGTTCTTAATCTTATACTTAGTGTTCTTAAGCTGGCTATTAATCATAAGCTCATCGCCAATCTTTAAGAACTCGGTCTCAGATAAATCGTTATCTGCGTTAGTATAAGTAAGCTTGTCTAATGTATATAGTTTTACGCTTTGTCTTGTGTTTTCACCTTCAACAACTACGTCTTTTTGTGCAGAAGTAATAGAAGTCACGTCAAATTTACCATAGTACTCGGTATTTCTATATGGCATATCGCGTACCTCTTCATCTAAAAAGAATGGTATGTTATTCACGGATAGATCCGCAACTAAGTCGTTATATGATATTGCGTCAACTCCTTTGTAGTTATCATCAAAATGTAATACAGCATTATCTACAGATCCGTCAAATATAATACGCTTAACAAGAACACGTTCGGTATCTGTAGGAATCTGTCCACTAACATCAAAGCTTACAGTAAGAAGTGGTGTTAGGAAGTCCTCGAAGAAGTAGTTAGGCTTTACATCAAACTCAACAGGCCTATTAACATTTGTTAAATCACTGGCTGGTGTTTTTAAGCTTGATTTTAGTATATTCTGAAAGGACCCATCTGCTAATCTAACTTTAGCAGTGCCTTTAGATAAACCTGCTAATGCCTTAAAGTTTGCATCTAACCTAGTTAACTCACGATTCATATACCCAAATGATGGGATATAAACAGTCTTTGTATTTCCGCTTTCATCAATGATGTCTAGGGGTACAGTCTGTCTATCAGATGTGACAGCCTCATTAATGCGATCAAATGAATTGAGTGTGTTCGCATTAATCTCTAAAAACTGTTTTATGATCGTAGAAAATGAGTTATTAGTTTTCATGTTATCTTAAGATATCCACTTCAAAGGTATAATTAATTGGGTCCATACATACTATTTCTAGGTATGGTCTAGTTGACAATAGTTCAGAAGGCGATAGTTCAGCTATAATTACATCAAAACCATTTTTAGCTCTAGTTCTTATGATGATATCATTGCCGTTCATATCTATAGTCTCAAATGAGATTTTTAGAACATGACCTTCTTTCCATTGGAATGAATTATCGTCAACATATATATTTAGATCAGAATTAGGGTTACTTGTGAATAGATTCTGTAAACTCAGTCTATTTGTAAATGACTTTAATTGAGTCCATATACCATACTGAGTAGTTCCAGATCCTGAGTTACCTGCATCAAATGGTTCAGACGCAGTTATCATAGAAGATCTAGAAGCATTATTAATATCCCATAGGTATGCGATATTCTTTGTGTAACCTAAAACTGAGTTGTTTACTTTAATCTTTCCAGGAACGCTCTTATCCACTTCAGTTCCCATTCCGTTGAATATAACATCAGTATTATACTGAAGCTCTACTGGAATTGTTCCATCAATAAGAGAGTTCATCTTATCATGTGCCTTTGTTATAAGCTTTAAAAGAGAATCAGAATCTTGTAACTGTATAGCTGCGTTTTCAAACGATTGTTCTAAATCAGCAAGCCTTAATATAATTTCATCATATTCTTCACTTGCCAAAACTAATTTTTCAAGTTCCTCCATTCTGTCAGCAAGATCAGAATATCTCTTATTAGCTCTTAAGAGCGTATCAGCCGCATTTTCTAGGATTGTACTAGTATCTAAGAACATATCCATAGAGAACGTGGTAAAGTCGTTTATATTAGTTTCAACTCCAACATTATCTAAAGAAGTATTAAACTTTATGTTTAGCTTTAAAGAAAAAGCATTTCCGTTTAGTCCAGTTACTTCATTTGGCTTAAACTTAATCTGTTCATGTATTCTAGATCCAGATCCAGTTGTTCCCTCGATATTATCGAGTATCATTATGCCATATAAATTAGTAGCTCTATTTTCCGGGTTTGATACACTAAATAAGTCATAGTATACTAACACTGCGTTAAATCTAAAATTGCTTCCCTTTTTTGAAAAGTCTACAAAATTAGAAACTTCTGAATCATTAACGATTCCATGATATGACATTTCATTAAAGTCAATATGAACTGCTTCAGTATTGTTTTTATCTATATCGTAAAACGCACCACCGTCATTTCCATCTACAAGACTATTAAGATCTAAATTAGGATCTGGGTGTGTTTGTCCATCTCTTCCCTCTAGAAATTCGCCAGCATACATTCTGTTGGCGCTATTGTTATATGGCCTTTGCTTGAACAGTACGGTTGGTGTATTACCTACTGAAGAAGGTACGTTTATATAGACCTCGTGGTAAGTATTACCATTATATGCTATATCGTTCTCAGCGTCAATGCTACCTAAATATTTTACTACTCTTTCATAATTTTGCCCAGTCTGTGTAGAATCAACAGACTCTGTATAATGGTCAGCCGTTACTGATTCTGTTGAATCACTTGCTTTAAATCTAATAGCTCCTGTTTTTGCAAGCCACTTAAAAAATATCTTTTCAGCATCGCTTTGTAAAAGAACCGAATCGAAATCGTCATCTTGTAAAATTAGCTCTTCTAAGTTTAGCGCGTAGTTTTGAAGAGTCTTAGCAAACTGTACATTAGACTCTGTAATTGTAGGAGGATTGTATACTGCACCAGATGCCTCTAAAAAGTTTCCAGCAAAGTCAATCGTGTTTAATCCATTTAGAGTAGAGCTATCAGTAAAATCAGGCAAATCTAAAAGGGCATACTTAGTAAAGTCAAATTTTAAATCAGGATTATTAAAGGCACGGGTAATATCTCTTGCAGCAGATGCAAAAGCATACATAGTCCCGCCCCGAGCCTGAGGTATTCTTATTAAAGATGTTGCCATTTAAGCCTAGTATGATTACAGTGTTATATTAGCGCCAACATGCGCGACAATGTACCACTTAGATCCAAAGAATCTTAGAGTAATATTAGAGTTTCTATTAGGAAGAGTTACAAGCTGCGCTCCGATGTTTCCTGTGTTAGTATTCAATGCGATCTGTGCCGCAGATTCACTAATAATAGTAACCTCTTGTCCGTCTAGTCCATTTGGTAAACTAAAGTCAGCATTGACAATATATGTTGCTGCCTCAATAGAAACGATTGCATTATTAAGTGTATTTAAAGGAGCTACTGCACTTCCAACAACGCCACTTTTTCTTATGGTAGATGCAAGTATAACACCGCTGTTAAAAACAGACTGTACACCAAAAGTAGCAGTAGTAGAATTTAGTGTTGCAATCTGAGTGCCTCCGGCAACTATACTAGCAGCTTCCGTTGTAATAGACGAAAGTCCAGTGATATTAGCAGCGATAGGATCTAAAATATCAATAACGTTTGCCAAATCGTCGTTTAGTGCAGAAAAGTTATTGTTTATAGTGATCCTTGATGAAGACAAGGAATCTGTCCCTTGGATTTCTGTAATGTTAGCCATCTCTTGTTGTTATTTTACTTTTAACATGTTTCGTTCAATTGAGTTAGTGTTACCGTTTGTATCTTCGATATCCAAGCGTATTTTGTAGTTGCCTGCATATTGAAAGATATAAGTTAACCACATATCATCATAGTATATATCATTTACTTCTGGGTTAACTTCATTGGTAATTGTCCATTTTGCATTCTTTGCTCCTGGCATTTTAGTAATATCAGTAGATATAGTAACGTGCGTTGATTTCTCAACTTCAGCAAAGCTTCTAAATACGTTTACATTATCATACGTTGGATTATAAGTTCTTTGATGTTGAATGCCATGAATAATATTGTCTAACTCATTACCATATTCGTCAACTACCCATACTTTTTCAAAGTCATAGTGCTTAGTGTAGTTCTTACCGACAGCAATAATATTACCTCCAAGTATTTCTTGAATTGGAACATCGTCTGGATCGTCTGGTCCTGAATTTGGGGATCCCGCAACATATCCAAATCCATCTGCAGGTAGGCCATCTCCGTCACTATCAACAGGAAGCCAGTCTCCACCTACATTTATAAAACCGTCTCCAGTAGTATCAATAAGTACTATATTATAGTTAAACTTACTGATAACCGGATCGGTCGATTGGTTTAAATTAATAGCTAAATTTACCCAAGCTGGTAACCCTGATCCTATTGGCTCTTGTAAAAAATAATTTGAAGATATCAGATGTTGACCTTCTATTACTTCACCAGTTACAGGGTCTCTAAATCTTATTTTTAGTGTAGTAGAAGGGGGAATCAACGATGATATTCTAAAACTAGCAGCAACATCCATACCAACCCTAGTATTATCCCACCAGTTGTGTTGTCCATCAATCCACCCAAACTTACAGTTATCCCATTGATAGGGTCCTGCTGTTTCTGAATATCCGCTATATGAATAAATATCTAAGTACCTTCTAACCATAGAGGTATTTACGCTATGATTTTCATCATGCAAATAGTTTGCTCTATCTAGTGTAAGATAAAAAGTAGCTACCGCTTCATCTACTATATGTGATTTTGCATTTGGAAGATTCCAGTAACCTCCAGTAGTTGACCATGAAGACTTAGAATCTCTCCATAATACATTATCAGTCCATGTGTACATACCATAGAGCTCTAAATCTTTTAACTTAACCTCGATTAGATCTGGTTTCTTATCATATGAACGGTGCCCAAATAGGTCATACGTTCTCATTTCTACAGAGTACATTCCATCATACGGAAGTGCAACTGGAAAAACTGCAAAGTCTTGGGTAGGTCCTCTAAATGACTCTTCGTATCCCCTAGGCCCTGTGATAAGCCATTCTATTTCATAAACAGATCTCATCCACCAATTGTTCCACGTGACTAATAAGGCATCGTTTGCGTCAACTGCATCATTCCAAACAAAGTCAGCATCTTCCCATGTAACACCAAATGTTTCTGTACCGTCTAGAATTATAGGGCATCCAACAGGTATATCTTTGTTAAAAGTATCTAACGGCTGGTTATAGTAGCTATTATAAAATTGTTGATACGCATCTACTAAAATGGTTCTATCTCCTATTGAAGTAACATTTCCATTAGCGTCTAATGTGTCTCCTGTTAATTCATCGTAATCGCTGAAACTAACGTTAAGCAGCCTATTATAAGTATCAGCAAGAGTAATATCTGTATCGTCGTATAAGTCTCTTAAGACGACTGCAAAGTCTTCTATAAATAAGTCTCTTCCCTCAGGGACAACCTTAAACTTTATGTCTATGCCTTCTGAAAAATATCCTATGGCATTTTGATTGTTCCAGATATTTAGATTTTTTTGAGTAAAGTAATCTCCTTCACCGACAATATCTACGATTTTTGCACTTAACGGAAGATATTCCCTCTGAAGCTTTTCTTTTAAGCCATATAGTTTTATAAGAACTTCTTCTGGAGTAAACTCTAAAACTTCATCTACTTGTGGAATGTCCCAATAATCAAACTCACCGTTTGGTACATTAATCTTGTAGACTAGGCTAAATCTGCTTGTCTTTTTTAACGTAGAAGAAGGAAGCTCGATCATCATTCCCTTTCTTTGGAGCTCGCCGTACTTTGATGAGTTAGGAACTGGAATCGCTTTTAACTTACCAAAGGAAGTAGCTGATTCATCTATATTCAACCAATACTCTTTTAGGGTTATATTATTATACCCAAAAAAGTCAATTGCATTTAAAATAGCCTTATAGGTTCCTACAAATGGCTTTATCTCGTGTAGATTAAGAAGTAACTCTTTTCTTTTTTGATTCAAAAGAACATAGTCTGGCGCCATCTCAGTAATATCATGCTCCTTAAACAGGATAAAGTCATTATCATCTAATGTAGCTCCTAGGTTTTCAAGAAGACTTCTTAGTCTTTCATCTTCACCTTCGACTTCGCCATAAAACTTAATGCGAGCAACTAAGGTTTCAACATCACCTGTAAATTCGTAGATTTCAAGGTTTCTATGGTGCCTTCCTTCATCGTGTGAACTTATAGCTATATTAACCTGAAGGGCAGCATTGTTTATCTGACCAGGTCTTATAGCTTTACGGATTTCAGAATTAACTGCACCAAAAACTTGATCAGTTTCAAAATCCATAGATGGCTTTACATCAATATGATATTTGTCATCTTTAAATGTAGTACCATAAATGAAAATATCATCTGAGGTATCAAACGCATCGTTCCATCTAAAACTTAGAGTAGTTCCAGAAGAAGAATTTGCTAAAGGATAGTTTAAGAATGTTTCAGAGCCTTGTAGATTTGTAACCTCTTCCATTATGAAAAGGTTTACTGTCTCATATAGTCCAGTAGAAACAGGATCAAAGTGTACTGTGCCAGTAAATACGCCATCGTCTCCTTGAACAAGGTTTAAATCGCATTCGGTACCTCTAAAGAATTTTAGAAAGTTGTACATTATCTTATTCTCTTATCGTCTTTTTTAACTGTAAAGTTCTTATATACCTTTAGATACCTAACAGCGCTTATTGTATTGTACAAATAGTCGTTTATAAAAGAAAGAAAAGTAAACATAGTATCATTTCTCTGGATATGACTTGATACGTTATCGTTTATTAACGTGTCTTTATAGTCATGGCCTAGATTTAGCCTATTGTCCTTTCTCGCTTTCTTTATGTCATATAACTTAACGAGCTTGTATTTTAATAAGTCCTGAAATAGATTCATATTATCTTCTTATAATTGATCTTCTGTCTCCAGCCTGAAGCCTAGTGTATATTGTTCTAGGAACAGGAGTCTCGTCAAATGTTACGGTCAGAGACGCATCAGCATTAATCGACGGTTCATCTAATACCGTGTTTCCGTCTCTATCAAGCCAGCCTCCTCTAAACACTGCAATCTCTTCTTTTTCTAAAATAATATCACCATACTGGTCTAATCCAGCGATATCGTATGGGATCGGATCAGTTGGACCTATATTTACAATAGATGTAGTTCTAATCTTCTTAAAGAAAATATACTTTTGCTTACCATTACCAATGTCTTCTAGTGCTATTGGTTGCTGAGGTACTATGGTTGTAGTAACTGACTCGTAGTAACCAAGTCTTCTAGCTGTCTCTTCTGTCTCTGATATGAATCTAACGTTTACAGCATCTACGCCTTCTACCTCTTCTAGTATGTAGACGATATCACTCTTAGGCAACTTATCACGTCTAGTAACATTTAAAAGGTAATTAGAGACAACCGCTCTGATCTCATTAAATATGTCTTGCTTTCTAAATCCTTCGAAGTATCTAATAGAAATGTCCATGCTATACTTTCTAACGATAGGTTCTACAAACTTAACTTCAGTAGTTACCATTTGCTGACCAGACTCCTGTAGTACACTATGCATGGCAGTATATTCATTCTGATCGAAGAACATTTCGTTTTCAGGAACTGAGAAGTAGTCTTGGTTTTTTGCTAGCTTTCTTTTAAGATCCGGAATTGCAAATATGTAAATTACATTATCGTCATCAATATACTGGTCATCGGTTGTGTTATATGCATCAATATATGAGAATATACCGTATCTGCTTAAGAAGTATTCGTAGTTATCAGGTGTTGCTAAAACGAAACTCTTAGACGATCTAGGAGCCATAACCTTAGTAAAGTCAGTTGATTCTTTATCAGCTCCCATTTTAGGAGAAGCTGTAACTTCAGCCTGTAAAAACTCATTAAGGTCATAGAGATTTCCTGATGCATCAGTTCCCTCTCCAACCCACTTAAAGGTTAGATCGAATGCATCTTCTAGATTTCCTTTTGCGCCGTCATGTTTTATATAATCAATAGTAATCTCTGAACCAGAAGCTGGAATCATACCGAAGTTTCCAGTTCCAAAATATATGTCCAGTCCACCTGCGATGCCTGTCTTAATCATATAACCTTCATCGCTAGGAAGCATATCATACATAGAATCAAACTTAGTCCAAGGCTTACCATTAACAGAAACTGTAACCAAATTATGGTCGGTAAGTCCGCCAGTCTGTACATTAAAGGACTGTAGCTTTTCTCCAGTTCCAGTTACTGTTTGTATTTCAGCAGATCCTTGAATAATTGCAGCGGTAAAGAAATTACCGTTACTCTTTTCAATTCTAAACTGATCTTTATTTGTTCTAACAAGATATGAAAGTCCATTAGAATCAAACTTTATCTGAGTATTAGCGGGTACATTAAGGGCATCTCCTACTATTTTAGACATGTCGACGCCGGCAGCCCATGCAAACCTAATCTCGCCTACCGCAGCAAAACCTCTAGTTGGATCATGGCCAACCAATCTAGAAAGCCCGTAAATAGACTCAGGATGCTGAGCGGTATAAATATTTTGCTCTACAGTTGCGTTTTCAACGTAGTACATGATAAACTCAGACATTTCAGATAGAACCTCTAATATCTGTGAAAATGGTGACGCTGTAGTGAGCAAAGTACCTGCGCGCTTGTAGACCCTGCCGATATAGGTCTTTGCATCGGCTATGATATTTGCAGCGGTAGCTCTTGTAACGTCTAAGAATTTGAAACTGGCCATTTAAGTATTCTTTAATTAACGGTTACGCGGACTAGGTATTGAGAGTCGATCGTTATATCGACATACGCAATATCTCTAACAGTCCCCTTTACGAAGGACACATTAGCCGCTACCTTATATTTTGCAGCAAGAGGGCAGTATGTGTTTAACTGCGACTCTATGCTAGATTTAATCTGAAAGTTGTTATAGTTAAGCGAATATACGAGATCTTCTAGGCTACAACCAAAGTCTGGTCTGCCTAGAACCTCACCCTTATTAGTAAAAAGTACGGTCTCGATCTGAGTAATTAGCTGAGCTATTTCACTCTGAGAGTGTACCTTCGTTGGGTTGAAGTTTGGATCTCCTATGGTCTTAATATATAACTCCATTTATTATCTATCAAACTTATTATGAGTGCATCATCCAATCGACGCCTTCATCACCTTTGATTTCTTCTATTATTGATGAAAGTTCATCATCGCCCATTGACTTAATGGCATCATAATCAAATTCAACGTTTCCTGGAAGAGCAAACTTGAATATGCCTAACTTAGCCCCAAGAGACTGCTTTATCTTTGCTGAACAATATCTAAAGAAGATCTCATCTTCATATAATGCACAGTTATGTAGTGTCTCATAAACCTCTAGGATAACATCACCCTTTGGGGTGTCCCCCATAAACTTTAGCTCTCCAGTTAGTGAGCTAAAGTGAAATGATATAGGGTTATCAGTTATCTGCCTAGAAAGGTCTACAAGAGATTGATTAACAACATAGTATTGTAATTCTTCGGCTCCGTTGGCTGCAGAAGATCCATCATATACATTTCTAAAAAGCATTTTCTCTAACGCAAAATCAGATCCACTGTCAAATCTAACGTCTAGGCCGCTTCCAGAAGTATTCCATCCACTAGCAAGGTCGTAAAGTCCGTAAACAGAAAATACCATACCCGATCCATCAGCCGCAGCATCTGGTAAATGAAGTGCTCTGTGTGATTTAAAGTAGTCTGTCTCAAATACTGCATGTGGGATGTGATAGAAGTTCTCTTTAACAGAGTACTCATAGTTCTTATAGAACCACTTTCTAGCCCTTTTAATAATGCTCTGAACCTCCTTTTTAGGAAGGTTAATAGGAATTAGACATGCTCCTGTAAGGTCGTCGGCTAACTCATTTAGAAATGCATTTGTGCACGCATCATCGTCAAACGATCTAGGTGTTGTTAAATCTCCTTGGCTACCACTTCTTATTTCGCTCATATCACGATTTTATTTTTACGTATAGAGTGTAGGTCTAGGTATACCTTCTAAGACCTTATTTCTATTTTTTTTCCATTTGTTTATAAAGTCAGGGTCGTTTACGTATTGTTTCCACACATAAAAGTCCTTTAAATCCTCTAATAGTTGTTGAATATCCATTATGACTTTATCTTTTTGCTTACTATAACTTCAGTATCTTCAAATCTAGCATGGTCAGAAATCATACCCTCTCTAAAAATACCGCCGATCATCTTGCCTTTAAATATGCCGTCTCTTCCAAAAACATATGAGTTAGTAATCGTGCAGCTCCCATGGACAAAGCACGATTCTACCTTACTTTCTTTAATCTCAGTTCCCTGGAAGATATTACACCTTTTAAGAGAAGAGTCGTCTACCTTACATGCAAATAGGTCACACTCTTCTATGACCCCGTTTATCTCGCAGTCCACAAAGTCATAGCCTCTTAGATCGAAGCATGCTGGAAACTTACCATCCTTAACTTGAACTCGGCCTATATCACTATCATAGTTTATGATTCCCTCTTGCATGCCACCCTCAGCCAGCAGCTTAACTATTTGCTCTTTTATAGAAGCCCAGTGTAAGTCTACTATAGGTTCAGCGTCTTGTAAGTCTACGAGTACGGCAATGTTCTTAAAGTTATTCTTAATTGTCTTAAAGTCTCTAAGAGCTTCTACGAACCTTATATTCTTATTTAGTATCGACTTTAACTCTAGCTTGTTCTCTTCGGTAAATCTACTGTTATTACACGACTTCCATATCTGGTAGACAAAGCTATCCCATAAGTAGAATATAGCATCTTGCTTATCCTCATAGTTTTTGCCACCTAAATATCTGAACTCTAAATAGTTTTTGATCTTCTTTTCAAAGTTAATCCCAAAGTATTTAGTGCTAGGGAAATTGTAGTTATGAACTGACGTGTTATTCTCGTCGAAGTAGAAGGATTCCCTTTTTGGCATTACCCATTTAATCGATCTAGCGTACACTGATCCTTTTCTATGCGGGAAAAGCTTATAGACCTGCTTTTCATTAAACTCTAGAATGAACTTAAGAGTATTCATTCTAGAAATCATATTAGGATCCTCTAGATATTCTTTATCAAAGGAAAGGTTTAGGTGGATCCCGGATCTATCAGTCGTATAGCCATTCTCTCTGATCCACTTTAAAACCTTAACCATAAGCATTCTAGCATTTCTGTATGGCATAGCACCAGTCACAAGCTCCATGAGTCCCTTTCCACCTGACATATCAGGCTCAATTTTAAACTCTTTGTCGCTAGGCTGGAAATCAGAATGCGCTTTATCTTCTATCCTAATTGGACGACCTAGAAGAGAACTAAGTTGATTCTTAGTCTCTTCTAGGCCCAATTTTGAATAGAACTCAAACTCTACACCACATAGAGATGCGTTAAGGATCTGATCGCGGGTTGAGTCTTTAGTAAGTTTAGCCATGCTACTATGATAATACCTTTTCTTTTGGTATATATCTAGCTAGCTATATAAACATATTAACTTGGTAGCTTCAAAAAGACTCGCTTCATCTCCTGATCAATCCTAGTGATATCAACAGTTATCTTATCACCAGGACCAAAGCTCTTTATAAGGTCCTCACCTATCTCACTGACGTGGAGCAAGCCAACTACTCCTTCCTCAATAGAGATGAATAGGCCATAGTCTTTTGCGGTCTTAACAGTAGCCTCGACAGTAGAAGGGATCTTATACCTAGAGTTTATAGTCAACCATGGATTTACCTTATCTTCGTCCTTCTGAGTTAGAGTAATCTTCTTATTTGATATAATATCTTTTATCTTAAACGTTATAGAATCACCTGGCTTTATACTCTGTGACTTATGAGCTGCGGATGTTTCTTTGTCTAAATCGTTTACGTGAATCATACCGGTTAAGCACTGGTTAAACTCACAGAATACTCCGTACCTTGCAGTACCAGTAACAAAGCCGGTAATAGACTGATCTATATTCTCTCGAAGATTTTCGATCGCATCAGGTATTAGAGCCTGCAAATACTTTCTATGTGACACGACGATAGTACCTCTATCGTTTGAGAAAGAAACAGGAACGACATACATATCAGCCCCAACAATAGACTCAAAGTCATGTAGCTTGTTTATACCCGCAAGAGAACCTGGCATAAAGCATGGAATTCCCTGCACGTCTACAATATAGCCTCCATTAGAAATCATCTCTTTAACAGTTCCCATCCATGCGGTATCTTTAGAGTCAATACCCTTTCTAAGTTCAGAAAATACTTTCTGCATCATGCCTGCAGTTATGCTCCCTTGGATATGACCAACACCTTCATCAGTCTGGCATTCTGTAATTAGAACTGAGACTTCTTCGCCAACTCTGATATCTTGATACTGTGGATCCTCCTTAGAGATTTTGATATAGACTAATTGTCTGTAATCAATGTCCACCGTAGCCCAGCCCTGTCCAATGTTGTAGACCTTACCGTCGTATATCGCACCTAGCGTCAGCTCATCGATAAGGTTGTTCATGTTCTGACAGTTACTAAGTCTGTCATAGTATTCTTGAGCATATGGCTCAAACGAGAATACCTTCTCGTTATTCTGTGTCTTAACTCTAGGGTTTCCTTTCTTAAAAGATGAGAAACAAGTAGACTCGTATCCCTCCCAATTAAACTCCCCATTATCAAGTGTCCACTTAAGCCTTTCCTCATCAACATAATCCTCTTTCTCAACTGGAGATTCAACCATGTTAAATCCCTTAAACTCGTTAAGTACGTTTAGGCTTTTCTCATTTGAGGATGTCTCTTCAGGCTTGATCCTCGGTCTTTTTTTAGATTCCATTATTTTTTATTTAGAAGTGTAATAAGCTATATATCAATCACACCGTGATGCCTTTCCATGGTTTTACTAAAGGCACCGGTGGGGTGGTAGATGAAATTCCAAAATAAATGCCACTCACTGAATCTAAGTGCTGTTTAAATCCATCAATAATATCATCAAGCATCTTAGAAACAGCTACAGTGTATTCTTTTTCTTCATTGTACTTAGAAAACGCATTTATAAAACCCTTTGCTATAGGTCTTGGATTTCCTGGAAATAGTATTGTAACTCCAACGAGCGGGGATGAAAATCCAGCTGGAGGGGGAAGCGGAGAAAACGAGCTGGGAACCATGGCTACTGCCCAATATGCAACCACAGCAAGACCAATCGGAAGCATAAGTAACATAGACGGTTTATCTCCTTTTTGTTGGCTTCTTTTCAAGGCTAGTTTAATTGCTAATGCGATAGGTAATTTTAGAGGCTGCATAGTTCCGGAATGAAATCCAGATATGATAGGTCTGCTTCCTTCTCTTGCTGACGCAATTGCCAAGTGATACTCTTCGGCAAACTTCATAGCCAACTTATTTAGCTCGAAGTCTTCTCCTTCGTCTCCAGGCGCAAACTCTTCTCCTATTTGATTTCCTTCTTCATCAAAGACAGGAACCATAAATGGAGCAGGCATGTCTTCAGGACTTTTGTTACCTGCACCAGATGCATTAGTCTCATTCAGAAGAAAGTCTGTCATATTAGATTTAAACGTAGGCCAACTCATATTATTCGGTATCGTTATCTTCTTCAGCGTCTTCTATAGGATCGTTTAATCGACTACTATCGATGTCTTCAACTGAATATTCTTTATTAAAGTCTTCTAACTTTTTTGAAAATGTCTTTATAATAGTTTTTGAACTACCCTCGTTGATAGTATAATCAACAATATCTCCATCCTGCTTAAGTTTTTCTAAATCAACTATCATATTATCTATCATAGTTTTTCTTTCATTGATATCTTTAGGTAAATCCCCAGACTTTTCTACGTCAAATGTGATTCCGTTTTCAGTTAATGTTTCCATAACCACATTTCCATGGACCAAAATATCAACATCTTCAATTAAGCCGACTTCCTTTTGACCTTGAACCGTAACCTTTACTCTTTTCATGAATTGTTTAATTTCATCTCTAATAAGCTTATAATAAAGTCTAATCCTAGTTCTAGTGTAATCACGACCAATCGGCCTAACAAGTTCGAATCCAGAAAAGCTCATATATGATTGAACATCGGTAAGTCTTCTATAGATTGAAGTATCTTGCCCGTCTTTTGAAGTTCCTTTTTGGTATAATATGTTTACCCCGGGGACGTTAACAGAATAAGTATAGTAGTTTTTCATAGCAAATTCACTACTAAAAAAGTAATTAATATGTGAAGCAATGTCAAATGGCTTTAATTCATCCATAGACTTCTTTATCTTATTTTTAAGACCTTCGGTTTCTATAGTTTCTCCAGACCACATCGCATTAAAATTATGGTTCTTAAGTTTAAGATCTGCCATAACAAACTTAAGTACGGCCTGCGACAAAAGATCAGCAATTTCTTCATGCTCATCTTCGTTTAAGATATGCTCTTCGCCATATTCTTCAATAAGGTAGTAGAATCCCTTCATTTAAATCACTTTTGCTGAATAAAACCTTCACCTGAATTACTGTCTATTTTAGTCTGAAGGCTAATCATAGTAGGCAATTGTGGTGGCAGGGGTGGACCTGAAGGACCTACACCCGTCGGATGTGTATGTGCGTTAAACTGAGTTATTATTTCAGATAGAAGATCTGCTAAGGTTTGTCCTTTAACAGCGGGTTCGGCCGTATCTCCTGGATCTGTAGCAATATAAATCTTATCTGAGTTTATAAATATTTCGCCATCCGGTGAAAATCTAATCATAGGTTGCGCCTCATTAGACTCACCAGTCGTCATAACTAATCCATCTTCTGGTGAAAAGTATAGCCTAAAGTTTCTTTCGGCATCATATGCCAAAGAAATTACGTTATGTGGTTCTTCTGAGTTATCAAGTATATCTGTTTGTAAGTCCTCGTTCTGGTCTACTTGGAACCAATACTCAGGGTGATATAGGTCACCATTATCAAATCTTACAGCAATAATGTCACCTACTCTAGGAACCATATGAGAACCTGGAGTAACTCTATTCATAGGCGATGCCCATGGTATTGCTTCATTAGGCAACTTATCAAACTTACCAAAAACCTTTACGCGACAACGCCCCTTTGCTAGTGGATCGGCATTATCAACAACCTCTCCTATCCAATGGGTATCTCTTAAGTTATCATGTATAAGCTCTCTTTGCTTCATCGTATAATATTACCAAGGCCGTTTACGCTACCTGCTCTTACGGCGTCTTGTATATCGGATATAGTATTAGCCTCATATACATTACCTAAGAAGATAGCTCCTTTGATATTATCTATCGCTCTATCTACGAGACCGCCTCCAATCTGTTGTATCTTATCTAGACCAGCTTGTGCCAAGTCTTTAGCTATTCCATTTTCTTGTTGGTAAATAATAGAGTTAGCATACATTTGATCAGCGTCGTGTGTTGTTTCGTATTGTATCTTTATCTTAGCGGCAGCCGCTTCTCCTGGAGACTTACTTAACTCAGCAAGTGCATCTGTTCCTGAGTCTATATCAAAATGACAATGTCCTAAATTTATCTTAAAGAAAGGCTTAGAGACGCGTATATCCGCTTTTTCTTTATCAGTCATAACTGCAGTATTAAACTGATCACCGCCATTTAATCTATAATCTAGCTCCTGTGTTAGTTTTCTTTTAAACGGTCTAACTTCAGTTACATAGATATACATAGAAAATCTTCTTAAATTCATAGGTAAAACTTCAACATATCTTTCAAAATCATATGTTGCTCTTCTATAAAGATCCATCATACCCATTGTCGTTAATTCAACGGTTTCTAAACAACTTATTTCTACGACATTATCATCTTTACCCCTAAATGGATCTTCCATTTTTCCATATTTCTTAGAAACGTCAAGTCCAGAAATAGACTGCCAGAACCAAGGCATTTCTTCATTAACAGCTTTAAGTATCTTTATAAAATTATCTAAATGCTGAACTCTTTCCTGATCGCCAATTACGTTCTCTAGGTAGTGTCTAGCTTCACCGTTAAATAGAGGGGAATGATGCGTAATATAGTCGAACATTATAAAAAAGCTTAGATACGTTGGGTCTTCATGAGTACCTCTAAATATCCTTCCCTTTCTAAAGTCCTTTGTTGTCTTAAAGTCTGCCATGGTCTATATATTTTTAAAGATTGCCCATGCTTACTGGCCATTCTCTTCTAAGCAATGTAACGTCTTGCATTAGTCCATCCTCATCATATCTATAGTTAATGTTTGAGATAACATAGTTTCCACTCATAAAGGTATCTAGTGTCATCTTTGGAGTCTCACCGCCTTCATCATTATTAAATTCAAATGACTGATCTTCGAATCCCATATCACTAGCCTTTTCATTCTTATCTAATTCGGATTTGACTTTAACTTCATCGTAGTGGTAAATTATTACAGGCACTTTTTGATACTTGTAAATAGAAGGATTAAAACTTTGTAGAGTTACCTTTAAAACCATTTTAGAAGATTCTACTATATTACGCATATTGTGCAACTTACAATAAACGTGATTCTGGTGAACATTACCTAGACCATCTTCACCAACATCTTGTCTTCCTGAGTATTTATGCTTTAGCTGATTCAAATAACGATCCTCATCTCGGCGTCCTCTAAGAGGTTCTTCAGAGTCAAGCATGCTATTTGAAGTTAGAGGATCTAATCTAAATTCCTGTAGTTTCGTATCTGTTCCATTATTATCGTAGATCTGAACGTCTCTAAAATGACCATGCGCAGCTACTACTGCACTAGAGTTATTTTCTAATGTCCAAGACGATATAAAGTTATTGTTTTGCTTTAGGTCAAAATGATTAGTTAAAAGAACCTTTGCTTTTATGTTATCATTTTCAACTGGGCGATCTGAATCTTCTGCTAAACTAAAAGTAGAAGACATAACAGTATCCTCCATGTCGTTAAGAGACATATTCTTTGAATTAAATACACGATTAATGTCTACGAAGTTGAGGTAGTAGTATTGGTCTATAAATGATGTTTGAAATGATTCTTCAGACACGTATGACGATGTTACTATCTCATTTATGAATTTAGCATGAGTTGAATACGCCTGTATTCTTATTTGTGGATCTCCAGCAGCATCTATATTTGTAGCAAGTCCAAGACCAAGATACTTAGCCTCTTCTTCAAGATGTTCTAGGGAAGTACCTACCTCAAAATGGCGACACTCTTCAGTATCTAGTAGTGGAATCTTTGCCTTTCCGGTAAATGTATATTCGGTATTATTACTATCATCTTCAATACTGTTAACGCTAGTAATATCAAAGTCCATGTGTATTGACTTAAACGTAGATTCATTCTTAGAGTTCAGTAAAAAAGTAATCACATCACCGTCTCTTGGAAAGGAGTCTATTGAAAAGTTATTCCTAGAGTCAATTATACTTATCTTTAACTCAGGCACCTGTCCTGAAAGATTTAGTGTAAAAGAATCAACATCCTTTCTAGCAAATGAATATCCGTTTATAGTAACATACGGAGAAGCGATAGCAAAAGATTTACTTTGTCTATATGCATCATCTTCTTCGCCTACAGACTCTAACTCTATATCAGTAGGCATAATAGCAGGTTCGACGACTGCTAATATGTGTCTATCTAAATCCATACTTTACCTTCTAGCGTTTTTTCTAACAACTTTATCAGAAAACTTTTCGGTTTTAGACTGCTTATTTAATATAGCATCTACAACCGGATCTGCTTGCGCCTTAGCGCCAAAAGAAACTTTACCGCCTCCTTTAAACATAAAGGTTCTTTTACCTACTGGAACAACATTAGGCGGTAGAAGAACATCTTTATCATACTTTGCTTTTAATGCCTCAATTCTATTCTGATCTTTCTTACTAAGTCTTTTAGTATCTACGAACTGTTGCTTAACTACGTTTTCTTCAACAGTTTGTAATCTTTCTAGTCTCTTATAAGGAAATGTGTACACTGGTATCTTTAAAACCTCACCTTCTGCAATAGAAAATGGGTCAGATATGTTATTAAACTTCAATATAAGATCAGATCTACTAGCATCCCCATAGTATGTAAGAGCTATTAAATCTATACGACCCCTTTCTAAAGGACTGACTCTATGTTCAGTATACTGGTCTTCTGTGACTTCTTCAATCTTGTTGATAAAGTACATAGTAGGCTGAACTATAAGTAAGTTTACGCCCTCGATTATCTTATCTTTAATTGTAGCTAAATTCATTATCCTTGTGCCATATCAGATATATTTCTTGCGAGGTTCTGAGATAATCTACCTTTGGCTCTACCATATTGATCCACGTTAACAGTACCAACATCGTCAAATCCTTCTGGTTGTAAGTATATTCTATTCTTACCCGCGTTAAACATGCTTTCAATTTCAGATTTATCTCTAGGTCTACCTGGCTTTAAAGTAATTGTTAGCTTAAGCTTAGAAGGAAAGTCTTCATATCCTAAAGGACCTTCAAACTCAAACTTTGCATCTTGCATACATAGATTACCTATCACCATAACCGGGTTCATAGGGTTTCCAACTGTAAGGTGCCATTGCCCGGTCGGATCTCCTGTTAAGAAAGCCTGAATTACTGCACCGCCCTGAGGGCTTCCAAATAGTTCCATAAGGCCGCCTCCTATAACTTGATCTAGAACTTTAGAATCACCTAACCCCTTTTTTAGGTCATCGAATAAGTTTGATGCACTTGAAGTAAACTGATCTATGATGCTACCTAAAAATCCCTTATAATCTCCGCTTTTAAGCTTACTAAAATCACCGAATGGTTTCTTACCAGTTCCGCCATAGTATCTTGCAGCACCTCCCCAGAAAGGAGCATTATTGTATGTAAGTACAAGTAGGTTTGCTAGCGTATCCATAAATGCTACTCTAGGACTTGTATTACCATATGCTTTAAGATCGTAATGGAATGTCAAAGTAAACTCTTGTGTAAACTTTAAACCCCTGTCTCTAACTAAAATCTGATCAATAACATTATAAGGTCCATATACATGATTCGGATACGTAGCACTTAGCGGATCATGCCCAGGTCCTAACTGCTTTTTTCTTTCTGTTTGGGCCGCTGTTCTTCCGGCAAGACCCTCTTCAATCGCAGAAAGAAGAGGTGACGAGCTAATTTTGCCACCTACTTTACCGCGATTATCGCCACTTGGATTCTGTATTTCTTGAACCTTAGACTTTTCTTCCTTCCAGTTAAATCCAACATCAAACTTAATAATGTCTGCTAGCGTATTTCCTAAAGTAGGACTTATCCAGGTTACGGCCCTAGCGATATCTGGCTGTTGTGATTCTACCACGTCTCCGTTTTCAGCAAAATCTTTTGGGCTAAGTATATCATCCTTACATGGATATGGAAACCTTCTTAGGGTAAGCATATAGTTATTAGGAACAGTTCCATAATATTCACACTGTATAAAGTCTTCTAATCTATAGCTGTATGCAAGAGAGTCATTATCCTGCGACCACTCCACTATTGTCTTAGCTGTTGGATTAATAGAAGGTGAATCGGGTGTAATAATTGACTTTTCATAGTCAGCTACATTAACCGGGGCCGAATCATCTAGGTTGTTTAAAGCGATAGACTTATACCTTAATAAATTCCAGGTATTAAATCTACTTCTAGGAGAGTCTCCGCTTTTTGCAGTGTATTCCTCAGAAGTACCTTCATTAACAACATATGACCTGGTGGGTAAAGTTTCATCATATAGACGATCCTTGCGTTGTTCTCCGTTTTGAAACGCAGTATGGCCTTCTATACTAATCTCACCCGGCTCTACCGGATTCCCTAATGCAGTATTTATAATGTCTAAACTGCTTTGTAAATCGCCAGTCTCAGTGTCTCTATAAAGATTAACTGCATCCTGTACTCCTTGGAAAGTTAGAGGCATACTTAGTTGATTCTTTTTTTGTATATATCTAACTTCTTTTCTGTATAATAAGTTATTATGTTAGGAGCTTCCCCATTCTGCTGAATCTAGCTCATCAGTATCAGGTCTATATAGAAGATCTTCTATCCATCCATCATCCTTTGGATATCTGTCACCTAGGAATCTCTGTAGAGACTTTTCATATATTCCTTTAGTTTGCCAATAAAACTGTCCTTTAGAGTATGCGTTCCTATTAGCTAATTCAAATATCTCTCTTAGCTTTATCTGTATAAAGAAGGTCTGCAGATTATTAAACAGTTCAACCTGTTCAGCTCTAGTCTTTGTGCAAAACACAGAATCAACGACAACTAGATATTTCTTCCATTTCTCCCCATCGAATACTCTTTTAGTTAAGTCATCTACTGCCCTAAATTCTTTTCTTTGCAGATTAATCCTAGTTTTTTCACCAGTCTTAAATCCACGTTGGAACATACCTCCAAAGAAATATTTCTTTAAAAAGTATATGTTATCGTAGAACTTAACAATCTTAAGTTGATACCTAGGATTAATCTCGTCAAACTTGACGTCATAGATTAAAGCTCTTACTGGGAACAATATATTCGGGCGAGCGTCGCAAGATATTAAAGCATGTACGTATTCACCCTTTGAATACAATTTATGCTTAATCATTGTCTATGAATCTTACGTTATCAAACTTGCTTAGGACTCCTTTTTTAGGATAGTCGCATCTATTGATGATCGTAAGGCCGACCTCATATGACTCGTCAGTCATGCTAGACACAAATTCCTTAAAGTTAGATATAGTCTCTTGGTCTAGGTTTTTAAGAAGATAAACAAGCCTATGCTCATCGCAACACTGTTCGTTTTCAAATAGTGTTCTAAGCATCTTCTCAATATAAAGAGATATGATTACATCGGATGGCTCGTTACCATAAGGATCGCTTTTAAGCAATCTTCCGTATATGTCAGAATAAGATATCACCAAGTCGTAATTTTCAGACTTGACGTATCGATCAAACTCAGAACGAGTCTTACACCATATGCAATCAATCTTCATCATTTCTTCTTTAAAAACTTTTCTAGTCTCTGTATTTCTCTTCCAAGTTGAGAGATCTGTTCCTGTGCCATTTCGGAAGTAGGAGAATATGACTTACCCATAGATCTGCGAATCTCAATCTTTTCGCGATCCATGTCAGTACCTAGATCTATTCCAAGATCTAAGGCTATATCATTGATGAACTTAATCTTATTAATAGTGGCGGTAGGAGAGTCAAAGTCATAAACAACTCTAGACTCATATTCCTCACCAGCACCATTAACATTGTCATCATGAAGTATCTTAATTACTCCATTGTCGGCAAGTTCTAGTGTAAGTGTAACCATTAGGCATTTCTTTTTTGCTTGGACTCGTTAGCCTCCTTAAGCAATTGTCTAATTATCTTCTTATCTTGTTTCCTAGTCTCCTTATTGTTAACGAAGTCAAGCGAGTATGCTTCTTCTAACATTTCAATCTCTTCTTCATTATAACCCATAGCAGCCCAGTTAATCTTCATACTTTCAATCTTTTCCTCTAGCTGGATAGCCATGGCTCTTTCCCTTTCATCTAGGTTGGCTTCGTGGATCTTTCTTCCGTTTTCACGCTGAGCTTCTCTTATATCAGCGCTATCCTTAAAGCTCATGTTTTTCTTAGCTTTAAAGTAACCGCTTTGCTTCATCATTGCCCGTCTTTGTTTATGATTGGGCATGGTAAACTTAACGTTACTCTCCGGAGTCTGATTTGCTTGATCGTTTTCTGTCATTGTAATAGTTATTAGTGAATGATTCAATCTGACCTTTTAATTGGTCTCTTAAATTATCTATCTGGCTCTCAATAAGAGCTATAATATAGTTATTTAACTCAGAAGCGTCTACATCCATTTCATCTATAAGCATGCCGTGCATCGCCTTAGATGGTAGGTTAACGGTAACTGGCATTTTAGCAGTATTCTTTTTGCTAACCTTTTTAAGCATACCCATCATAACGCTATTGTCGTCCATTTCTGTAGGAGCAGGCGCTTTAGATTCTGACTTAGGTTTAACCTCCTCTACCTTAGGAGATTCGACTTGTGTTTCAACAGGATTAAAGCTCTTAGATATTCTTTGAGCATCTTCTTCATTTCCCGTCTCCATAAGGAACTCACCGATAAGATCTTTGGCAATACGAGTACCGTCAGTAAAGTAAAGCCATTTCTTGTCATCCTTATTTACATCTATTTTAACTATATCGCCAGATCGTTCACTCTTGATCCAGACATATAACTTTTCTTCCATATTTTCCTTTGTTTCTACCATTCCAAAAATTCGTTTAATTAGTAGCTTCAGTAGTAATATCATCGCCCTCGTGTATTAAGAACTGTTTGATAAAATTTAAGGACTCTTCAGAACCCATGACCGCATCGGCTTTTACGTATCGCCTAGACCAATCTTTGTAGAATCTTTGATTTCCCTTTTCTAAAAGCTCTTCTTGTAGAGTCTTAATATCAGGTATGTAAAGTTTAGTAAACCCCATTATTTTATAATTTTAACACGTTCTGTAAAGCTGTCAGGGAAAAAGCCCTTTTTATTTATCAGGCTATTAAAGCAAGCATCTAGGATATATGTAACCGCCCAGTCATCCTCATTTCGGACGCTACGGCCAACTCCTTGCATAATAGATACGCCGGTCTTCCAGTCATACCAATCTACATACTTGCCCATCTTAGCCTTAACAAGCGGATCACCTAATGATGGATATGGAACCTTAAAGAATATCTGGAATCGACTATTATCGTCTTTTAAATCTAATCCTTCAATAAGAGATGGACCCATCAGTATTGACCCTTCTTTATACTTAAAGATATCTAATTGTTCTGCCTTTTCTTTAGATCCGCTATAGTCCATAATCCTCCATCCATGTTGGCTATGCTGCTTAATGTATTCTGTAAAGGCATAACTCCCTGTATGAATAATGCCACGTTGCCCTTTATGCTTATCAAGAATCTTATCAAGGACCTCTACCACCTTAGGTAAGTTACGCTCACGTTCCCTGTAAGAAAGCTTGTGTCGGTTCACAAAGATAACAGGAGACTTATCATAGTTGAATTGATTACCTAGGCGAATCACCTTAGCAGACTGGATTCCCATGTGCTTAGCAAAACTTCTAATATCACCTAAGGTAGCCGACATAAAAATCTTGAAGCCAGCCTTCTCAAGAAGAAATTGCTTGACCATATTAGATTCTTCGACACACATAAACTTAGTCTCTTTATCATCGCGATCAATAACCATAGAGTCAACGCCATGTTCTTTGATGATATCATGGTAGTCATCAAACTTACACCATATATCTTTCATCTTATCCATGATAACAAAGAATGTGGCCCAATCCTTAGGAACCGCAGAATCACCAGGGAAAGCCTTCTTACAACGAACACGCCCGGCTTGATGAACCTTACGGTAAACCGTGGCTAACCATCTCATATCAGCAATGGCCTTCATAAGTTCATTAGGATCCTCTTCATGCATAAGGTCATAGATAATAGTCTTGATTCGACTTTCACTAACCGTGCTTTGACCCAATCCATTTCTCATAGAGAACTTATTAGCTGATCTAAACAGATTTATCATGTCCTCATCAACCCTAGGAGCAAAATGATTTTGCACGATACTATCGATCTTATGTGCCTCATCAAAGAATACAAAGTCGCGCTTCTTAAATGGAACCTCTTTATTGTCTTGCAGCAACTTATCTTCTACATAGTTACGTTGAATAAGCCAATAGTTATAGTTCAATAGGCTTACTGGCTGTTCTATAGCCCTCTTTCTGCTCTGAAGATATCCACAATGCTTGAAACATTTTAGCTGCTTCTCAGCCGCCTCGTATCCCATTCCCTTAAACTTGCATACACCTAGGCTAAAGGTGTTTCCATTAACATGGCATTCATAGTTGTCGACTCCACGAACAGAAGGCCATTTGAGCTTCAACCTTGAAAAATCATTTTCATATTGGTCCTGCAACATAAGATCAGAAGTCACAAGGTATCCCTGGTTTCCCATCTCTTTAAAGATGTATGAACACCACATAGCGATAATAGACTTACCTGTTCCAGTAGGTGCGTCTAAAATAACTGTAGATTCGGGATCCTCTAGATAAGCTTCACAGATCTGTACGATCGTCTCTCGTTGATTTAGCCTAAATGTAAAGTTAGGGCCGAATACACCTGCCTTAAGGGCAGAATCTATAATCTTATTTATATTGTTCATTGGTCATTCCAACAGATAACCTCTTCAACGCTGATTCCAGCTTCTTTTAATAGCTCAACTCCGGACATATCTCTATATGATTCAGAGTAGTAAACTTCTTCGATGCCCGCTTGAATAATAAGCTTAGCGCAATCAAAACATGGCGCAGTTGTAGTATAAAGCGTAGCTCCGTTAGATGACATGGTTGACTTAGCAATCTTAGTAATCGCATTAGATTCAGCATGCAAAACCGAAGGAAGAGTACAGTCATTCTCTTCACAGCAATTATCAAATCCCTTTGGAGTTCCATTATATCCAAATGAAACGATTTGCTCATCCTTAATGATGATACATCCAACCTTTCTACGTTCAGCATAACTCAACTTTGCAGTCTGATATGCTATCTGCATGTAGATCTTATCAATTGGTATTCTTGGCATAATAAAAAAGGTCTACATTTTATATGCAGACCTTCCTTAAAGTTTACTTATCTATTATTCCCCGCTCCAAGCTTCTTTCATTTCTTCAATCTTCTTTGCGTAAGCATCTTTCATCTCATTGCAATTAGCCTCAAAGGTTTCGGCAGTCATATCACCCTCCTTAACCTGCTTCCACGCCTCTTGCATTGCATCCGCTGCTAGATTAGCAGCAAGCGCAGCGTTTTCTTTCATGTAGCCTTCTAAAGTGTGGTCTGGGTAATCATCTTGCTCATAAGCAACTGCCTCTGCGACACACTTATCGTATGCTTCTTTCATCATTTCAGAAACTACGATCTCTTCTGATTCTTCTGCAGGCTCTTCAGCGTCTACGTCAGTAGGCTCCTCAGCTGGTTCTTCTTCTGCAGGTTCCTCAGCTGGTTCTTCTTCTGCAGGTTCTTCAGCTGGCTCCTCTTCTGCAGGTTCCTCAGCTGGCTCCTCTTCAGCTTCTTCAGCTTCAGCTTCTTCTTCAGATTCTTCCTCCCCTGCTTCTTCAGCGTCTTCCTCTTCGGCTTCTTCTTCAGCCTCTTCCTCCGCAGCATCACCCTCTTCTTCAGACTCCTCTTCAGCTTCCTCAGGAGCGTCTACCTCCTCTTCTTCAATTTCTTCAGCGCCAGCTTCCTCGTCTTCTAGGTCCTCTTCGCTTACTTTAGGCATGTTCTTATTAGAGAAATACTCTTCAAAGGTTAATATCTTTCTGCTCATTTTTAAGTTATTTTGTTTTTTTATATATCAGTCTATTATATAAGTCTTTTCTCAAGGTCTCTTCTCATCTTAACAAGCTTAGTAATACTAGCTTCCACGCTATCTAATCTACTTCCGTATTCATCAGATATTGGTCCACCTTCCATCTCAGCTTCTTGTTCCATATCAAATAAAAGCCGTTGTCTGTCAAGGTATAGTCCATTTAACTCTTTATTGAGCTTTTCAAGTTTAGCATAAACTTTCTTTATGTCCCTTTCTGCCATTTGTCTTTCTACATTAGCTCTTTTATCTAACTCAGCTCTTTTTGCTCTCATAGCCATAAGTACTGGGTCATTAATGTCCATTGCCTCATTTACAAATTCAGAGTACTTCTTGACAATACCCTTATTTTCTTCTAGGTTGTTAAACTGTTCCATGTTGTTATATATCTGTTCTTTCATGGCATCTATCTCTTTTGACTTATCGATGGCCCAATCAACTCCTTCATCTCCTCCCCAAATCAACCAAGCAACATATCCTTTATCCTTCCACGGCGTATCTTTGTGCTCGGCAGAAATCTTTGAGTTCTTTCTATGTCTGTTAAACGCAGCCATACGCTTTACCGTTTCAGCAGATAGGTTTTCACCGTTAGCAAGCTGATTTGCTCTAGCCCATCCAACTGGAGTACCGGCATCAACCTCATCTCTACCGTACTTGTCTCTCCACTCCAACGCCTTCTTTGCATTAGCCTTTGCTGCTGCAGGATAATCGTTATATGATTCTTCATTTAACGATGCCTCGGTAGTATAGACTACATTAGATCCAGACCACACATTTTGAGAAACCTCATAGTATGTCTGTCCTTCATACCTTCTTTTTATAACGCTCCAGTCTCCAGGAAGAGTCTTAAGAGATTTCTTTATGTATGCCATGTAGAATCTCCCTCTCTTAGAATCAATCTCACTCTTACCATCAGGTGAATCACCCTTAGGTGGAATGTACAATGATTCTACTTTAAAGCCCGAATCCAATATATCTACGATAGCTTCTTTCATGATAGCCACGACCGTTGATAGAACTCTAAACTGTTCATGCATATTAGTCTGGCTTTCATCACCCTTATCTCTATCTGCAAGATTAAACGAAGCGGTTAGTACAACGTATCTTTTGTATTTAGGCTCCTTTTTAGGTTCACCTCCAAATGAAAGTTGAAGGACGCCTTCTTTGTGCAGTCCGCCATTTAGCTTACAAATATACTTAACCCCGTCATCATTTATAAACTCCCATGTAAATTCAGCGTCCATTCCGCCGTTACCTTTAGAGTTTGTTTTAACCTTAGAATCAAATGAGCCAAGTACCTTTTTAATAGTATCGCCGACTGGCTTATACCTAAACACCTTAGCAGAAGCGTCTCCGATCTCATTTAGCATGTAGGCCTCAAACGTATATGCCGGGTTACTAGAAATAAAGTCCTTTTTTCTCATAATAGTTTTAGCTATGATTTGGTTCACCCGCTTTACAAAAGGAATGTTTAGGTCGGTTCTTTTATCCTTAACGATAAACTCATCATATTGCTTCATAAACTTATCAAACTGCTTCTTTTTCTTGGCGAGCCTCTTAAAGAATCCAATAAGTTCAGCATCGGTAATGTCTTTATCATGTTCGACTCTAGTAAGTCTGTCGAAAAAGTGTTTTGTAAATTCTACGTCAGTCGGATCTAGAATGTCATCAGCATAATCTTCGATTCTATCCATATTAACCTTTTCCGATACAAAGCCATGTGCGTATCTTTCTCCGTTTCTTAACAATGCAGAAACTCTTGAGTAACCGTCAATCAACTCTCCATCTATAACGACAATTTCAAAGTCTAAGTCGTATTCACTTACATCATCGGAATGATATCGTTGTTCACCGCTCTTATAATACGCAGCTAAGTCAGAATCGGTTTTAAGCAATTTCTTAAGATCGATTTTTGTCATCTTAAAGTCTTTAGAAGTTACATCGTCTTCGAATCCCCATGGAATATCATCCTCTTCTGGAGTAATGCTAACTATATGGTCCCATACTTCTTCGCCAGACCATTTTCTTTCAACAATAAGAGATTCATCCATCTTATCTAAAAGATCCTGTCGATCGAGCTGCTTATAAACCTCCCTTCTAGTCTTCTCCATTTTTTCAGCATACTTAGGATCGTCATTTCTGTTAAAGACAATCTGCTGAGTAAGAGAACCGCTAATCTTCTTAACGTCACCCTTTCTAGTCTTTATAAGCCATGCAGCAAGGTCCTTAATAGAAAGATCTTTAAATCTGCCTTCTGCATCAGGTGCATCTGAGTGATGAAAGTCAGGTGCTCCCTTAGGCTTCTTTTCATATAGAGGCTTTACGTATTTCATTATGCTATATATCAATAAAAAAAGGGGGACCGAATGGTCCCCCTACTAGCCCCCTAAGTTATTAATTTTATACGGCACTTAAAAATTAGCCATTTACTGACTCTGATCCAACAACTTCTTGCATTAGGTTATCTATGAGGGTCAGGCGCTCACTAGCGTCTGCGATCTTCCCTACCTGTTTGTCCATCTCATCAATAATTTGAGGATGTTCACCTATACCTACTGAGTTGTTCGCGTAAATCATTAGAGTCGCGACGGCTTCTAACTTTTGGGCTTTGTACTTAGCTTTTAAAGCTTCAAATTTCATTTTAGTTATTTCGATATTCATACTCTGCATTTGCATTTTGTTTTACCGTTGTTAATAACTTCCTGCAAACCTGAAAAGATAATCGCAAATCCCATGAGATCCCAGAATCGATCTTCTCCTAAATGTAGGAATGATATTAAAACGAACATTATACTACATGTGTAAAAATATGTTTCACCAAGAGACTTAAAAAGTCTAATAAACCAATTTTTCATTTTTTCAATAATTTATATAACCAAGTGTTAATTACAAATTTGACAACGTATTGACATATTTGAGAACTGCGAGGTCCTTGGCCTTAGCCTCGAGCTCAATATCAAGTTCCAATCCATATGGATCGATGTAGTCATAGATATAGTCTGCATGCGCACGATCCATGACAGATTCATCCTCGTAAACTGACTTAGCACTAGAGTAGTGACATAGCTGACGAATGTCCTTTGGCCACGTCATAGCAGCTAGATTAATAGCTTGTTCTTGCGTCAATTTACCAGGATGGCACCAGTGGTGGTGGTAGTCAAATGTAATAGGAATACCCCGCTCAATGTAAAGAGCATGTAGATCTTCAACTGCATATTGAGCAGGCTTATCATCGTTCTCTACAACTAGACGCTTCTTAACTGAATCATCTAGCCTATCAAACGCAGCAATAAACCTATTAAGACATTCTCGCTTTCCACCATTAGTTGTGTTAACATGGATATTAATAGCGGCATATGGCGACCGTGGTAGTCCCATAAGATCCATAATCTCACCATGTTGGTTTAGGTCCTTGATGGTCTTCTCTACAACTCGAGGCGTAGGTGAAGCTAAAACATCAAAAGGACCTGGATGAAACGTAATACGTTGGCCATATTTTTTAGCAAGCGTGCCGGCTCCCTTAAGAACATTACAGATCTTGTCGTAATCCGGAAGATTCGACAATTCATATTCGCTCATCCATGGAAAGATGTCCGAAGACATACGATATAATTTAATTCCATTCTTCTCATTCCACTTGATAATCTCTACAAGGTCCTTGACGTTCTGTAAAGCAAGCTCGGATGCATAAGCAATACCTTTATCCATAAAGGTACGCTTAATCATACTGCGATTAGTAGTAATCTTTTTGTCTTTAAGAGACAGGTTAATACAACAGTAGCCGTAATTAGTCATTTCTAAACATGGATTTAAAGAATGCAAACAAGAATACAGTAACGGCGATAGGCCATAATACGCCGGCCCACATGCGCTCAATTAAATTAAGTCTGTTTTCCTCGATCTCCTGACTATCGATAATCTTATCGTAAACATAATTAAATGCAACTCCACCGAGAAGATAGAGTGAGATATAGGGAATGAATACGCTCATAGCTATTATATGTTAAGTTAGACAAATGTTTCCCTTGCTAATATCAACAAGAGTCTGACTCCATAACGAAGCCCACTTCCTATCCTTTGGCTTCATGACGTGTCTGGGTTGTTCTGGTATCAATCTAGGAATAGAGTTAACCTTTTCTTTATTGTAAGTCTTTCCCGTTGATGTTGCTCTTAGATAGAAGTAAAACTCACGTGTAGTCCCATCAAACTTATCAATCTCTTCTAGGATTCGATCGTTAGAGACATGGAACTCCTTTGAAAGGGCCTTTATAAGCTCACCTATAATCTTGTTATCTGTAGCTATGTGATTCTTCATAATGATATCACGGCGCTTATGGAACTTCTTTCTTTCATGTTGAATAAGCTGCCTTTCATGTTCTTCCGCATGCCCCTTTGCTTTGATGTCATCTACCTTTTGATGGTAGATCTTTTCTTCAAGATAAGATTCATGTGCCAGCGGGCAATACTCAAACTCACCAAACTCTATACGTTGCAAAAGTTCAGGCGCACCCTTATACATGTATTTCTTAGGAAGCTTATGGTTAGCAGGATAGAATCTACGCCACCATGTAAACTCTCTCATTCCTCAAAGATTGCGTCAAAGATATCATCGTATGGGATGCCATACTTATGGCTAGATCGTTCAATCCAACCATTCGCCCAATGTGCCGCATTCTCCCTTTGTTCAGGAGTCTTGCAACTATAGAGAACCTCTCGGACTCTTATTACTCCATGCATTAAGATTTCATTCATGCATCTAGGTATTTAAGGACTAGGTCCCAGTTTTCAAATTTCTTAGTTCCAAAGTGAATGTGTTCTCCGGTAAACTTACTGACCCCGTTCTTTTTACGGTCATCAATAAGGTAGTCTCCTGAACATAGATTTTTGTGATGACTTAGAATAAGGCGCTTATACGCATTCTTTCCAAGATATCGATCTACCCATACTCTTTTATCAGACCATGCGGTAGGATTGCCCCATGGCGCTGTACTTAGAATATAGACATCAAACTTCTTGCATAGCCGCTTAAAAGCAGCAATTGCACCATCAACTGGTTCTGGATCAGAGAATAGGTGAGGAACCTCATCTAGATTATCACCGTAAGCTGCCATAACCTGAGGATCTAGCTTGTCAATAGCGGACTGTAGGTTAACTAGTACGCCATCCATGTCAACGTAAACAATCTTCTTACTCACGCGGTCTTTGTGTTATTGACTGACCGAGCAGTGTTATTACCAAAGAGAAGTCCTGTCAAAAAACAGATTCCGACAGATTGGATAAAGCCGATTTCGTTAATACCATCAATAGCGCCGACAAGAGCGGAATTCCACAAAAGTTGAACAGGCCAAGCCATAAAGGCGATTACAAGGCCAAGAATAAGGATTCCTCCAGTGTAAACTGAGATGGTTTTTAAAAGTGCGTCTTTCATAACGAGTTAGTGTTGATGTTACTTGTAAATATACACAAAAAAATTTAAACCTAACAATTTTAGGCTAATTATTTCCAAAAAAGTTGAATAGCAATAAGAGCAGATGCTAAAAGCAAAGATACTCCAGTCTTTAGGTTAATGCTTTCTCCCATATAATACCATGTTAGAAGGGCAAAAACAATAATACCGCTTGCAAATCCAATAAAACGACCAGGCCACAAAAGGCCATCAAAGTACTCTACGACATATCGAGTGGCCATAATAAGGATATAGCTAATGACGCTGCCCCCTACGATTGAAACGATAATTGGATTCTTCTTAAACCAAGGCCACACAAATTGACCATTAGTTTGAAACCAAATAAGAGTCTGTCCAAGTGTAAACAGAAATACACCGTATAGGAAACCTACCATTAGAAAAGGCTTTCGGTTTTAGTTAACATATGAGAAATAAAAGACATTCTGTGATGCTCGCATGCGCCATTCTCTTTAATAGCATTCCTATGTTGAGCAGATCCATATCCCTTATTAGATCCCCATCCATAAACCGGATAGTCAGATCCAATCTGCTTCATAAGCTCATCACGGCTTGTCTTTGCAAGAATAGATGCAGCCGCGATAGAAACGTATTTGTTATCACCGCCAACTACAGTCTCAAATGGAACTCCATTAAATCCATGGAACTGGTCGCCATCTACTAAGATAAATCCAAACTCCATCTTTTTATAAACAGCCTCTAGACATTGTCTCATTCCTTCTAAGGTGGCCTTTAAGATGTTTCTATCTTCTATTACATCAATACCAATATGACGGACCTCATATGCAAGAGCGTTGTCCAAAACAAGCCTAAGGGCCTCAGCTCTATGATTCTCATTCAGAAGCTTAGAGTCCTTAATAAGCTCATGTTGAAACCCATGGGGCATAATACATGCAGCTACCGTAACTGGACCTGCTAGGGCCCCACGGCCAGCTTCATCCACGCCTACCTCAACGATACTTTCGTCTTGGTTATGGCTTGACTTTAATAGAATGTGCTTCATAGTACTTATACCATGGAGCCTAGCAAAAGTTTACTCTCCGTTTGCAATCCTCCATCTATCGTATCTCTGTACGATCTCTTGTAGGATTTTAGCTCTAACGATATCTGCATCTGTAAACACGTGAAGGCCTACGCCTTTTACGCCTTCTAAAAGATCGATAAAGTCAGGAAGAGAAACTCTGTCTAGTGCGATGTCATGCTGACTAGCGTCACCAGTAACAACTACCTTAGAGGATGCTCCCATTCTTGTTACGAATAGCATCAGCTGCTTAAAGGTAGCATTCTGTGCTTCGTCCAATATCATAAGCGCATCATCAAATGTATCGCCTCTCATATATGCTAGTGGCTCAAATCTTATAACACCTCTATCAAAGAGACCCTTAGCTCTTTCTGGTCCTATTATCTTTTCAATATTTGACTTATATGACTTCATATATGGATCGATCTTCTCGTCCTTATCGCCAGGTAGGAAACCTAGTTTCTCACCAGCCTCTTGAATAGGCTTACAAAGTATAATCGTGTTTATTTCTTTACTATCAAGTAGTTTTAGCGCAGCATAACATGCCGTAAATGTTTTAGATGTTCCAGCTGGACCATAACAAAAAGTTATGTCACTTTCTAGTATTGTGTCTACGTATCTTTTCTGCGATTGTCTCAGCTGAACTTCTTTTAGCTGGCTAGCAACTGTCTTACGAGGCTGCTTTTGATTGCTATTGGCTCTTGCCATTAATCATTAAGTGTTTTTAGTCGCCTGCCATTATGACCAGGTCTTTTAACTTCATAAGTTTGTCACACTTCTCATACTCCTCTATAACTTCGAAGTACTTTATAAGCAGATCTATAAACTTAGATCTCTGTCCAATTCCATGTGGGATTTCAATTAACCTATCGTCATCTTTAAACACTACAAATCTGTTCACCGTCTTCGTGAAGTTTCTGGTGATTTGATAGTATGATGCCCTCATAAGACTATCCCTGTCTCCTCCGTTTAAAAGGTTATCCATTATTAAAGTGTGCCGTTTTTTAGTTCATGCATGTTACTGCAATCATCTGTCTTATATATTTAAGTAGGGCGGCCTTTGCTTCAAAAATAATATACAAAAATTTACATAAAAAAAATGGAGGCTCATTTGCCTCCAAACTTTTTCTGCACGTACTTTGCCTTTGCTTTCTTCTTTCTTCTGACCTGAGATTCCTTTTCAAACTCCTGTAGATTTCGAAGTGCACTCATCTGCCGAGTACGAATAACTTTAGATTTGTATTCTTTTAGTGCTTTTTCAATACCTCCCTTCTTGTCTACTTTAATTCTTAGCATTCTTATGAATATGATTTTTAACCATGACTAGATTAGCACACTTTTTATAGTCCTCTTTATTCTCATAGAAATCTATCATCTTATCTAACAACTTTATCTTCTTTATTGCGTTATGATTAAACGAGCTGAAGTAATCTAAGTTACTCATAACCGCTTCATAAATAATATCGTAATTACTATCAACGTCTACAAGACGGTTTGTGGCAAAGCTGCTGAAAGTATTAAAATTGTGCATTAAGCTTCTCTGATCTGTTTGATTAAGTCGATTTGGGTTTGATTTAGCTCAGGATATGTAGAGTTAACCCTACACATTAGGTTTCCATTATCGCCAGTGTTATATATCGGATAACCTTTTCCTTTTATCCTAAGAGACTTACCAATAGAATTTTGAGGTATGTTTATCTCTAGAGGCCCTTCCATTGTATTGATGGTCTTAGTGCACCCTAGCATGGCATCCCACCATGGCATATAGATGTCCACCCAAATATCATTGCCCTGTAGAATAAAGTTAGGATCTTGTATAACATGCACGTTAACTACAAGGTCGCCATTAGGTAGATTAGAGTTGAATGGATGCGGTGCACCTTTTCCCTTAACATTAAACTTCTGACCGTTCTTTAGGCCTGGCTTAAAGTTTAGTCGGATGCGGTTACCATTGAATTCAAACTCTTTACTTGTACCGAAGTACGCCTCACTAAAACTTACGTGCAAGTCCATGCGATAGTCATGGCCTTTAGCTTGATTCTGATTACGGAAGTGGCCACCAAAGATATGGTCAAACATATCTCCCATGTTTCCATTTACGTTAAATCCTGCAAATGGATTTCCACCAAAGGGATTACCAGAAGACTTATGATCGTACTGTTGCCTCTTGTTCTGATCCCCTAAGGTCTCATATGCTTCGTTAATCTCTTTAAATTTGGAGTCATCTCCCCCTGTCTTATCAGGATGGTGTTGCTTACTTAGTTTACGATACGCCTTCTTTATGTCATCTTGAGTTGCCGTCTTGTCAACTCCTAAAACGTCATAGTAGCTCATTTAACTTTTCGTTTTTCCTCTAATCTAGCCTTCGCCTCTCTTCTTGAGCGATACTCTTCTAATTCATTAGCACGATCGAGAGCGTCGGCAATTCGAGTTAGTTGCTGTAAAATCTGATCATATATCGTTTCTTCCATGTCGATTCTTAACTAGATCGGACTCACCATTCTGGAAGTCTTGATAAGGTAATGACTTATCTGGCTTTCCCTTGTGAGGGCCGTTTACCATTATAGTATCTTTATACGGATTTGTTTCACCTATCTTATCACGTAACCAATCATCTAGGTCTTGTACGCTTCCCTGAAAGTGACGAATCTTTATTTGCTTTTCATCTTCGTCCTTTAGGTCTACTCGACCATCCGGTACGTTTGATTCATCTAAATCATCTTTAGCAGCTTCACGGTCTTTTGCAGTCTTTATCTTGGACTTAAGTACCTCTGCCTGTTTCTGTAGCATAAGTCTTTCAGCCTCGGCCTCTGATTGCCTCATTTGTACCTTTGCTAGACTAGATTGCATCTTTCCAGAAGGGTCATCTGAATCTGACATCTCCTTAGCAGTTTTTATAAACTCCTTTTGATCGTCAAATGCTTTAACAATCTTCTTATTGAGTTTTTTCAGTTTGCTCTTTACGCTTTTCTTTTTCTCAAATAAGAACTCTTCGTATATCTTAAGATACTTCATACCTTATATATCAATAACTATTACTTTTGGATTTATCTTCATCTGAAATGCTATATCCATTCTTGTATTGCCACTAAATACAGTCATATTACCCTTACTATCTTTAGTGACTATTGGATAGTCTACTGGTTTTCCGTTTCCAAGCTTCTTATACAAATCCCTTAAAGTTTCCTCGTTTCTGTACTTAGGGTATGATGCATATCCCTTGATAAGGTTATGTAGATCATCAAACGTTTTTGTTCTAGATCTATTAGCTATCTTCATGTCCATTTTAGGAGTTATCTCTACGATATCGCCAGATTTAACAGCATCTATAAACTCTTCTTTAGAATCAAATAGATTCTTTGACTTTAGTTCGTGTTCAACCTTAAATTCTTGGGCCAACATCTTAGAGTCTGGCATAAACCATGAATTGTACTTTGCCTCAAAGACAAACTCTTCAAATAGCTTAATGTGTTTCATTTTCCGTAAGATACCTTGCTCTTTTCACCTCCTATCCAATCAAAGTCTTGAAATCTCAATGGATTTGTAACCTTCCACTTATCAAAGTTTTCTGCGGATTGCTTAAGTGTATATTCAGGCAGGCCTTCTTCCCTTTCTCTTTTTTCCAAATCCGATAGAAAGTTACCACGAACTCTTTCATCAACAATAACAAGAAAGTCTACTTTAATGGGAGCGTTACCTATTAAGAGCACTTCATCTTCACCCCACTTTGAAATACTATTAGATAGTTCTGGAGATAATAAGAATCTAGAATTATCAGCCCTACAGCCATAAATTACAGCCACCTCTTTAGATTCATCATCCGGGCGCTTTCTTGCAAACTGCACGGCAGAAGTAGGATCTACTGTCCATGAAGTAAAGCCGGCTTTATTTCTAGAACTGTATTTAATGCCAGGATTGTCAGTACCTATCATAAAGTCAAACTTCTCTCCCAATCTGTTAGTCTTTGGTAATAGCCTTTCTAGTTCTTTCATTGGCATCTTGGCGCCTCTCCAAAGCATATCTGTTGGCACATTTCCATACCATGCCAAGCCAGTTCTACCAATAAACTCGCGCATATCCGCCATTCGTTCGCTTTTAGTTGGATCTAATAGTTTAGGAAACTTCTTTTTAATCTTCAACAGCGAGTTTAACATTTTGCCAAGATTAGTAGAGTTCTTCTCGTCTCTAAAGTAATCTTGTAGGTAACGTACTAACTGCTTTTCGTATTTTGTGTTATCTTCAAAACCTTCATCTCTGTACATAACGTCAATAAAGTGATAGAATCTATCGTGGTCTTTACTTACCCTAGCGGCAAACTCGTCGTCGGCCAATAGCTTCTTACCTATATCAGCTTCATTTAAAAATTGTTCGTATAACTTGATGTACTTCATATCCTATTTATCAAAATGTCCTATAGTTTAAAGTAGGCCTACTCACCTTCCACTCGTCATATGTCATATCATTAAAGTTCATCTCGTCAGTCACCTGTGCACTAAACCTTAAGTCATCTATAATAATTACATCGGGTTTAAAACTTTTGCCTACTAGAATTACTTCATTTTCATAAAACTTAGACAGCGCATTAGTCATAGTGTTATTAAAAATCAAGTTAGGGGTTTTTAGCTTAACTCCATATAGAACTCTAATTCTATCAGGCTTTTGCGTAACACCAAATCCTCTTGCATTATCAATGTGTGTTGAGAATGAAATAAAACCGTAGTTACCTCTTGGAGTGTTAGTATAGTTAGGACTGTCAATCACTGCAACTGAATGCATACCTAAATTTATTAACCTAGATGCAGGTAGTAGGGCTTTTACATCCTTGCTAGTTATTGTTGCTCCTCTCCAAGCCATATTGTTCTTATACTGTTTACCAATCCGTTCAACAAACGTGCTTAGTGTTTTAACATTTGACACAGTTGGATCTAGAATCTTAGGGAACTTCTTCTTAAGCTTAAGAAGCTGTGGCAACAGTTTATCTAGATCTCCTTTTTCTAGTTTGCCCATAGGAGCATCAAAGTAGATCTGTAACTGATGTAGAATCTCGTTCTCATCGTCAGTGTTCGGCTCATAGTCCTGTTGGTATATCTTTTCAAGCCAGTCATCCCACTTCTGGTCAACTGCACGATTTCGTGGACCTGTAAATTGACCGCCGAAAAGTTGGCGACCTATCTCGATCTTCTCATTTAAGAAGCTTTGAAAGGGTTTGATATACTTCATGGCTTAATAGTCCGTGACCTTTTTAATTTTATTCCATGGGATTTGGCCATGATATTCGTAAGTATCTGAAGCTCCACCCGATCTAACATTGGAGTCATCGTGCAGTTTTTTAAGGTCTAACGCCTTTGAAGGAATATGAAGAACTACAATCCCTGAATCATATATTTCATCTGGCATTTCTTCGGCTGCTTCTGCATAAGAACCGGCAACATCTAAATCATTGGCAAGATAAACCACACCTGCTTTAGAATCTTCCCACGCCAAATCCACCTTTCTAGTATCTAAGCCTTTCTTTTTTATTTCAGGTAGTAGAGCGTTATATGTAGCATGGTAAAAAGTATCAGGTACTTCTTGAGTTAGTGCTTCATTTAGAAATTGTTCATATATCTTGATATACTTCATAGCTTATTTGATTCTTTTAATATTCTTTGCGCTAGGCCCCCAGAAAAGAGCCTGGAATACGTTGTCTCCATAGTGAAACGCAACGATAGCTTCTGCCTCAAACTCAACGGCCTGCTTGGCATTCCAGTGCTTCATTGCCTTTTCTAATGACTTGTATTCGTATTCTATATAGTCTGCTGGGAAAGCATAGTTCCATCCTGGCTTAGGAGTTGCTGTCCTGCTGCCCCATGACATGCCTAGGTCGTTAAAATCTTTTGTGCCTCTAGTAAATCCGTTCGCTACAATAGCATCGGCATGATTTGTTAAGTGCACTAGCTTAGTTCCCTTAGGTACTCTATTTGGCTCATCAAAGAAATAAGAGATAGGAAGCCTAGGATAGTATAATTTACTATTCACAGCATTGAAAAGCTTTTCTAGTTCCTCTTCAGTTGCTGTATCGCCAGTTACTCCCTCTAGACCATTACTATGTACGACTTGTTTCATGCCCTTAAGGCCAATAATAAGGTCAAACTTTTCAGCAGGAGTTTTGTCTAGTGCCTTTTCTAGATCGTCTATCTTAGCTTCATTAACGAAGGATTCAAACAGGTTTAAGTGCTTCATATCAGTAACTCTTTTATTTGATTCGTTGTATCTAACCATGGTCTCTCTGGTCTTAAAGTCATGCCTAGGCTTCTTCTTAAATCCAAACTCCTTATAGAACTTCTCTAGTCTAGATTTAGATGAAGCACCATAGTCAGTGCTAGGTGTCAAGTAGATCGTCTTGTTCATGCTATCCGCATAATCAATAACCTTCTGCATAACCCGTCTGCCTACTCCGCTGCCCCTAGCCTCTTCAGGAACTACAATTTTGCTTAGAGTTAAGTAGTCGCCATTATCATAAAGCTCAAGCTCTACACCAAATTCTTGTTCTATGTCTTGCAGTACGTATGACATTATAGACCGTATTTTTTAGTTAGGTATTCTTGAACATTACCGGTCTTATACTTTCTCATATCATCAGAAAGCATCTTAAAGAACTCTCGGTATATGTCGACCCTACGAGAACGCTTATCGTGCAAGTCGTTCATAAACGTTGCTGAAAATAAAGCGACATCTTGTTTCATATCGGATGTGTACATTTCAATCTCGCCTCTTAGCTTCGTTTCAATTTTACCATCGTAATACTTCTTAGCATCAGATAGATCTACTAGTCTGTCAATCTCCTTTTGGTTATCAGCGGCTAATGCTACAATAACTCTAGCGATTACTCTAGTGTCAAACCCTTCGATCTTAATAGGCTGATTCCACTCCTCATCATTTCTCTTGATCTGATCTTCAACGTCCTCAAGCTTTACGCCTCCCTTTTGATTTAAGAAGTTTCGCCTAGCATCTAGGTCGTTGCGGTCGCTGAAGTAAAGATACGTTGGAATCTTATTCTTCTTAATCCACTTAAGAAGCATATCGGTATCTTGTGAGTTCATATTCCATCTCTTTGGATCTTTATCGATATGAATCTCCTTTACGTACTGTGCTGCTTTAGCAATCTTAGGGTTATTCAACATAATACGGTCCTCCATTTCATGCGACCTTAGATTTCTATTTCCAGGCTCATATGCGTTACCTCTTTTCTTAATTTCCCAATAGTCAATAGGCTCGGCCTTGTATCTCTGCCCAAGCTTTCTTCCATCTAAGACAAACTTAACGACTCCACTTTGATATCCCTCTCGCTTAGATCTAGTAGTAGAAAAAAAGTATGTTCTACCCTTCTGAAACTTCTGATCAGCTTCGGTACCAACAGAAAGTGTACCAAAGAACGCATCATCCCCTGCAATACCAATTAATCCCGGGAATGAGGTAAAGTGATATACGACATCAGAGATGCCTTCGTTTAAGAACTGCTCAAATATCTTTAGGTATTTCATAGACTATATATCAAAGAAAAAGGGCCCCCAAAAAGGGGGCCCTACGAACGGGGGCTTTGAGGGTGGTTAGATAAGCACCACCCTGCACGTATTATATATCGAAAGATTAGACGCCTTCTAACATGAGGCTATCGATCTCATTGCAAATTGGCAATAAGATTGCACAGCGCTCATATTGTTCCTCATCTTCAAAGTACTGAATCATCTTCTTAATAGTAAGATTCAGATCAGCCAGTTGAATAGGATCGAGTGAAAGCAAGTGAGACCGGTTCATACCTGACTCTTCGATCTTTTTAAAGTTATCCTCGATTGCTTGCTCTAGCATTCGCTCACGCAGTTTATTAATCTTGCGCTCGAACTCTGAGCTGCTATCCTCCATAAAATCGTCAAAATTAAACTCTTGCATAATTTATCTATCTTTTGGTTTTTGATTACAATGGAATATACACAATCTTCGTCAAACAAAAAAATTATTTAAATCTTTTTTCGATATTTTAACACTTATTCTACTACCTCTGCTTCTACAGTCTCTTCATCGGCTTCTCCCTGTTGCTGGGCATAAAGATCTTTAGATACCTCTTGCCATACTTCTGTTAGAGCTTCAGTCTTAGCCTTGCAGTCTTCTACATCACTTGACTCGATAGCAGACTTAAGCGAGTCAAGCGCCTCGTTGAGCTGTGTCTTCTGATCCTCTAAAAGCTGGTCGTCCATATCCTTCATCTGATTCTCAGTAGTAAAGACCATGCTATCTGCTCGGTTCATAACATCGGCTCGCTCGCGCGCTTCCTTATCTGCATCGGCATTTGCTTCAGCTTCCTGCTTCATACGCTCGATATCATCTTGGCTCAACCCGCTAGAAGCCTCGATACGGATCTTCTGCTCCTTATTAGTTGCCTTATCAGTTGCAGTTACATTGATGATACCATTAGCATCAATATCAAACGTTACTTCAATCTGAGGAATACCTCGAGGCGCAGGTGGCAGGCCATCTAGGTGGAACCGCCCGATAGTATGGTTATCTTGCGCCATAGCTCGCTCGCCCTGGAGAACATGGATCTCAACGCTAGGCTGATTATCAGCCGCGGTAGAGAACGTCTCACTCTTCTTAGTAGGGATAGTTGTATTGGCGTCAATCAACTTGGTGAATACACCGCCCATAGTCTCAATGCCAAGTGACAGTGGCGTGACGTCTAACAAGAGGACATCGTTAACATCACCGGAAAGAACCCCACCTTGGATAGCAGCGCCAAGAGCAACCACCTCGTCTGGGTTTACTCCTTTAGAAGGCTCCTTACCAAAGAACTTACTTACCGCTTCCTGAACCGCAGGAATGCGCGTAGATCCACCGACAAGGATAACCTCATCAATATCACTTTTCTTTAAACCTGCTGCCTTCAAAGCGCTCTGGCATGGTTTAATGCTTCGCTTAACAAGATCTTCAGTCAGCTGATCAAACTTAGAGCGGCTAAGGTTGCGAACAAGGTGCTTAGGAACCCCATCAACTGGCATGATATATGGCAAGTTGATTTCAGTAGATGATGTGCTAGACAACTCGATCTTAGCTTTCTCTGCAGCCTCACGAAGACGTTGAAGTGCCATAGGATCCTTGGTCAAATCCAGTCCACCGTTCTCGTCCTTAAACTCCTGAACCAACCAATCAACGATAGCCAAGTCAAAGTCATCACCGCCGAGGTGTGTATCACCATCAGTAGACAAGACTTCAAAGACTCCATCACCAAGCTCGAGGATACTAACGTCATGTGTACCACCGCCAAGGTCAAATACCACAATCTTCTGATCTGTATTCTGCTTGTCTAGACCATATGCTAGCGCTGCAGCAGTTGGCTCGTTGATGATTCGCTTCACCTCGAGACCGGCAATCTGGCCAGCTTCTTTAGTAGCCTGGCGCTGTGCATCATTAAAGTATGCAGGAACAGTAATCACCGCTTCAGTAACAGAAGTTCCGAGATAGTCCTCAGCAGTCTGCTTCATTTTCTGCAAGACCATAGCGCTAATCTCCTGTGCAGTATATGCCTTTCCTTCAACATCTACGCTTACAGTGTCCCCCTTTCCTTTCTTAACAGAATATGCCACACGCCCTGCTTCTTTCTTAGATTCAGAGAAAGGCATTCCAATAAAACGCTTAATAGACGAAACTGTGTTTTCTGGGTTAGTCACAGCTTGGCGCTTTGCAGGATCCCCGATTTTACGGTCGCCGTCCTTTGCAAATCCAATTACAGAGGGTGTTGTACGTTTACCTTCAGAGTTCGTGATAACGATAGGCTCGTTACCTTCCATAACGGCAACACAAGAGTTAGTGGTACCGAGGTCAATTCCAATGATTTTACTCATATCTTTATGTTTTGATTTTATTAGTTAGCAATATTGCTAGACGTGGCATATATAGAAAAAACCATGCCACTAGGCAGAAGTATGACAAAATGTCACACTTCTGTCATATCTGTCATATTATCCGCAATAGAGATCTAGTTCACCATCTTCCCATGCAGCGATAATAGCTGCAACTTCCTCGGAGTCTTCAGCTGCATCATAAATGCTGCACCATCCGTCTTCGTGCAAATAGAGCATTTCACCTCCATTGCTATCTTCGGCATATCGGATGGTATGTTCGTTACCATCAATTTCAAGTGTGTATTGGTCTGTGCTTGCCCAATATACGTTGTCGCAATCTACGACTTCAATATCAAAATCTGACATTTTTATTTAGTTTAAAGAATTTTAGTTGTCATAAGTGAACCAAACGGTGCCGAGTGCAACTCTTCTAGACACCATCGTCCTCCGTATTTTTCATCTTGTCGGTTAGCAATCATTTCCGCTTTGGATTTAGCGTGTTGATCGTCATTTGCATATACATATGCAGTAAATGTAGCTACGTATCTTTTTTCTTTATTCATATCTTAGAAATTTCCAGGTGCAACTTGAAAGCATGTAAGGCCATTATCCCGCCACATATCCACAACCTTCTGCCGATCATCAAACACACAGAGGATATCTGATTTATCGGTAAAGAGCTGGTCCAACCACTGCTTCTTTAATTGATCGTCAGGCATAAAGTTAAAGTCGTTTGAGGTTGGCCGCATCTTCAATACATCGAAGGGTACATCAAACTTATTGAGCCATGCCCGAGTAGCATCCTTAGTTGCCTTGCTCCGCCCACTAAGGATCACAATCATGTTGCCTGCATCTTTAAGCGTCTTGGCCATTTGGATAACAGGCATGTTTGGCTGATCCATATCAATATTATTAGGATCAAAGAACACATCCCAATCGATCTTACCATTGGGTTTAGTTGAGGCAGCCCGCCGCTTGTCGATGAGGGCTAGGGTACCGTCGAGGTCAAAGATTACTTTCTTCATTTGTTTTTTTAATTACACTGCAATATACAAAATCCAGGATTAAAACTACTATCTTAAATGTTAAATTTTCAGAAAAAAGAGGGGATGATCCGTTGACCACCCCCTCCCGACAAACTGGATATGTCCAGATCAGTTAAGCATTGCACCGACTTGGGCGGTCTCCTTCAGCACATTCTTGGCGAAGGGGCTTGGCATCTCGTTGGACATATCGTAGTCCTTACCAAGCAACTGACCCGCAGAAACCATCAACTCGGTTTCGTCACTTGGCTTGATGTCTGAACCAAGCATCATGTCAGCGGCGTGTGTCGCCACGTGCGTGACTCCATTAACGACGGACCAGATGGACTGATCGGTCTTGCAGCGCTTCTTCTGCTCTGTAGTCAACTCATTAGGGTTGACATTGATGCTGTTGTAAGCATCATACTGACTCTGGAGAGGGATCCAGCTGTCTGCGCGATCACCAACGTGATTCGAAATCCAACGATGAGCTCGTTCCATCTCGTTAAGAGATGCAGGTGTCTGAGAGGCACGCTTGACGATATCGCCAAATCCAGTAGGAACGAAACCGTTCTTGCGAAGGTTGTTCAAGTTCTGGAAGAACGTCTCCATAGACTCTTGCTCAAGGTTGTGAAGAGTGAAGTGATCCTCGGCCATCGATGTAGTGCAGCCATTAGCGCACCAGAGTCGATTAACATATGGGCTCACTTCGATACCCCCGAACGGTGAGTTCTTCAAGGTGATTCCAGTGGTGAAGATCTCGTTATCGATACCTACATCCACTTGGGTATTTGGGTGAATCGCATTGATCGTAACTGCGCCCGTACTCGAGTTAACTGACCAATTAGCGATATCAAACCCATGGTCACCGATGATTCCATCGGCAATTCCCAAGAATCGCTCATTCGAAATCATTTGCGTCGCGGTCTTTGAAAAACCAACAACCTTCTTAGAAATTGGAGACAACACAATGGTAATTTCGTTAAGGTTGTTAGCCATAGCATTTTTAATCGTATTGATGAATCGTGCCTTCGTCTCAGCATTGAAGAGATTTTCAAACTGCTTAGCAAAGGTCTTAGACATCCCGATGATTCGCATCAGCTGAGTGAACGCCTTAGGGTCCATCTCAACATAGTGTCCTTGGTATGAGATTACGCTCTCAGAGATGATATCAATGTCACGGACGGGAACCGACTTACGTACAGTTTGTGCATTCATTGTCTCAGCTCGGCGTGAGTCGATAACCTCACTAGAAAGTTTACGTGCTTGTGGCATGTTGATGGTTTAAATGTGATTTACAGTATTTATACTCGTTTCAGTCGAAATGTTTCATGAGTTCTTGTTTAAACTCATTTTTATTTATCTCAATTGGTTTGCAGAATAGAACTTTATGCCCAAGATATTGGAACCGCACATCGCCATTAGAACGCGTCTTAAGCGTATCTCGGCAGGCTTGGATAAGATCGGTGTTTCCAATATAGGTTAGCAATTCTGCATCAACCTCGACGTGGAAGATCTGTCCTCCCTTTGGACGGAAGTCTGGTCCTCCTTCACCGGTGAGATTATAATTCTCGTAGTATTGAGCTTCTATTTGAAGGAGCGCTGTCATTAGGCTTTTTGGGTTTCAAGGTAAGCTTCATAGGCCTCGTATTGCTTAGTGCCATACTTAGGACGATAGCTAACCGTCATGTATTTAGTTCCGAACTCAATGCCACTTGCAGGATCTTTAATCCCATGGCCATCGTTGTATTCATAGATATCTTCCATGCCGTTGAAACGACCTTGAGAGAAGACAGCTTCAAGTTCTTGGCGGACATTTTCATAGACACACTTCTCGACTTCAACAGGACTCAAGTAAACGTCGACAGCATCTCCGCCGCTGAAAGAACTAGTAGACACCTGGAACTTGACGCCAGGGAAACGTTGCTTCATGTATTGACGGACGCACTGGCCAACGCCGCCCATCGTACGATAGCAGGGTTCGCCGTCTCGGTTAGCACCGACAGTGATGTTCTTAAACTCGAGGCCGAATGACTCGAAGGTGATTTTAGCAGTGTTTTGCTTCATGAGAGAGTTGATTTGTTTAACTGATTAACCTTACATATGCAATATACGACAGGATTTTTAAGCATGACAATCTGAAATGTTAAAATTTGTTAAAATCAACGTTCCATAATAACAAAGTGACCGAAGTAACTGTCAAAGACCTGCAGGAGGTTCTCATAATCAGACTCTCGCATCTCATCGCAAATAGCTTGAGGATCGTAGCCTGCCTCAGCCCCGCCGAGCTGCTCAGCAAATCGTTTAGCGTATCCGAGCAGGACAAACGCGTTACCTTCAGGACCGGTGAGATCGATGACGATCTCGGTTGCTTCTTCTTTTCTTCGAAACATGATTATTTGTTTTTTTCGTTTTCAATTTCTTTGTCAACCGCATCTGCAATAAAACGCGAAATGTCACGCTTCTCGCCGATGATTTCGATCAACTGGACGAGAATGCCCATGTTGCCTTCTTTAATTGCTGATTTGATCAGCATATCCTGGGCCGAAGGGGCCATTGAGAGAATGTGTTTCTTGATATCGATCATGAGTAACTGATTAACCTTACATATGTAATATACGAAAAAAAGCCCAAACAAAAAAATGTTTGGGCTCTTAATATTGTTAAAATATGTTAAAATCAGTCGCAGTTTCCTTCAGCTTCTGTCTCTATGTCTTCAACGTAAATCTTAGAGCTATCAATCCACCTATACTTCCTTGCGATATTAGTAACTAGCTTTACGGAAGGAGAGAAGTAGTTAACTGCATCTGTAGATTCACATTCAGCATCCTCAAAGTCAAATACAAACTTCCATGCAAGAGAACCTACATTTACAGTTCCATCTCCATTAGCAACATAGTCCACATACGAATCATCAATAGGCTCTAGTGGAGTGTACATCTTAAAGTTGCTTATCATTCTTTTACTAAAGCTATTAAAGTGCCTTTGACAAAGAGCGTCTATTTCAGCAATAAAATCATTGAACTCATCAGCAGGAACATCGCTTGCGTTCTTTTTTGCAGATATCGCAAGATCAAAATCAGCAGATCCTTCTGACATACAATCTACCTCCCACTTTGGGTCTGGTCCATAGTACTCGTTTACGAAATCTCTAAATCCACCTACGTGCTTCATACTTTAAAAATGTTTTCTTTATATATCTAAGAGTGTATTAAAAAGGGGCTTCGTCTAGCAGAGGCATACCACTGATCTTAAGCATAACCTCTGCGGTTGCCTTAATATCCTTTTCACAATATTCTTTAATCTCTTCAAGTCTTCCATTCCAATATGCTTCATTAACCTCAGATCCTTCCATAGCATCTTTAGGACTGGGGATCCCCATAACTTCAGCAATCAGTCCTAGCTTAGCGCTGTTCCATCCACCAAACTTCCAAATATCTTGCGTATCTAGGAGGCAGTTCTCCCACGGCTTCTGCTTTTGAAAGTGGAATGCAGCAGGAACTGCCACTTCATTTACAAGAGCTCGCTTTACAAGATACGGCATATCAAATCCCTTGATGTTATGTCCGACCCAAAGCATCTTAGGGTACTTGTTCATAACCTTAGTTGCAAACTCCATAAAGTTAGAAAGAACTTTCTTTTCGTCATCTCCATAAGTTGAGCTACATGAAAACTTGTATGGCATTCCGTATTCATCAAACTTTATCTGACCAAACGAGATGCAAACGATCTTACCCCATTCGGGCCATAGTCCAGCCATACGAGGCCACATTTCGTGCGGATCTTGAATATCACCAAGCTCTTCTGGATTCTGCTGTCTAAGTTGAAGTGACTTGTATGCCCAGTAATTCTCTAGGGCAGGATTCTTATCAATCGTTTCTTGAAACGTTTCTGTTTGCGTAGTGGTCTCTATATCAATAAAGACCATTTGCTTTAGTTCTTCTGGATTGTACATAGCGTATTAGTATCTCATAGTTATATGAGAATACGCCATAATGTTTAAGATACTGGTCCGTCCCAGCCCTGATTATCCCAGTCTCTTGCTGATCTTAAATCGGAATATGCTTGATATGGAAGCACAACTTGCACGTATCCTCCGCTTACAGAATACGGAGCCTCTTCATGTGAATGCCAGTATGGCGGAGCATTTTTGATTCTTCCATTTAGAAAATCAAATAGCTCGTCAATTTGCATATGGTGAACCCATAAGACGATTTGCATGCATTTCATATTAGCTTTTCCCATATTAATTAACTTTGAATTTCAAATCTGTCAGGCTCAAGATCTAACGTCTTTTTATCTAGATATTCACTAAAATCAGATAACTCCTTATCAGCATCATCAGATAACTCCCTTCCATAGAAGTCCTTAAATAGAACTCTATATGCCTGAACAGTTATATCAAATGGTACACCTGGTTGTGAATTACTTTCTATAATGTAAACCTTTCCGTCTTTGTCCTCCATCACATCAAAGCAAATGTATGGGAGATCTTTGAATATCCTGCAATACTTGGATATGACTTCTTTAAAGGAATCAGGGACGTTCTCTGGATTTCTCTTTATATACTTAAACGACATCTTTTCCTCTCCCTTACCATCTCCACTTTTAGCTTTGTCGTTCATAGGCTTTCTTTCCATCCATGCAAATATCTCGCCTTTAAAGCAAACTAGACGATGCTCGGATTTCTTATCAATATATTGTGAATAAACTTCTAGCTTACTATGGTCTGCTGAATCAAATGACTCCTGATCCTTAAAAACTTGAATGCCTAGGCCAGAATGTCCGCTAGACGGTTTAGCTATCATTGGAAAACCTATCTTCTCGATAGCTTCATCTTTATCAAAAGAAGTTTTAGGAATATTTTCATCGTCACCGACAATCTCATGGAACTTCTTTTTTGACCCCGACATTTCAATAAACTCTGGCTTATTGTACACTTTATCTGGATCGATAAGGCCATCATCAATAAGAGCCTTTACTACTTTGGAATTATACGTCAATACAGGAAACTCTGGATTTATCTCCATGTCCTTGTAGTTATCTAAATTAACCTGTACAAAGAAGTTATCGCCAGCAAAGCCTTTATAGCTCCACCAGCGATGACCACTTTTAGGATCGATAGCAAGATAGATTTTATGTAAATCTCCTTGCCTCTTCTCAGAAACAAACTGTTCAAAAAGCTTGAATTTACCCATAAGGTATATATCCAAGTTAGCTTCCAGGAAAAACTTCGATCGTTCTTTCTTCTTTAACTAAATCGCCCCATACTCCAGAGTAGCGAGTACCCTTTACAATATGATTGTCAATCCAATGGTAATGACCGCCTCTTGGCTTATTCATAAGAAGACCATGATACTTAAAGCCATGTTTATCAAGCCACTCCTCGGTAATATCTCTCACATCCTCAGTACGAGATGTAAAGAATGTGATTATATGTCCCTCGTCGTACCAGCGGTTTAGTGTTTCTACTGCATCTGGAAATGGAAGAACATGTTTCATTCTTTCAGGCTCCTCATTAGGTACATCATCAGTTACCGTTCCATCGATATCGATTAAATAGTTTTTAACACCTTCTGGTAATTGTGGACTTGCCAAATGTCCCTCGTCGTCAAACGCCATATTAAGCGCTAAGTTTATTTCTTTCTTCATGTTGAATTAGTTTTGTTTTCTCATAAAAGACACGCAGATATATCTTTTTCCAGAGTATATCGGACGTGCGCCGTGAAGGTGTGTGACCATTCCAGGATGGAGAGTAGCCGTTCCTACTCTTTCTGGATTAGATAGTAAGTTGTATTTAGGGAACCATGTTCCGCCGCCATCAAATTCATCATTTAGTTTTACAACCATTGTTATATGGCTAAAGTCATGATGTAGTGACAAGTGAGACTGCCGGTCTGTCGTGTATCTTGCTAAAAAGTTTTCACTAAACATGGTTCTCCAACCCTTTCCTTCTAGTGTCCATAGATGAATACAGAGAGGGTATATAACCTCTTTAAGAACTCGACTATAAATGTTTTGAAGGCCTATGTCTTGCAAAAGCACGTCGTTAGTTGGATAAAACTCATGTCTATCTACAGTCCAATTATCTTTAGCTTCTGCCAATGCAATTGCATCTTTACAGAATTTTTCAGTAAATAGCTGAAACTCAAACACGTTGTCACCTAGATCATCAATCATAAGATCGTATTCTCCTTTACGCAAAGTCGTATTTACATACTTTTGCATCCAAGAATCCCAATCAGAGTCATCTAGAATTTCAAAGTACTCATTGGTTTGTGGATTACCGTGCCCGATAGTAGAAGTTTGTGCATTAGACGTTTGCTTTATCCAGTCTACTTTAGTAGCAAATGCCTTTATCTTCTTTTCAGGAAATAGTTCATTTACATCGTTTCTAGGATGCCGCAAAAAGGTAGCCGGTAAAAACTCATCAACTGGGATTATATTAGATCTAAGATTTACGTAATCTAAGAGTTTACTAGCACCGACCTTAGTAAGAACGTATGCATGTGAACAATATGAGTTTAAAGGCATACATATATCTTCAGTAACTGAAAGCTCTGCTTCTTTGTTCAGCGCGTTTCTACCAAGATATATGAAATCCCATTTAGGTACTTTATCTAAATTTAATTGGCTAATTGCCTTTACTCCTTTAAAGTCCTCTTCTAGAACTAAAACGACATCTTCATCTCCTTCCGCAATCTTTTTCCATATTTCCATGTGACTTAACGTACATCCTATTTCACCTGGAAGTACTTGCCTATTCCACCAATCGTTATTAGAACCTTCAAGCTTCCATCCAGAATACGCTGAAAATGGCTCTATATTACTAGGTACATTATTTCCGTCAATTGCTGTAAAGATCTCGTACCCTGCTCTATTGCTTAGACCGAGTTTTCCCATTCGATCTATAATATCTGCATTAGACTTTTTAAGATTAATTACATAAATCTTTTCTATATTCATAGTGATTCTATAAGTTTTTTCCAATCGTACGACCTCGATGACCACGTTTGATTCTTGGACCAGCTGATACAATCCTTCCGTATCCTTTCTATTATGTTAGAACTGCTATGTTCTAATATAGATGTGGCTTCATTATATCTACTAACCTTATAATCTAATATGATTCCGGAATGTATTGTTTCATTTAAAGCCGCAATATTAGTAGTAATCGGTATCACGCCCGCGTATTGCATTTCTAAGGCAGTAATACAATACGTTTCTTCATATCCTGTTAAATACATCCAATAGTCTGACTTAAGCATTGCTGCGTGCAAATCTTCTTGAGAAACACTTCCGTGAATAGTAATTCCATCTTGTCTTACTAAATGAGATAATCTATCCATATCGCCAGAAGCATAGTCAGGATAGTATACGTTTAACGTGGCTTCTGGTTTTACTTCTTTTATTCTACTCCAGTTTTCTAATAAGTGTGATAGCCCCCTACTCGGCGCAGAACTCCATATAAAACTATCCTTTATCTTTCTAGGTCTTCCATGAAACGAGCTAAGGTCTATCCCATTCCCTATGACTTCTATATTATCAACACCATACTTATTTGACCATTGATTTTTATGCCATTCGGTAAGGCATACTATTTTAGAAAGCTTTTGATTATTAAGAAGCGTTTTACTTTGGGGAATCTTCTTTCCGTTCCACCAAGCGTGATAGTCTGTATTGTGTGCCCAAAAGATCTTCTTAGCGCCATATTTCTCGAACTCTAATAAGAAGTGGATATAACTAGCACCTATAATTACATCAAAGTGATTAAAGTATTGCTTGTGGAGTTTATGCGTGGGAATCCATTCTACTAAACCAAACTTTCCAGGAAGAACATTCCCAGATACGAATACTTCCCAACCAAACCTGCTTAGCTCTTCAGAAAGCTTTATGCATGCTAGTTCTGTACCTCCAATACCGGAAGTCTTAATAGTATCTGGATTAAATGGCTTCTTCTGATAGCCTACATAAATTAGTATGCGCATATAAACCCGTTTAGGATTTATATATTATCATTCCTGAGACGAGAGATGTTCAACAATAAGACATGGTTTACAATAACGACATGATACTTCGGTGCCTATTTCTTCATCATCGGAAGGAAGCTCGTGTGTTTTCCATTCAAAATCAAAAACACCGTTATCGTCATATACGTTATACGCGCCGGCTTCACATTTAGAAGTACCGCTTGACATTGTTTGTTGGCAATTAGTGCAATCCATTATTCTTCTCCTGTTACTGTTATACCATCCAGGGCAAAGTCAGCTCTAAAATATTTTACATCCGACATGACAAAATGAAGATAAACTGAGGATTGACCTGCAAGTGAGTTTAAGTCTACTTCTGCCTTTCTCCAAAGAGCTGAGTTTGATGTTTGTTGACCTCCTGAAATTCTATTTGATGTAGCTGTCGTAGATCCCGTATCATTCGTCCATCTAGTTATATTCAATCCGCCAGTAGAAACGTTTTGTAAACCTGAGTTAGTTACGACCTCTGATATTCTACTAGAGTCGGTTGCTGAAGTTGTAGCGGCAATTGCAAAGTCATGTGATGTTGAATCTGAAGACGCAGTGGCTAGAGAGTATATATGAAACCAAAAATTTAACTTAAGTGTATTATTACTTAACGCGTTACTAAAATCAAGCTCTGGTGAAATTAGGGCATGTGCTTGCCCACTACTAGAATAACCGCCACCGGCTGCAGCAGATGACGATTCATAATAGATGTATCGATTCGTGTTACTTTGTGTTCCTGTAGTAGCACTTACGCCGCCTGATAAACCACCGTTAGGACCAGTCCCTGAAGATCCTGTTGCATTATAGTCAAATCTCCATCCATACGTACCAACTAAGGTAGAACTAGATGGGTTTACATTAAATGTTTGTGAGTACGCTCCTGGCAAGCCAAATACCACATGCGAGTCTATACCAACAGTCCATCCAGTAGGCAGCATTTGTGAAGTATATCCACCGGTCGTCCAATCTTGAGTAAGATAAGTTGTAGCCGTGCCACTGCTACCTGAGCCTCCACCAGACGATCCCCTAGCAAAACCTAAAAGTTTATTTATGCTAGACCATCCACGCCCAGTTCTTTTTGAGATGTTACTTACGTCTACTCCTGTCTGTTTAGATATTGCCATGTGTAGTTAATTTAGGTTAATTCTACCCAATCGTCAGACGGTCTAAAATATAGAAGACTTTCTGAAGGCTTAATTAAATATCCGACAATTCTAACTATTTCTCCGCTTCCATTAGGAGCTGTTAATGTAAATTGCCCGGCAGTTGTTGAAAGATAAACTATATCGCCAGGCTGTCCTCCAGTAAGGCTGTTTCCTGCTTTTACAACTCCATCTAATACCATTTCTTGAGAAGATGTAGCAGTAGTTGCAACCGCTAATAATCCACGAGCATTAGTCTCACTGTCTGCCCGTGCCGTACCCCAAGTTGCGTTTCCGCCCCCACTCTTAAATTGGTATAATTCCCCAGCAGTTACCGTAAAGTTAGCTGAAAAGTTATGTGCCGTTCTAGTTCCTGGATAAAATTGACCTGATGAAACAGTTCCTGTTTTATGAGTTTTAACCTTAATATCGTTAGCGTAAAAGTCAGTATTTACTGTCATCCCAAAAGAGTTAACAGTAATATCGGATTCAACAGTAGCACTACTTCCACCATTAAAAGTTAATAATCCATCTAGGGTTGATCCTGTGAGGTTTAAAAGACCCTTTTCTCCTTTTTGACCCTTTGATCCAGAGGCACCAGCGGCACCTTGAGCTCCAGCGGCACCTTGAGCTCCAGCGGCACCTTGTGCTCCAGCTGCACCTTGTGCTCCAGCTGCACCTTGAGCACCTTGAGCACCTTGTGGTCCAGCAGGACCTTGAGCACCTTGAGGTCCAACTGCACCCTGGTTACCTTGAGCACCCTGTGGTCCAACGTTACCTTGAGCACCTTGAGGTCCAACTGCACCCTGGTTACCTTGAGCACCTTGTGGTCCAACGTTACCTTGAGCACCTTGAGGTCCAACTGCACCCTGGTTACCTTGAGCACCTTGAGGTCCAACTGCACCCTGGTTACCTTGAGCACCTTGTGGTCCAACGTTACCTTGAGCACCTTGAGGTCCAACTGCACCCTGGTTACCTTGAGCACCTTGTGGTCCAACGTTACCTTGAGCACCTTGAGGTCCAACTGCACCCTGGTTACCTTGAGCACCCTGTGGTCCAACGTTACCTTGAGCACCTTGAGGTCCAACTGCACCCTGGTTACCTTGAGCACCTTGTGGTCCAACGGCACCTTGGTTACCTTGAGCACCCTGTGGACCTAAGTCACCTTTAACACCTTGAGCACCTTGAGGTCCGACTGCCCCTTGGTTACCTTGAGCACCTTGAGGGCCTACATCACCTTTAATACCTTGACCACCTTGTGGACCTAAGTCACCTTTAACACCTTGAGCACCTTGAGGTCCGACTGCCCCTTGGTTACCTTGAGCACCTTGTGGCCCAACTGCCCCTTGGTTACCTTGAGCACCTTGAGGGCCTACATCACCTTTAATACCTTGACCACCTTGTGGTCCAACATTTCCTTGAGCACCTTGTGGCCCAACTGCCCCTTGGTTACCTTGAGCACCTTGAGGACCTAGATCACCTTTAATACCTTGATCTCCTTTTTGACCTTGGTCTCCTTTTTGACCTTGTGGACCCTGTGGACCTACATCACCTTTAATACCTTGGTCTCCTTTTTGCCCCTTGTCTCCTTTTGATCCAGTCGGGCCTTGAGCTCCTATAAGCTCATCTTCTATCATAAGTAGAAGCGCTGGGGTTCCATTAGAAGAAGATACCATACCGTTAGAGTTAACGAATGAGCCCTCGCCTTGAAGAAGGATATCTCCGCCATCAGATCTTGTGAAGTTAAGATAGCTTATATTCTTTGTAGTAACATTTACTTCTAAGCCTAATGCCTCTGTAAATGTAGCTCCGGTGTAATCTGCAAATGAAGAATCACCGGTAATTACTACATCCTTACCTGCGCCTGAAGTTAACATTAATCCAGGATATTGGCTTTTAAAGTTAGCTTGATCCCATACAAACGTGCTAGCTACAATGTCTACGTTTCCTGCTGTAAATAGTTGATTTAGATCTTGCGCTATTATATTTGCAGAAAAAGTGTTATATTGAACCCCGCCGCCTGCATTGTATATTGTATCAGTATTAAAACCTGGCGAGTATGTTATTGAGTTAGTACCGTCTGAAATGCCAACGCTAGGAAGCTGTGCGGCGGCCTGTCCAACCTGTTTAAGAATAATCATTACATCTCCATTCACTGGTTGAGTAACCTTTCCTGAATAGTTTTCTGCATTAGGTAGATATATTGAGGCAGTAACATGGTGGCTGCTAGTAGTTAAGTTAACCTCATTCCTTATTTCTGCAGAAGTTTTAGTTACACCAGCTCCAAGGGGAGCAAATATGTTAACATCATTAATAACTAAAGAGTCGCCTTCAACCATTCCTACGTTAACAGTGTCAGCCTGTATAACTGTTGGAATTGCATCTTTGAAATGTAAGAACATTTCATTGTTTCCAAGAGATGGATTTGTTGTTAGCTCACCGTGTGATGAGGTTGATGCGTAATAAACATCTCCAATAGAACCTGTAAGTCTTTCAGGAGCCGTAAAGTCATCTATAATTTGATTGAACGGCTTTATGTAGGCTACCGTATCATTATACGTTTTGCTAACTACATAGCCTAACTTATATGCATTTGCTCCTGGCGAATTTATTGGTATTAGATCCCCACTAGAATCTATAGTTACAACATCTCCTACTTCAATAGTAGTCTGTGGTACATCAAACTTAAGTCTATAACTTTCGCTCTTCTCCTTTACCTGGAATCTAGCTTGTATCTTATCAATTGAGCCTACGTTAGCCTTAAAAAAGTAGTTGCTATTACCTGCAATTATCGCCTCTCCAGAATCAGATACCTCAAAGGCACAGATTCTATCACCAGCAGAAAGAACATTTGTTCTATATGTCTTGTGCACATATGCGTCGATATCTTCAACTACGAATGTTATTTCATTCGCATTAGTATCAATCGATATTATCGACGTTATCTTTAGACAGATATTTCCAGTAGCGTCTGCAATCCAATCTCCGGTTTTAATATCAAGAACAGAGTACGTATATGCTTCTCTAGTAGCTGCGGACCCAGTGGTAACCGGCTTAAATCTAACTGTCATTCTAAACGATATAGGCACATTAAGCCCACTAGGGCCTAGGCCAGTATCGTCATCGTGTTCGTATCTCGAGACTATTAATATGGAGCCTATCTCTCCTTGTAAAAATAATACAGGTGTATCTGGATTGTATATTGCCATCTATGTTAGTTGTCATTAGAACGTGAATATGAGATACACGTGGGGGTCGACTCTATTTTGAAGAGGTGCTGAGTAGCTGTTTCCATACTTTACAACACTTTGTTCAACTGGAATTGTCATGTCATATGAAGAGAAGTCAGCACTAAAGTTAGTTCCAGACCATTGTCCAGCAAGACCAGATCCACCTTCACTTGTAGACTGGTAGGTAAACGCTGTTTTAACAGTGTTGTATGTTATTTGCGCAATATCGTCATTATCAAAATGAGTTACCTTATATGTCATAGTCTTTGGATCTAACGCATATGCAAATATAGAAATAGGTGGTCTAGATCTGTTAAATGATACGGTTACGTAGTGGCCAGAATTACCAGTACCTACTGTTTCAGAAACGACAGTTGCTGTACCGGCTCCAGGGTTTACATATCCAGTAGCTGCAACAAAGGTGGAGTTACCGCTTATAAGTGCCTCGTTCTGATCATACTCAAGTCTTAGTAGGAACTGTTCAGACCCACCAACTCCAGTTGGGCCTAGTTCACCTTTTTGTCCCTTGACGCCTTGAGTACCCTGAGTACCTTGGTCACCCTGCGGACCGGTTACACCGATCTCACCTTTAGTTCCAGCTGCACCCTGAGATCCAACTGGTCCTTGTGGTCCTACTTCACCTTTATCACCGGTTGCTCCAACTTGACCTTGTAGCCCAACTGGACCTTGTGGTCCGATTGCACCCTGCGGTCCAACTACCGTAGAATCTGCTCCTTTATCACCCTTGTCTCCCTTGTCACCCTGTGGACCTTCAATAGAAATCGCACCTAGTGTTGTAATAACATAAGAGTAATCAGCGGTTCCTTCAGTATAAAACTTGATAGCATGGGACTGATTGTCAGGGTTATTTGCGTAGATCCTTACAATCATTCTGTCACCTGTATTCAAAGTGGTGTGTGGGAACTCAAAATCAAGATCCATTTCAACTGGAGTGGTGTTATTAGTGTCCCATCCAATAGACTCTACTTCAGTAGTACCTAAACTATTAATTGTGCTTAAAGTTGAATCTGCGCGTAAAAGTTCTACATAAATCTGAACATTATCTGCCTCATTAAGCTTAGTAAAGTGCAAGTGGAATCTCTGAATTCCGGCAGGTATAAAGTCATATTGATCTAGCTCTCCTGCATCTGTAATAAATTGTGCAACAAGAACCTGACTTGAATTATTATTAATTGTTACATTTGTAATTTGCTGTGACGCCTGCGTTTGTGCATCATCTACTTCATAATACCCTGTTGGGCTTTGAGCAACTGACGTATTTAAGTAGTAGATTCTACCTGTAGTTATACCGTCTTTACCAGTAGCTCCTTGTGGTCCAACATCTCCCTTTTCACCTTTATCTCCAGTAATACCCTGTAGTCCTTGTAAACCGACAGAACCCTGTGGGCCTTGTGGACCTGGAATTGTAGAAGGCTCTCCTTTATCGCCAACAAGTCCTTGTAAGCCGATAGGACCTTGTGGACCTGGAATTGTAGATGGCGCGCCAGTAGCTCCAACATTACCCTGTGCACCTTGAGGTCCAACATCTCCCTTATCTCCTTTAGGACCTGGAACTGATGAATCAAATCCTTTATTACCCTTTTGTCCAACTTGACCCTGTGCACCAACTTCACCTTTTTGACCCTTTTGTCCAACTAGACCTGCACCTCCCTGGGCTCCCACTTCACCTTTTTGACCCTGTGCTCCATGTGAACCAGTAGGACCTTGTGGTCCAAGTGGACCTTGTGGGCCTATATCTCCCTTAATACCCTGAGCACCTTGTAAACCAACAGAACCCTGTGGTCCAGTTGGACCCTGCGGTCCAGTTGGTCCGCCTGATCCTCTTAAAGAAGATGTTGTATAATCGCTTATAGTTATAGTTCCACCTTCAGTAGAATGATCGGCCGGCGGGTCAACAGTAGAATCGCAGTAGTAGTATAGTGTTGCAGGTGCGCTTAACGGTACTACAAATTCGATATAACCTCCAATACCGCCATATGCTCCGTTTAAGGTTACTCCATCAGTATATTCAGTTCCTCCATTATGTGTACCCCCATCAGTAGTTGAAAACTTAAAGAAGTGATCGCGCATCGATGAATGATTTACATCAAATCTATACACTTGACCTCTAAAAAATTCTAAAGACGTATTTTCACCATTACCAACATAAAAAACAGAATCCCCTGAGCCGTTTGTACCTGTAGTGACCTTAAATCTACCTGAGTATGTGGGATCTCCAGTGCTACCTTGTGGTCCGGTCTCACCGGTACCGCCAGTTTCACCCGGCTCACCCTTCTGACCTTTACTCCCTCCAGGGCCCTGAGGACCTGTATCGCCAGTAACACTTAATCCTATATCACCCTTCTCTCCCTTTTCTCCAGTAGCCCCACTAGGACCTTGCGCTCCTTCTTGTCCAGTATCTCCCTTTAATCCTTGTAGACCTACGCCAATATCACCCTTCTCTCCGGTAGGACCCTGAGGACCTGCTACTGTAGAGTCGGCGCCCGTTGGACCTTGAGCGCCTTGGGCACCTGTTTCACCCTTCTCTCCTCTTTCTCCTTTTAGTCCCTGGGGCCCTTGTGGTCCTTCATCCCCTTTAAGCCCAGCTGAAGTATATGCGTCTAAAGAAAGAGATATGTTTTGATTTAGTGAAAACTTAGTAAGAACATTATCAGAAGAAGAGTGAGAGCGATATGTTACTGTTATGTCGTAAACAACCGGAGTTTGACTGCCCGACATTACGTGATTAGTCATTTGCCATGAAACTATATCGTATATGTAGTATTCATACGGTCTATCAACATCAGTAACTACCATGTAAACTCCTGAGCTCTGGCTTCCAGTCTGGAAGAGCTCGGTTAACACGTAATCCAAATACTCGTTTGTATATCCTCTAACGTCTTTAAAGTGAACCTGTATAGAAGTTACATTCCTAGGATCTGAAGATTCAAAACTTATTCTTCCAGGTACTGGGAAATCCCCATTAGTAGCACCAACTGCATATAAAGATGCTGGGGTTATGAATCTATCGTCTACTAATCCAAAAGATTTAGAAGATGCGCTAGGGGTATACAAAGAAACCACTGCTATAATTAGCTTTGGCATTGTCGTAGTTATAGTGCCGACAATATATCTTGATCTGACAAGTTCTACTTCTGCATGAACTGATCCTATTCTAAGATTCGAAGTGTCATTTTCGTCTAAAATAAACTGTATTAGTCCTTCTTCGCCATTTGCAGAGTTACCTATGAAAAGACTATCATTTCCAGGAGTACTAGCTTTAGAATATGTTTTAAAGTGAATGCCTTGGTCATCGTATAGGCGAACTATAACGTTATCGTAGTTAGATAAATCTACTTGATCGTTAATTACGTCACGGTACATTACTATACCGAAAGTAGTCTGTGATCCCTGGCTAATATTCTGTACCTGAGATATGTATGCAAAGAAGTTTTCTTTTATAACGTATGGCATTCCCCAAATTGTCTTTTTAGTTCTGTTTATATATCAATATCAGAAACCGTAATCTTTTCTAAGAGTATTAAACACATAACATCTAAGTATCGGTGTTAAAGTATTTAATGGGTACTCATGTCCGATTGTTAGCTTTAATAGTACTTTATCAGTGTCTGCATCTAGCAGCTCTTCTATTTTTGGTTTCACAGATTCTTCATTATAGTCTTCTGATGAAATATGATCCATCATAAACTCTCTCCAGCTACGTATGTACTTTCCTGGCTTTTTAAACGAAAATATGTCTAAAGTCCTATCTTCAGATACAACAAACAAAAACCCATCGTTTACAAGATGTGGTTTTTTATAGAAATAAGAATGAGATAGCTGTGATTCTAGGTCCTGCCAAAGAGAGCGCACGAGTGAATGTAAGTCTTCAAATTTAGATAGAGCCTCGATATAGATCTTGTCTATAACATCGTCTCCGTCTACATCTATAACGGGAGTGCTATAAACTAATTCTAGATCTTCCCATCCTAAATCTGCGTTTATACTAGTAAGCTCGTCTTCGCTAGATTTTATAGCATCGTACATATAAAGATAGTCAAGTGTTCTTTCTATTTCAGATAGAACACTTTCTAGGTTCCCCTGGCTAAGTTGCTCTTTTAAAGATGCAATCTTAGACATCAACTTATACGTCTTGTACTCTTCGTCAAGCGGGCCTTCTGCTAGCCAAGACGGTTTGACTATCTTCTTCATAAGGTATTTATCTTATGGACAAATACCTAAGAATTAAAAATTACTTTTTCTTTTTTGTACGGTCGATTTCAACTTCGACAACCTCGTCGATAGTCTCATCGTACTCGCTACCGGTAGTCAAGCCATACTGCAAGATAAACCAGCTAATTTCTTTTTCAGCGAGATTCTTACTCAAACCCAATTCTTCCATAATTAGGTTTACTCCCCAATCCATGAATTCTCTCTCAGTAGATCTAGTAGTCTTGTACTGCATGTACCAGTCTGGTGAATGCTTAACATCTTCATATTTGACACCATGTGGCTCTAGTTGCTTATCAACCAACTTTACAAATACCTCGCGCTGTTTATCTCGCTTATCCATTTTAATTAATTTACAATTTATACCCTGGTATTGGGAAATGTTTATGACTTTTTAATAATTTCGTCAATTATGCCATATTTAACGGCTTCTTCTGCGTTTAGCCAAAAATCTCGACTAGCATCTTTCTTTACAGTCTCTGGATCTTTATCACAGTAAGATCCGAGAAGAACAAATAGTTCATGGTTTACTTTTTGCCATTCTTGCCAATCAATCTCCGCATCTTGAATATTACCATGAAATCCTCCAGAGGACTGGTGCAGCATTGTTGTAGAGTGGCGAAGAGACATTCTTTTTCCTTTAGTTCCAGCGCCCAACAAGACAGAACCCATAGAAGCCGCCATACCTGTGTTAATAGTTCTAATATCGCAGTTGACGTATTCCATAACATCAACCATAGAAAGCCCTGACTTTACGGATCCACCTGGTGAATCAATATGCATTGTGATATCTTCTCCGCTTGAGCTGTTCAAAAACATAAGTTGAGCCTGAACTACGGTAGACATAGCGTCATTTACAGGACCAGCAACCCAAAGCAATCTATCCATCATCAATCTTGAAAAGATATCAATTTGAGTTGCTCTTAGTTCTCTTTCTTCCAAAACATACGGAGTCATATTAGATTCAATATGCTTAGAATAAGCGTCGATAGTATTACCTCCTATATTAAATTCAGATTTAGCGTATCTGTTAAACTCTTTGTCTTTTGAGTAGTAATTCATGGTCTATCTAAGTATGTTTGTATTTGTTTAATTAGCTCGCATGTTTCGTATTCCTCTATCATAAGAAAGTACTCCATGGCTTTGCCTATGCTTTTGTAATAACCTTGTTCTGGAAGATGCATTTCATATTCCTTGCCGTCATTATCTACGAGTATTGCTAAAACGTCCTCTTCATAGTCTCCTTCTATTTTAGCCATAACATATTCTACAATGCGCCTATAGAATACATCATATTTACTCATAAGAAGCATGTCGACATCTTCTCGCATGAGCTTATCTAGATCTACGTGTATTTTAGGAATCTCCGTAGCCATCTAGGTTAAAGTATTCACTTAGTAAGTGCTTGTAGTTTTCTTGACTAGAATGACCCTCGCTATCAGAAATCTTTTCAACTTCATTGATATACTTTTTAGCGGTTGGAGTAAAGACAACTTTATCCTCAACAACATCTACAAATTTATCTAATAGAATGAAGGTGTGATTTTCTAGTGTTCCATTCTCTTTAATTTCGTCAGACAGTTCAAAGTGTCTTTCGTAGAAGTGTAGGTTATCTGCGAAGTGAAAATACCATCCAAGTTCAAGATCAGGATATTCATCCTTTAGAATCAAAAAGACCGACTGGTGTAAGAATGAAAAGAAAGGAGCGTCAAACGTAAGACCATAGAATATATCGTTAGATCTCATCTGAACCTTCATGTGTAGTTGATTGTCTCTAATGAAGAAATTAGAGTACATTGTGCATACAAAGTCTTTATTACCGTCGAACTGATATTCAGGTCGGTTAAAGAACATGATGGCCTGTCTGCTGTTCTTATCTGCTTTTAAAGAGTTAACTACCCAAACCAATTGCTCATTAAGCACGAGGTGTCCATAATTAGAGTTAATCTCGTTTGTTCCCGGATTTGTAATCCTATTCCAAAAGTTACTAAACTTACCAATAAAGTTAACGTCGCGATCTTTTTTTAGATACCAGCTGAGCTCTCCGCTTAAGTACTTCCAGTTAAACGGACGGTCTTTAAAGTTGGCAATGCAGTCTAGCGGATCAATTGTAATATTCGCTAGCACGGTTTCTTTTACCTTAAGATCTCTTGGCTTAGACTCTTCTCCGGTAGTTTCGATGTGGTCGATAACACCGATAAACATATCTGAAAAACTCATATTAATCTATTTTAGAGTTATACGATCACTTTATAGTAAGTTTATCCTCTTTGGACAACTTAGTAATAGTGTATGTAACTCCTTTCTCTACTTCTGAATTCAGTATAGCATCTGCAACAAGGTCCTCTACATATTTTTGTATTGCTCTCTTTAGGGGGCGAGCGCCATACGCTGGGTCATATCCTTGTCCTGCAACAAACTTCTTTGCAGCTTTATTGAATTTGAATACATATCCTTCTTCTGCAATTCTATCAATAAACTCATCTAGCTCAATATTTACGATTTCAAGGATGTGCTCTTCTTGCAGCTGATCAAATAGGATGATATCATCTAGTCTGTTTAAGAACTCAGGGCTAAATTTGTTCTTTAGTTCCTTCTTAATAATAGCATCAGTTTTAGATCTTCTTTCATCATCGCTAGTCTTTCCTTGGAAACCAATTCCAGTTCCAAAATCGGATAGTCTACGCGCGCCTACGTTTGAGGTCATAATGATGACGGTGTTGGTAAAGTCTATGGTACGCCCGTTTGAATCTGTTAATCTACCTTCATCAAGAACTTGTAGCAAGATGTTAAACACGTCGCTGTGCGCCTTCTCGATTTCATCGAACAAGACAACTGAGTATGGACGACGTCTTACTGATTCTGTCAGCTGACCACCGTCTTCGTGACCTACATAGCCTGGAGGTGAACCAATCAAGCGGCTAACGTTAAACTTTTCCTGATACTCGCTCATATCAATTCGAATCAAAGAGTCGCTATCGCCAAACAAGTACTCAGCAAGTGCCTTCACTGTTTGTGTCTTACCGACGCCAGTTGGACCTAGGAACATAAATGATCCGGTAGGTTTTCTATGAGAAGACACCCCAGTTCTAGACCTTTTAATGATTTTAGACAAAGAATCTACTGCATCGTCTTGACCTATAATGTACTTCTTAAGCTCCGGAGCCATGTTACGAATCATCTTGATATCATCAGATCCCAATCGTTTTACAGGAATTCCTGTTTGCATAGAAATAGTTTCTGCAATTTCTAATTCGGTCACCTTACGCTTTTTTTGCTTAAGAGACTGTTCCCATTTTTGGATTTCAGTAGCTATCTTAGTTTCTATTGACAATTGCTTATCTCTTAATTGAGCTGCCTCTTCGTAACTTTGCTCTGAAACTGCATTCTTTTTCTTGGCCTTAATGGCTTCTGCCTCTTTTTCAAGAGTTTTTAGGTGTGCGGGCACTTTAACCTCCATCAAATGCGTTCTAGCACCAGCCTCGTCCATAAGGTCAATGGCCTTATCTGGAAGTTCTCTTTGCTTAATGTACCTGTCGCTCATTTTAACACACGCTTCAATGGCTTCATCAGAATATGCAACACTATGATGGTCTTCGTACTTATCTTTGATGCGGTGTAAGATTTCAATCGTATCCTCTTGTGACGGCGGATCAATAAAGATTTCCTGGAATCTTCTAGTCAATGCTCCATCATCTTCAATGTTCTCACGATACTCGTCTAGCGTTGTTGCACCAATACATTGAACCTGTCCTCTAGCTAAAGCCGGCTTCAAGATATTAGAAGCATCCAATGCACCGCTGACGCCTCCGGCTCCAACGATCGTATGAATCTCATCAATGAATACAATTACATTCTTAGAATTCTTTAGTTCTTCTACGATCATCTTCATTCTCTCCTCAAATTCACCACGGTACTTAGTACCCGCAACGATCGTTGTCATGTTAAGAGAAATGATTCTTTTGTTCAAAAGAACCCTAGCCACCTTCTTAGACACTATGCGTTGTGCAATTGCTTCGACAATTGCAGTCTTACCAACACCTGGATCCCCTAGAATAATAGGGTTATTCTTTTTACGGCGCGCAAGAATCTGGCAGATACGATATATTTCTGTATCTCTACCAATGATAGGATCCAGCTTGTTATCTTCTGCTAATTGAGTTAGGTCTTCACCAAACTCATCTAGAAATGGAGTAGCATTCTTCTTGTTGCTTCTCTTTTCGTTTTCATACCCGTCGGCGGCTAGTGACATGTGCTATTAGTGTGTTTATTATTATCTATCTATTTAACATATTATACGCGGTCTTTTATCCTTGTTTATGAGCAATGTCGTCTGCTGCATAAACCGCTGGAAGAAGCTCCGGTTTTACTCTTGCCTTAAAGCCAAGAGATTCAACATAACCAACCGCAGCAGATACAAGCTTATTTGATTTGTGCGACGGATCAATGTTATAGTCTAAATCTATCGTGTTTATTTCAATTCCTTTTTCTCTTAAGTACAAAGCCGTTTGTATGGACCTTTCGGCCTCTCCCCACAATCTTGTCCACATATCATTAATAATCGGAAGCTTTTCCTTCATGTATATTACATGGCAACCTGATTCTTCTACGTGAAAGACCAATGTAGTTGCGTATGTTGTAAAGTTTCCTCGGTTTTGACTATCACATCCTAGATAGATCTTTATGTCGTAGTTTTTATTGCTTTCTAGATACGTTTTTGTATACTCTGAAACTTCAAAGGACTTGTTATCTGTTAATTTTTTAAACTTCATATACTTCTACTTCTTTTTCACTCACCATATCCAATAACTCTTCTTTGCTTTTCCCAGGGAAGTAGAATTTCATGTTTTCAATAATATTGTCGACATCATATTCGTTTTTATGTCGGTATACGGCCTTAAAGCTATCTAGAATATCCTTATCGTTTTGTTCTAAGTTATAGAAGGAATTGTAATAAAAGGTCACAATAGTAAGAATATAGTCTATTGCGTGGTTATAAACATGATGTTGTACAAAAAGTTTGTCTCTTTTAGGATATTTGATATTTTTAGCAGCCCTAGCATACATATATGCCGTAATCTTACGGTCTTTATCGTAATAATGCTCTGCAATCCTATACAGACACTCGGCTCTAGTCTGATCAAAGTCGTATCCACGCGACCAAGCTGAGATTGCCATCTCTTCTTGTCCGTTTTTCATGTACGCCTTGCCTAATTCAACATATGACATCATAACCTCTTCTCTCCATCCCCCTAGTTCTATTCTTTTCTTATACCAGTAGATGGTCTTTTCCCAATTTTTAGTATTCCTAAAGCTTTGTCCGCAGTAAAATGCATATCTAGGAAGAAGATTCCACTTATCCGTATCTTCTTTCTCTAATTCATAAAATGCTTCTTCTAGGGCAGCGGCATCCTTTCCATACTTAACCTCACTTGGAACTTGGCTTCTATTTCCAAAATGGCCAGGTATAACGTTGTACCCTCCCTTAATATAACCTGACTTAAACTTCATTCCAGGCTCTTCTCTAGCGATAACCTCATGGACTACGCCAACCCATTGCCAGAACCAGTCGGATCTAACTAAGAAAATACGATCCCATGTTATTTCACCTCCCTTTAGCTCAAAGTAGTATGCATCCATTTCCTTACCCTCTGGTAACGTGACTTCTCCTTCAATTCTATCATCTGCGTCGAAAAACAGGGTGTAATCGCATTTTCCCCTAGCATATGTTAGGGCTACTGATCTGTTATGTGCAAAGTTCTTCCATTCATCCTCGTGGAGCTCACCAGGAATACCCTCTTTCTCAAAGAAATTTTTAATGATGTCTTGGGTCCCATCCGTACTTCCAGTGTCTGAAATCGCCCAATATTTAATAGGTAGTTTGTCGCATAAGTTGCGAAGACAGTCTTCAATGATCGGAGCTTCGTCCTTTACGATCATATTCAAGCATATATCCATATTCTATAAGTTTAGTTGGATAAGGGCGCCTTAATCGTAGGATGGCTCTCATATCCAATGAGTTTAACGTTAGTTGCTTCAAAGTTATCTATCCCACACTCATTTGACAGTTCAATTCTAGGAAGCGCATATGCCTCTCTAAGGATCTGCTCTCTTGCCTGATCCATATGGTTAGAATAGAGGTGTACGTCGCCTAAGTTGGCAACTAGCTCTTCAGCAACCATGTTGACTTCTTTAGCCAGAATCTCTAAAAGCAACGCGTACGAAGAGATATTAAACGGAAGTCCTAGGAATGTATCCACTGACCTCTGATTCCACATCAATGAGATAGCCCTACGCGGAACGCCTTCCGCATCCATCTCTTGTTCTATAAAATCGTGATGCATTGCAGACCCTATCTTTTTTTGATACCAAGACCATCGCTCATTTTGTGAAAGCTCGCGCGTCCACACTTGGAAACCATAGTGACATGGCGGCAACCACATCTTACTCAAGTGCCCAACATTCCAAGCACTAACCATAAGGCGCCGATCGTCTGGCCTACTCTTAAGCTTTTCAACCAACTCTCGGATCTGATCTACTCCTTCATGCTCTTCACGCTCCAGTCCTAGTGGATCGTCAAGAGGCGAGTCCGCGCCCCACTTTCTCCATTGATGACCATAGATAGGACCTAGCTCGCCATACTCTTTAGCAAACTCGGCATCTTCTTTAATCTTTTCTATGAACTCCTTTTGACTTAGGATATGAACGTTCTCTTCACCCTCTTCGATCTTCACTATCCTCATACGCCAAAGGTAATACTTATAGGCATCGCCGTTCCAAATGTTACAGCCACGGTCAACAAGAAATTTTATATTCGTGTCTCCCTTCAAAAACCATGCCAACTCAGTGACCATAGTTTTCCATGCCATCTTCTTTGTGGTTAGAAGAGGAAACCCTTCTCGCATATCATGCCTTAACTGACGACCAAACACGCTTCTGGTTCCAGTTCCGGTTCTATCGCCCTTATCTACTCCGTTCTCAATGATATCTACTAAGAGGCTTTGATACTTTTCGTCTATTGTGTTTCTCATCTTCCTGATCCCATTACTCGGTTAGTGCAGCGCCAGCAAAGTGCGCGTGCACAGTTTTCGTCAACCTCAATAACCACGTCGCAGCCTCCTACTGGAGCCCAGTTGCCCCATTTAGATTCAGAAGGGACACTATTCATGCACTTAACTTTCCTTAACTTCCCTCCCTTTACTCTTTTTGATTTAGCCATTCTATTTTCTATTAGACATATAGTTCTTATATGACCAATATTACTCAAAGTTTCTATGACGACCTCAGGGGAAAAGTTTTCGGAAAATTTTGGGGGATTTTTTAGAACAGCCGCAGATCGCGCGCTGTACCTTATCCCCAATCGTCTTCGTACGCATCCCATTCCCATATGTTCTCTAAGAACTCGTACTGTGTAAAGTATTCATAAAGATCTGTACCGTCTATACCACGATCGTACAAAAGTTCACTTAGTTCTAGTACCAAATCAGAATCTAAAGATATACCTCCAATCCAATTATCCCAATTCACCTCATCTAACATCATAAAGAGAGCCTCACATACTTGAGATATGTAAATAGCTACATCAGTACTAAATTCATCCATTCTAATTTACCCTATATTTTTAGGCCCGGCCCTCAATACCAGGGGCCCCTAGCTGCGGCTTAAGGCCCTCAACTTATATACTCTGGCCGCTCGCGTTCTTTAGAAGAGTTATACTGACATGTAGCGGTTGTACCGCATTACTCAGATAGGGCCTCTTATTGTACTGGCGAAGTCTCTAATTCCCTCCCATTCCTTTTAGTTCTCTTATACTCTGTAGAGAATCGTTTTGTTTGTACCTTTGATACCCCTGGGTCTCAAAGGCCCGGCGCCGCGAGGCGATTAGCGCATCCGCGGCATCCGGATCTTCGGGATACTCATTTTGGGTGCCATCTTAGGGTTTTTTAGACTGAAAGTGCTCTGGGACTTTCTCAGATAGTCTGCCTTAGGTACTCCCCTATCTGGCGTGGGGCTTTGTGGGGTCCCTGGAGGACTCTGGGGTTTTCTCATACTGATTCCCTCCGGTTGAGGTACATCAGCTTTGGGTGTAGGAGCGTCCTGCTCGGACGACTTCTCCGATAGGCGTCCTCCGGCTTCCCCGTTGGCCTCCATACTTTTTTGCCTACCCTGATCTATGACGGTTACCCTAGGTGCTGTAGCGTCACTACCGTCCTCTGGGAACTTGGCCTCGCCATACTCGGTTTCCGGTGGTACCGGATTGTCTTTAGGGATCCCCTCCCCGGCAGTCTGCCCTGTGGTCTTCTTGGCCGTGTTAACGTCCCCGACCATGTCCATGTTGTTTGAGGGGTTCGTTTGCTTTGGATCCCTCATAGTGCCATTGGCACTTTGGGTTTGGCTGTTAGCGTCACTTGTGTTGGTATTGGAATCCTGGCTAGCCTTCTGGGTAGGCTCGTTAACCAACGAGCTCCCCTCGCCTATCGGCGGAGTTGTAGGCTGTGTAGGTCTCTGTTGACTGAATAGATTCATTGTACTCATGAATCCTCTGTTTCCTATACCGTTAAACATACTGTATCTATTCGGGTTAGCGCGCGACCCTGGAGGCGCTTCCCCCGGGGGCCCTGAATTTTCTGCTAGGGGTGACATTCGTGTTTTCTCTAAATACCTCTGAGGCCTCGCGCGGGCCCTGGAATCGGAATCCCGGGCTGTCATAACTGGCGCGTTTCTGGAACATCGCGATAGCTTATAAAGGTATATTAACAAAAAAGCATGCGGAGCGGGACACCACCCCTCTGCCATGCCCTAAATCGCGCGCATGCCCCCACGGCCCCTAATCGCGTCGCGGCCACCGGTGGCTGCCATATATGGCCTTTATTACTGTGGCTTCAGAGTGTTCTACATGGCCATCATGATCCAATCGCCATATAGAGGCTGAGAAGTCTCTGTTCCCTACTGGTGTAATGGCTATTTTCCATGCTACCCCTTCTGTGAATACTGAGTCTCTGTATACCTGGTCTTTCCAGTACCCTTTAGTTGTAATGTGGCCTGTGGGTATAGTGTCTATTTCGAAATGGTCTGGTCTTGTCATTCGTAGTGCTTTAATATATACATCCATCTTTCTAATGGACATGCCTTTCTGTAGTATCTATTAGTGATATAGAGATATGCTTTGAGGGCGCGGGTTGGCACCTTGATGGTTAGGTGGATAGTGCTCATGCTTGGACTGTATAGAGATCAGGGTGAGCACGGAATCCGGCCTTTTCGTGGTAGGCAAGAAGTTCTTTATCTGTAGCCTGCATATAGGCTACACGGTTAGGGCTAAAGTGACCACACATAAGATCAAGGGCCCTGTCCAATGTTTTTGTAATGGCCTCTGTTACTGCCGTTGAGTTGGTGTGCACTTGACCATTAAAGACCGACTTATATGCATACTCACCGATGAGGTAGTTAACCCCTGTCTCTGGGTCTTCAGAGATACTTACACGGACACGACCAGGGATGATATTATCAATCTGCTTCTGGCAGGCCTTAATGGCATTGTCATTATATTTCATTAGGCAACAGTTTTTTGAGTTTCAGAAATTGGGAATGGTTTGTTGTATTCTTTAACAGTAGCGAATTCAAGGGATTCGTAAGAAAGGCTTCGCATATCATTGACCGTGAGAGCATCAGCGATGTTGGCCTCAAGGGTCACAATGCTCTTACCTTTAAGAGCAAAGACGGTAGTCCATACATCACCTTGTTTAACCTCAACGGTCTTAACTACACCTGGCAAGAAGTTGGTCATAAAACCTCGAACTGTCTGGGAGTCTCGTTTATCTACGACGGTCATAAATCCAGCCTTGCATTTCACAATGGCTCGAACTTCAACGTCTTTGGCATTAGGATCAATACCCCAGTCAGGACAAGAGATAGTATGCATCTTACCATTGTTCATGTAAAGTGAAATAGCATAACCTTTAACAAGGTCAGTATCGAGATTGAGTTTATTGATAAACATGGGGAACTGATTAACGTTACATAAGTAATATACGACGATATTTTTAAACCTGACAATCTAAAATGTTAAAAATCGTTAAATATTTATGCGCGCGCCAGTAGGCTCATATATGAAACATTTAACAATTAGACTGTATAATACACATGGAACACGAGATCAAGAACATGCTAAATAGCTTGGGTATACCAGTAGAGGGTCAGTTCACTTATGATGGACCAACTGAGACTCCTCTCATGGTGCTAATGAATGATCTTATCTCGAATGGCTTTGCGGATCCGCCGCTTATAGACTTCATCTGTCAATATCTAGACCTGGAGGCCATGCATATAGCAATGGCATTTGACACAGGAGCAGAAGCAGCTTCTAAGTCCCCAGAGGAAGATCCACCAGAAGATGGAGTGGATTACTATGAGCGTTCCTATACATAAGGCCCATATAGGGTACAGGTCCACTCTTATGTGGACCTTTTCTTTTAACACTTTTTAACATTTAAGATTGTCATACTTAAGGGATTAGTTGTATATTGCATATGTAGTTAATCAGTTAAGCTATGAACAAGTTTATTTATGCCTTTGGCGCTGTTATCTGTGCGGTTGTTGCGACCGTGATCTTTTGTGGCGCCACCCCTGAGTTCTTGAATATGAATAACGAAGCTGAGTTTGCGTTCTTTAATGCCTTCTTTGCTACCTGTTTGGCTGCTATGGCCGTTAAATGTGACTAAAATCAATCAATTATTCCCCAATGAAGACGTATCTATACTCGATTAATGCGGACGGAAGCACTACTCCGCTCAACGGAGGACGCAATTTGCGCAAAAAGTATAAAAAAGACGCAAATTCTAACTACTTGCGAGTCCAAATTAAAGGTGAACAAGCCAAAACTAAAGTGCTTAAGTACCTTCCACGCGGCTACGAAAGCCTAAAAGCGGCTCCGGTAGCTAAAAATGAGCCTAAAAAGGCGCCACAGAAGGTCCAGTTGACTAAACTTAATGATCTGAAGTTCTCTGACGACCTTTTTAAGCCTATGCCAACTTGCTCCTCTTTTGATAAATTTGTGTCAAATGAGGGTGGAATCATGCCTGGCTCTAATATTATGGCTGCCGGTGCTCCTGGTGTAGGTAAGACTACTGTTCTTCTTGAGCTCCTGCATATGGTACGAGCTTGTGATCCTTCTAGAAAGGTCCTTTTTATCTCTGCTGAGATGACAGAGCTCGATATGGCGCGCTACTTGAAGCGATTCCCTCACTGGGGCGACTTGCCAATCTTCTTCCTTTCCTCGTTTGAGGGCCATGATCCCAAATCCGCGCTCGAACAAGTACTTAATGAAGGCTATGACCTTGTTCTCACTGACTCCTATACAGAAGTCAATGACACAGTAAAGGAAGAATGCGGCCTCACACGAACCAAAACAGAAAAATGGTTCCTTGACCTCATGAACAGCCATAACAAGGGTAATAATAAGCTCAGTAAGTATACAGCGTTCATCACCATCCTTCAATTATCCAAGGGAGGACAGTTCGTTGGCTCTAATAAGCTCAAGCACATGACCTCTGCCATGATGTCCATCGACTGGAAAGGAGGTGAGAACTCTACTGAGCGATTCCTTGAGTTCAGTAAGAACCGACTAGGCCAAGTAGGGACCAAGCTATACTTCAGCCTGGCAGACGGTGTGGGCTTCGACTCTAACAGGTACCAGCGTGACCTCTTAAACAAAGAGTTCCTCGAAGAAGAAAAGGCCAAGCTGGGCACTGAGGCTGATGCCTTCGATAAGATCTTCTCCCAGCTCCCTACTGAAGCAGAAAAGGTAGGTGCAGATGCTGTAGTGCCAGAAGCCTAACCTATATCAGCAATGTCTTCCTCTTCCACCTGCTCTACCTCATCCTCACGCTTAAAGGCACACTCAGCACAGCAGCCCTGCTGACCATGAGTAATATTAAGTGGATTAAAGAGAGCCACAAGAGACATAAAAAACCAGGTAAGGCCCTGTAATAACTTTTTCATGCGATATCTATCAGCCATTTAGGTGGCTATATGGGGACGGAGCCATTGGGGAATAGGCTACTGTCCCCTTTTTATTTTATTGCGATAGGGGTATTTGTGGTCGCCCGGTGCGTGTGTTGGTAGGCCCACGTTTGGCCCCCTAGGGTATAACTTCCCCTTTTTTTGAACGTATAGCCTGTATATATCTCTCTTACTGGGATCTTGAGTATATCTTTAGTCTTTTTATGCTCTGAGAGGCTTTTTAGTCTCTTAGTGTACTCTCTAGGGCTTAGGGACTGTGAATTAGATTTATCTGATGGGATCTAACACAATTTGACACAATCTGACCCGGGGGTTATAATTGTATACCTACCGTGGCTTGTAGGACTGGTCTGTTTAAGAAGAGGCATTGCATACCCATCTCTATACCATTATAGTGGTACATGAATCCATACAGTATATTAATACCTTGTCTCTTATTTAGGTCTATACTGTATAGTTCTTCTCCTGGGTATGGTAGTATGTTAAGTGGATCCTTTATGACCAGGTCTTGGTTTAGGGTGAATAGGTTAAAGCCTAATGTATGTGAAAGGGGTGATTCCTTTCTTATAGTAATTCCTATAGCAAAGTCTGTTCTCTGGTTATAGGTATACTGTATTGTATCTCCCCATTCTATTACCTCAGCTCTTGTTATATTAGTATAATGATTATGTGGATTTTGTTTTGAGGTGGCCGCGCTGAGGTAGAGGGCTCTTTGGTCTCCTATAGTAGTGTAGAGTCCGAAGAGTGGTGGCTGTATATGAAGTGGAAAGCCTAGTTGGGCGCCAATTGAAAAGGGTATAGATTGGGTTTCTCTTTCATATGGTGTTTGATGCCATGGCCGCCACCAAGGAGACCAGTGAGACTGAAACTGAGGCCTCTGATATGAGGTCTGATCCTGCTGCTCTTTAGGCTTGTTTTGCTCTTCTACCTTTAAGAGCTTTTCGTCTATAGGGCTTACCTGTGCGTGTAGAGTAAGTGGAAGTAGGAGGAGTAGAAGTCTTATCATAATGTATCTATTTAGAAAAAAGAAGGGGCCCGAAGGCCCCTAGTAGAATTAGAAGGTAGCGAACTTTCTTTTATCCTACAAATTGATATTGTACCCAGGCTCCACCATTCTCTCTAACCCATGGGCTATCGTATATAGTAACCTCGATCTGGCCCTTAGAAAGCTTTTTAACCTGCTTTACGGTTTCATCTGGATTCTTATGTGCAAGGAGTAGTGCTGCTTGTATATCTGATGACATATTCCTTGGTTCATCAAAATACTCAGGTAGGCTCTCCTTTCTAAGCTTAACTCCTGTTCCAATAGAAAGCATAAATGACCTGTTATCCCAGTGTATCTTATCTGCTGGTTTTTTCTTCATTAAGATCTGCACAAGGTACTTATAGTCTGGCTTTCGATTCTCGTTAATGAAATCTTCATATAGTTCTATATGCTTCATATTATTGTGTTCTTTTTTAAACTGATAAATACTTTTTAGTATGACTTATATATCCTAGTTTAATGAGTTTAGATAGTAAGATAAAGATTTTAGGTGTTGGACACCCGCGGACCGGAACAGGGTATACATCTAAACTTCTTAAATCATTTGGCCTTGATATTGGTCATGAAGTGGTAGGCAAAGACGGTGTAGTTGCATGGCAAATGGTCAAAGAGAGGGGACCGTGGCCCTGGTTTAAGGGTAGTATTCAGAAGAGACCTGAGTATGAAACACTAATCTATAGCATAAGAAACCCTAGAACTTCGATACCATCAATAGTATACACTGAACATGGTTCACTTAAATACAGAACAGATGAAATAGGAGTTCCTAAGTCAGAAAATCCAGTTGAACAGGCTATACTATCCATACTTCACTTTGATGAATTAATAATGAATATGGATCCAGATATTATCTATAGAATAGAACATGATTCTGAATCACTCTTTACTATTCTTAAGCAGAAATATGAGAATATAACCTATAACCCCGTTGGAGGTAAAGTTAACACAAGAGAGCACAAAGGATTTGACCAAGAAATATTAAGATGGTTAGAAAGAGTAGATCCTGACGTTATATCTAGAATAAACTACTTCTGTATACGCCATGGATACAACCTATTAGTTCCACATGACCTTTAATCCTTATTAAGGTACTTCTTAGGGTAGCAGTGTTCACACTTTTTATTATCGCACTTTGGCATCTCTTTTTGTGATGCTATAATCTGCTCGTTTTTCTGACAGCAGTCAGAAGCATATGCTGGGCATGTTGTTTTAGTGTTTGCACATCCTACCATTAGTAGAACTGAAATTGAGGCTATTAGTAACTTCATAGCTTTATTTGTTTTTAAAATCCGTAGTGACACGGAGGCACAGTATACTTTTCTTTTCTATCTATCTCAGGCATTATTATCTTAAAATTCAATTCATGCGCTCCTAGTGCATTTAGACCTATATCTGAAACTGTAAGGTCATAGCTATAGCCCATAGTAAATGAATCATTTGAGAACATAAAGATAAATTGAACCGCATCTCTAAATGTGCTATTAATGATCCCTCTATACTGTAGACCCCAACCAACTTTATCTAAGGTAGCCATAACCCCGAGGTTAAGCTGATCAAATGGTCCTTGATGTCTGTATAGTAAAGTTGGTCTTAAATAAAATGCTGTTTTTCCATATCGGTTCATAATAGGCAAGCTTGCACCTCCATGCAGTGTATGTTTTGCTGGTAGATGACTGTTCCCGTATATAAATGACTTATTTGGCGTGTTCATGTGATGTGCCGCGTAGCCAATAAAGAACTTTTTATCATAAAAGAGCACTCCTGAGCTAAAATCAACATAATTTACTGGCTGTATGTCAATTATCTCATTTGTTGGCCATACAAAACCAACGCCTTGTAAGATTTGATCGTTAAAGGTTAGTTTACCTCCGTCTAGATACTCGTTTGTAAAATTACCTTGTAAGCCCAAGGACATATTCCATGACCTCGATATCCTTAGCTTCTGACTATACGCACCGCCAAATGAAGTAGAAGACATAATAGAGCTTGCTGATCTGTCACTGTGTATCATAGCAGCAAAACCACCGGATGTACTTTTTAGTGGTTGATCGTAAGCTGCGGTTGCCGTTACAAAATCAGCTGATATACCAGGCCATTGGTTCCTATAGGAAAAGACTAGCTCTGGTGAGCCAAAATCGCCTGCGAGTGCAGGATTTAAATACATTGAATTGGCATAGAACTGAGTATGTTCAAGGTCCTGTGCCCTAGCTCCAAGTGCCGTCAGAACTAGTGTAATAATTAATAGTAGGTAAGATCTCATAGATTAAGTAAGTGTTATTACAGTATTTATCTGAATATCACTTAACTATATGAAATCAAGTAAAATTACATGCGGTTGCAAGCAGGCAAAGCATAAAAATTAAGGCTAGAAAGGCGCCTGTTCTTTCTTCTCTATATCTCATGTCTTTTATATGTATGATTTAGAATTAGTTTACGTCTTTAACACACCTTACTGACATACCATTAGTTTTGCTTAGAGATGTTCTATTCGTAGAATATCCACGTCTCAAAAAGACCTCTTCTTTAAGATCCCAACCTGTAAAAATTCCGCCGTTGTCGGACTCATATTCTTTATAGTATTTATAGCTATCTACTTCTCTATGTATAGCATTTTCTCTTTTAGATCCCCAATTACTTTTAAACTCATCTGTTGTCCAAAAATATCCAGAGTTTGCATGATTTCTTAAATAACCGCTTGCATCTACAAACCCTTTAAATATATTTGTCTCTTGTTCAATATCAACAAATAATTCATTTTGTCTAATAGCGTCTGTAAGTACATAGTTATTTCTATCATCAAATCTATTTAATTCATGAAGCGGTACCGCTAGATGAAGTTCTAAATCTTGCCAATCAGCATCTGTAGAAACATGCCACCCGGAAGGACATAGGTCTAACTGATCTACGGCATACCAATTATAAAGTCCACCAGACCATAAATTATTATAATGTCTGAATCCTAGCACATCTAAATCAGCAAGATTAGTTCTTATAATAGAAGGCTCCTTACTTCTTCCTCTATTCTTAAATTCTTCAGAAGTAGTGGCTAGGTAATCAGTACCTGTTACATACCCATCAAGATCTTTTGTTGCCCAGCATCTATTTCCAATAGGTATTACATTAACATCTTGTCCAACAACTATACCAGATATACTAGAAATACCAGCACAGGGGTCACATGAAATATCTAAACATGGATCTATATCATCACATATACCATCAGCGTCTATATCAGCTTCACATGAACCTCCACATAATCCTAATGCATCAGTATACATACATTCGATAGAACTAAGGCCATTAGCACTATAATTACATGCATTAGGGTCAGCTGTACATCCTCCATCATGTCCAAGAATCTCAATACCCTGTAACGCCATTTTACGCCTATTATATGTTGTACTACTAAGTGCCCTCGAGCGAACTCTTTCTAATTGGCCAGGTGTAAAATGTTCGACATTACAACTATCTGAATAGTCCATGATATTTGACGGGTCATGTGGCATATCAGGATATATTAGACAATGATCTGCAGCATCTGTACTATAGCAATTATCCCAGTCTTGTTTTGCTGGTTTAGTATCGCATATATAGTCACCATATGATGAACAGTCCTTGGTCGACCAATCATCATACAGTCTATCACAATCATTAATACCATAACCATTCCATGTGTGGCCAAGTCCAAAAAAGTGACCAACTTCATGTGATAGCACAGATGATAAGTCACCCCATGCATACTCTCTTAAATACAACGCTTGTCCTGACCATATATTTCCACTAATATCATCTATAACGCCATATCCGATAGGAGAATTAGCCCATCCTGTAAGAAGGCCTCCTGCGTTATTAGGAGTAAATACATTTATGTTTAGGTACTCGTATTGTTCATATCCAAATGTATTTAATACGGTTGGACTATTATAGTATACATTCTTATCAAATGCATTAATACTATTGTCGCTATTCCATGGCACAAGATAAGGAACTTCTGTATTTAGGTCCAAATAAGAACTAAGTCCAACTCTTGGATGAAATGGAGGCATTACATCCAAGCTGTCTTCAAAGACAAAATTTCTAACCCACGGATGTGGATTCCCATCAATGTCTATATTACCTGGGATGAAAGTTATCTTAAAATCAATATCGGGATTAGGCCATGCATCTTCGTTTAAACCTGTACCATCTCTCCATTTACCAGTAGAATATACTTCATTTAAAACCTCTAAAGCTAATAGTGCATATTCTTCTGTATTAATAGGAGTCCCATCTTCTAGTTCATATAGAGTGCTAGGTGCTCCTTCAGTTGTAAAGAAATTAACGATAACAGGTATATACAGCTGTTGAAATTCTAATATATCAGGAACAGATCTAGATCTCCTACTAATTGCATTTTTAATCGCCCAGTAAGACCTATCTTCAGCCTGAAGTAACTCGTATCTTTCTGTATCTGTTATTTCTTCTGACGTGAGGAGTTCTACATAACCACACCAGTCTTCTTGTGAATAAGCGCTAAATGTTATTAACATTAAAAGTATTGTGATAAATCTCATCTTAATCTATGTCTTTAACGCAACGAACTGACATTGCAACATTCTTACTTCCGGAAGTAGAGTTTAGCATATATTCTCTATTAACCGCCAAGTCAAGCCATTCAACTCTAGTAGATGTTGTTGGGTTTTCACTTGAGCTTTCAACAGGATACCAGCGATATGGTGTTTCTATTCTTCTAAAGTATACATTATTTGTTTTATAACCATCTAACTTAGTAACGTATTCGTCAGTAGTCCATATAAACTCCTGTTGGGCATGTTTACGGGGATAGCCATATTGATCTACATAACCAGATGGCAATGGATAAGGTAGGGTTTCAATTTCTCCAGTATAATAGTCTACTGCTGTATTAAAAAAGCCTAATTCATTAATAAGAGTAAACGCTGGAGTTACATTATTTTTTCTTAAAGGGCGTATTATTTCATTTTCTTGATATCCTATTGCTATTTCTAGATCTATCCAATCTTCGTCAGTTGAAACATGCCACCCAGATGGACATATTCCCCGATCATCTGTTACAGCGTACCAATTATAAACGTTTGATCTTATAAAATCAATATTTTGCCATACGAATGAAGGAAATGGCTCTTCTGCGTTATTTCCCATATTAGTAGGCCTCGTTCTAATGGGTTCCCCGTCTTCCGTTTTAGAAACAAAAGTACTTCTAGTAGAAGTAAATGGTATACTAGAACCGTCAGCAAACTTGTCTACTCTTGAATTTGCACCAGCCCAACATCTATTACCAATAGCTATAACCGGAGCCTTTGCGGTTGAGTAAGTATCATTTATAATTCCATCTATTTCAGATAAAGTACCACATGGGTCTTCATTATCACAGATACCATTACCGTTAGTATCAACATTTCCATTTATAGCTATACATCCATCAATATCATCACATACTCCATCAGAATCAACATCCTGTAAGCAACTACCCCCACAGACTCCAACTACGTCAAAGTATTTACAATTAGTAGGATCGTAATCAGATAACGCAGCTTCATTATAGTTACATGCTGAGGGATCCCCACACAGTAGTTCAGGCGCTAAATTTTCAATTCCACGCAAAGTATGCGGATTTCTATCTGATATTTCTAAAAAAGCCCTCATTCTTTCTATTTGACCCGGAGTAAAGTTTTCGTGCGTACATCCATTAGTATAGTCCATTATATTAAAATGTTCAGTTGGAATAAGTTCTGAATGAATATTGCAATGACTATCTGTTTCACCAGAATAGCAGTTATCGCCATCCTTTTTAGTTGGATAAGTGTCACATACAAAGTCACCAGTAATTTGACATGTTTCTTCACTTTGAAATCTAGATAAAGCAACATCACAGTCTGAAGTTGAATTCCAAGTATGCTGAAGTCCAAAAAAGTGGCCGGCTTCATGAGGTACTGTTGCTGAATACGAAGAGTATGTACTTGATTTAATAAAACATCTAAATCCAGTATTTGGTAAAGATGCAAATCCTTGAATACTACCAATACATCCAAACATTACGTTTATGTTTAGATATTCATCTGGCTCATAGCCAAATAAATTTAGAAGAGATTGACCATAGGATACTGTACTCATACAACTTTTTGAAGACCAAACTACCACATTATGCCCTAGATAAGTAGGACTACTACCAATGTATGGAAACCAAATCTCAGTGGTCTGGCCCGCATAATCATTTTCAAATGAGTAATATGGATCAGGATCATTAGGCGTGCAACTATTAGTAAAATCTGCAATTTGATCTGCATAGTTTTCTAAATTAAAAACTCTAAAAAACTGAAATCCAGGTACATTATTAATGTCTCTTATTGCTGGTATAAAATTAATTTTTGCAGTATTTTGTTGAAATCCGGATATTGGGGTTTGTCCATTTAAAGTATATCCATAAGAAGAATTATAAGTTTCATTTAACTTGTCTATAATCCATAATGCATGTTCTTCAGAATAGACATTAAGTCCAGAAGCTGAACTAATAGAATTATCATGCGGATTAGGAGGTAATAGTAAGTTTATAACAACTGGTATATAGTATTCTTCTCCCTCTTGACTCTGCCTAGCAGAAGAATTCTTTTTTTTAGATTTTAAAATTCTATTTACTTCTAGGTTAATATTCATAATATCACCTATTTCCCTATCATTAAAAAAATCAGACTGTTCAATACCACACTCTATAGAAGAAGAAACGTATATAGTTCCTATCATACTATCGTGTATTTCACACTCATAGTACATATTATCAGGAGCATCTATGGGAACGTCAAATACAATAGTACCAGTCCCTGTTGAACTATTATAATTAGAAGCGTCAACTCCTAAAGTATACTCAGTATATCCATACCCTGGAACTAGTGACGAAATTCTAAACGGATGTTCAGGTGCTGATATGTTAAAGGTATATGATTCGCCTCTATTTAAAGTTATATCGGGGCTTCCTCCCTCTCCATTTATGACATATTTTCCAGACTGAGAAGTAACTGAAAAAACATCACGTTGTGAATATGTGATATTACCTAATAATACCAGAATAGAAGTAAGTATAAATAGTAAAAAAGCCCTCATTATAAACCAATTTGTTTGGTTTATTTATCTTAGTCAGAATGGAATTAGTTTACGTCTTTTACGCAGCGAATTGACATAGCAGCATATTTACTTCCGGAAGTAGAGTTTAGTCTATATTCACGGTTTACTGATATGTCTCTCCATTCTTCTGGAAGAGCAAGATTTGCGTTTTCTACTTGCCCAAAAAATGAGTCAGTTGGATTCCACCTTACTGGAGATTCCAGCCTTCTAAAGTATACATTATCACCGCCTCCGTCACGTTCTTTAGTAGTCCATATAAACTCTTCCATAGCATGCCTCCGTGGAATCCCATATTTATCAACAAACCCAGCAGGCCATGGCCAGATATCTTCAAATACCTCATCCGTAAAATAGTCTACTGTAACATTTGAAAATTTAATCTCATTCATTAGTTTATCCGCCGGTACGACATTTCCGCCTCTTAAAGGACGTATGATTTCGTTTTCTTGATATCCTATTGCTCTTTCTAAATCTATCCAATCTTCGTCAGTTGAAACATGCCAGCCGGCTGGACATATACCTCTAGGATCTGTCACAACATACCAATTGTAAAGTTTTTTTTTAAAAAAGTCAGAAGTTGCATATACAAAGGAAGGATAGGGTTCACCTGTATTATCTGCTAAATCAGTAGGCCGTACTTGAACAGGATTTTCCGTTTCTGTAAATTGCATGTATTCTTTACGATCTTGTGCTGAGGGTATGTACTCTCCATTTCTATATCGATCTACTCTTGAATTCATGCTAGACCAACATCTATTTCCAATAGGAATAACAGGAACTGGAGCAGAAATAGCATCATTATTAAAAATTCCATCTATTTCAGATAAACTTCCACATGGGTCGATATTATCACATATACCATTTCCGTTTAAATCTACATTTCCGTTTATAGCTATACACCCATCTATATCATCACATATGCCATCTGAATCAAGGTCTTCAGCGCACGTTCCGCCGCATATACCAAGGGCATCAAGATATCTACAGTTAGCTGGGTCATAATTAGAACCAACATCTGAGTTATAGTTACACGCATTAGGATCACCGCATGCTTCAGCTAAAAACTGTAAAAGTCCACGTTGAGCTATTATACTTCTGTCAGATGCTTCTAACATAGTTCTCATTCTTTCCATTTGACCTGGACTAAAGCTTTCGTTTACACATCCTTGTGTATAATCCATTATATTCCAGTGTTCAGTTGGTAAAAGCTCTTCATATACATTACAATGAAGTGAAGCAGATGTTGAATAGCAGCTATGGTTGTCTCCTCTGGTTGGATATGTATCACAGACCCTATCCCCTGAAACTTCACATGCCCCATCATTTTGAAATTCAAGAAGGGCAGATGTACAATTATCATACGTCCATGAATGATATAGACCCAACCAGTGTCCTACTTCATGTGGAACAGTTGGCTTATACTCCTTATATGTGTCTTGCCTCAGATAGCACCTATTTCCGTAACCTGGTAAAGATGCGAAGCCGGCGACAGTACCAATGACCCCAAACATTACGTTTATGTTTAGATAGTCATTAGGATAATAAGCAAGCGTGTTGGTTAAAGCTACTGTGGAGTTTATCGTTGACATGCAGCTATAAGAATTCCAAACTACTACATTATACCCTTGCAAACCTGCTGATGAACCAATATATGGAAACCAAATCTCAGTAGTCTGTCCAGCATAATCATTTTCAAAATCATAATATGGATTAGAATTATTAGGAGTGCAACTATTAGTAAAATCTGGACTTTGATCTGCTTCTAGATTAATAACCCTAAAGAAATCAAATCCAGGATTACCATCAATGTCTAACGTTGCTGGAATAAAGTTAATTCTTGCAGTGTCATCTTGAAATCCAATTTGTTCATTACCCTCGGTATAAACACCATACGTCGTATTATAAGTTTCATTTAACTTGTCTATAACCCACAATGCGTGTTCCCTTGAATACGTATCATAGCCTGATGCATTACTAACACCTTCAGTTCTGACATTTGGTGGTATAAATAGGTTAACTACAACCGGTAAATAGTATTCTTGCTCTACTGCCGTCCTAGATCCAGCTCTTTTAGCATTAATAATATTTCTAACGGCTATATCAATATCCCTCTGTGCTGCAAGTTGCTCTTGTGTAACAAAATTAGGATCATCTATGCCGCATTCTTCAACTTCCTGTGAGTATATGATATTACCTAATAATAGTAGAATAGAAGTAAGCGTAAATAGTAAAAAAGCCCTCATTGTAAATCTATTTGTTTGATTTATGTATCTTAGTTAGTACCGTACAATGCCTGGCCATGATTTGCCATATCACTAAAGTAGAGTTGTATAATAGCATGCATTCTGTCTATTTGTCCGTCAGTAAATGCTGAGTTTTGACAACTAGTATGA